TGGCTGGCCGCGGCTGTTCCCGCGGACTGGCCGGCTCGCGCCGCCCGCGCGTCCCCGGTCCCGGCGTCCGCCACCTGGCCGAGAAGCGATTCGTCCGAGAGGACTTCCTCGATCTGCCGCTTCCTCTCGAGTATCGCGTCGCGGGTCGCCTGCGAATCCTCGGGGTGCCGTTCCGGCTCGTACTCCCTGAAGTACCGTATCGCGTTCAGCAGTTCCCTGGAACGGCCCGAGATTATCGGCGTGTCGTACTTGCCCGGGTTGGCCACGAAGTCGTCGTACATCGCGTTGAACCCGGCCGGCGTGCCGATATCGGTCGCGAAGTGCTTGTACATCGTCTTCCGCAGGTTGCCGAGCTCCGCCGCCATCTCCGCGTCGTTCGCGGCGTAATACAGCCCCCGCTTCGACCACGTGTCCTCCGATCCCGGTATCTTCTCCTCCTGCGGATCGATCGGCTGCCCCGTCTGCCGCTGTATCAGGTTGAACCCGTGTCCAAGGACCTCGTGAAACGCGGCGTCCAACTGCGAGGACGGCAAATAGGTGACCCCGCTCGTCCAGTGAGCCGCCCTGTCTTTCTTCCTGCCGCGTGCGCGGGCGATGACGGAGTCCGCGTCGGAGCCCCGGACCACCGGGTCCCGCTCCGTGAAGACCTGCTTTAGCGGGTTCATCATGTCGAAGACGTAGTTGCCCGCGGATCCCTTCTTGAACGTGCCGAAAACGTTCGACACGTTGCGCCCCGTCTTTCCGGACTTGTCCCTCCCGCCGGCCGCGAGCCGCTTTGCGACGACCGACTTCTGGATCTTGTCCGCGTCGTCCCCGTAGAAGTAGGCCATCATGTCGTCCACGCTCGCCGCCGACTTCGGGTCGGCCAGCACGTGCGACAGGAGAGCCACGTCGTCCGGGTGCTTGTATTGGCCCGTCCCCGGATACGTGGCGAACAGGTCGTCGCGCGGGTGCAGCGCCTTGTGCGCTTCCGCGACCGCACGGATCCCCGCGGCCCGGTCCGTCTCGTTGGCGATCTTCAGCTTGCGCATGTTGTCGATCGCCCTGAGGTACTTGGCTTTCTTTGGCGAGTCGCCGCCTTTGTTCGCGGCTTGGACCGGCGGCTCCTCGGGCGGCGGCTCCTCGGGCGGCGGCTCCTCGGGCGGCGGCTCCTCGGGCGGCGGCTCCTCGTCCCCGAGGTCGTAGAACCCGGCGGCCTTCGGGTTGCGCCTGAAGAACTCCAGGTCCTCCTCGGTATGGCCGCTCGACACGACCGGAATCCCGAACAGGACGTCAGGCACGTCGTCGGTCGCGAGGAAGTTCGAGAACGCCTCGCCTCCCTTGCGGTCCTGCTGGACGTCCACGGAGCGGAGCGGGCGGTAGGTCTCGTCCGCGAAGTGCCGCTCGAACAGGTCTTCCGTCAGCTCGTCCGACAGCCACGGGTCTTCGCGGGTCTTGCCGAGGAAGTCCTTGACGGCCGCCCTCACCTTCGCGTTCTTCTGCTGCGACCAGTCGACGTTCGCGTCCTTGTACTTCTTTTTGATCGACTGGAGTATGTCGCTGCGCTTGCGGTTCAGGCGATACAGCGAGCGAAGGGCGGCCTTGGCCGCGCGGGCGTTCACCGTGTCGCGGGCGGTCCTCGGCAGCGCGTCGAAGAGCCGTATGTATTCCTGCGACGTGACCTGGCCTAGCGCCGACGAGAGGATCTCGTCCGGGTCGAGCCCGTTCATGCGGGCTTCCTTCATGACGAGCGTGCAGAGTCGCGCGAGCTTCGCCTTGTTCGACGGGAACGACCACGCGTCGTTGTGCCGCGAGTCGCGGACGAAGTCCAGGAGGATCTTCTTGATCTCCTTCTGGGACCGCGTCTTGGACGTGCCCTGGTTGACCGGGCCCATCATGCCGAGGAATCCCGTGTCCGGATGCCCGGCGACGGACGCGGCCGAAAACGGCAGGAACCCCGTGAGGAAGTTCGTCAACGCGTTCACGTCCGGGTCCAGGCGCATCGTGAAGACACGCTCGGCGAGGGTCAGGTCCTCGAACTTCTTTCCGAAGCTCTGCCCGCTCACGGTCCCCCATATCCCCTCGATCGTCTTCTGGAGCGGGATCGACGTCTTGCTCATGGCCTGCGACCATCCGTCCGTGAACCAGCGCCAGAACTCGTCGTTCTGCTTGCCGAAGTGCATGTACTGCCTGCGGAGCCCCGTCGTGTTCGCGTCCCTGCCGACGCCCTCGGACGCCGGGATGAGCGCGCCGATGTTCCGGCCGGCGAATCCGCCCGCCAGGGTGCCCCACCATTTCCTCGTCACGGCCGCGCCGGCGACGGTGCCGAGGACCGTTGTCACGAACGGCCACGCCCCGCGCTTGTTCTTTATGTCCACGAGGGTGGACCCTTGCCCGGCGGCGGCGCCGGCGGCGGCGCCGGCGGCGGCGCCGGCCAGACGCATCCACCACGGCCCCCTTGCCGCCAGCGCTCCTATCGCGGCCCCCGCGGCGCCGGTGCCCCACGCCGCCGATCCGTCCGTGCGCCCGAGCAGGCGCGTGATCGGCGTGACGTCGAACGCGAGGGATCCGACCTTGGACTCGTTGAAGAAGCAGAGCCACGGCATGTCGTCGATGCCGAGCGGGTCCTTGTCGTCCTTGTCGTCGGGGTCTCCGACGGCGCCCGACTTCACGAGCGCCGTGGCGAGCGCCTTGATCCCCAGCTGCAGGAAGACCGGGACGCCGATTTTTATGATCCCAAGCATCCTCAGCCAGCGGATGAACGCGCGCTTCCTCGACGCTTCCGTCGTATGGTGCCCGCCGAACAGCAGGTCCGTCACGACCTCGCCGGTGCCGGCCACCCACGCGCCGAGCGTCCACTGGTAGGAGAACATCCCGAGCCGCAGCAGCTGCTGCATCCCGGGGGTGAGGAACGCGTAGCGCTCCGGCTGGATGCCGCCGATCTCGGCGTTTATGTACGCGGAGTGCCTCCGGAGCTCCCGCACGGGGTCGAACGGACGGCCGGCCTTCTCGCATTCCTCGCGGAGACGGAACATGGTCTGCGCGACCACGGCCATCTTCACGCCGTTGAGGACGTTGGAGAACGCGTATTCGCCCGGGTTGTGGAACGCGGCCTTCATCGCCGAACGGACTTCCTTCGCCATCTTCGTGTGGCCTTCCGCCGCCAGCCAGCGGCTGATGCGGTCTATGTCCGCGTCGATCGCGCCCTGCCGGTTCGTGAGGGGGTTCATGACGGAGTCCGTGAGCGGCATGTTGATCATGTCGCAGAGTTCGCGCATGTACCGTATCGACGGGTCGTCGGACGTGATCGAGTTCAGGAAGTCCGCGAGGTACGGCAGGTTCTTCCTGAAACCGAGGAACTCCCCGACCTTCGTGCCCGCGAGCCGCCGCGCGAGCTCGGCCGTGTTCTTCCGGTAGCCCATCGCCGTGTTCCAGAACCCGCACGCCGCGACCGGCGACTCGAACCTGGTCGCGAACGCGAAGAACGCCGAAAGCCCGACGGACGCCGCCTTCGAGTACGACACCGCCCGGTCCAGCACGCGGTGCCCGGCCCACACGGTCGGGGCCTGCACCGACCCGAACAGCTGCCGCAGGTAGCCCTCGGCCTCGCTCCCGTTCGGGCGCATGATCCGCTCGCTCGCGAACTTCGTGAGTATGTTCACGTCGTCGCTCGCGCTGTCGTCCGCGCACCAGATCTCGTCGAAGAGGCCGCGCGCCCCGATCTCGTCCGGCGGCAGGAGATGGTAGCGCGCCCTGGCGTCGTCCTTGGACTTGGCCTTCGCGAGCGCGCCGGCCGCGGTCGCGATCGTCTGCATGTTGGCGAACCCCGACTTGCCGGCGTCGTACTTGACCATCCCCTCGACGGACCGCAGCCTGTCGAGGACGAACCTCGCCGTCGCCTGCCAGAACTCGTCGGGGAAGAGCCCCTGGGAATCCTCGGACGGCTTGACGACGAAGTTCGGCGCGCCGTCCGTGCCGACCGTGGTCAGCATCTGCGCGAGGCAGCCCCGGAACCGCTCCGCGTGCGTGATGGACTCCGCCATCGACCGGAGGCGCTCCGTCGCGGACTTGGAGGATCCGAGCCTGCCCTGCGTCCGGAACATGTCCTGCTCGGACATGGAGCAGATCCTGCCGCGGACGGCCATGTCCGCCTCCTGGTCGTCCATGATCTTCTGCTGGAGCTGCCCGTGCAGGTGGTACACGTCCACGAGGTCCTGCCCGCCGTAGCCGCATCCTCCTTCGTCGTAGGCCATGGTGAGCGGGGTGTGCCCGGGGTCGCCCGGGTGCTGGGCCTCCGTGACGACGTGCGCCGTGATGATGTCGAAGACGAGCCGGTCGAACTCGAACACCGTCATGTCGGGACGGATGTCGAACCCGTAGATGCTGCTCGTGTTCGCCTTCGTGTACTGCCCGGCCAGGATCTGCTTGAGGAAGCCCTCGACGTCCGCCACGCGGCGGCCGAGCCCGAGGACGCGGCCGAGGTACATGAGCTGCCTGTTCGAGATGTTGGCGAGCTGCCCGTCGCTCCCGCGCTCGAACGCGCGCAGGTTCCCGAGGATCTCCCTCTCCTCCCTCTGCTCCATGCGCCCGTCCGCGTTCCGCACGTAGTACCGGTGCGTGACCTCCTTCGAGTGGCTCTTCAGCGTGTCCTGCAGCGCGGCGAACTTGTTCCTCAGGTATTCGTCCGTGGAGATCTCCCCGCGGAACAGCTCCCTCGCGTTCTTCAGCTTGTCTACGATGGCCTGGTGGTGTCCGGTGCCCGCCTCGAACCAGAGGCCCTGCGCGCGTCCCGACAGCGCGCGTCCGGCGTCGGACTCCGAGAGCCACCTCGACCGCCCCGCGATCCTGTTGAGCCTGTTGGCCTCCGCGGCGACGACCTCCGCGAGGTAGTCCATGTCGAGGAGCTCCGCGCGCCGGCCGCCGTTCCTGATTAGCTCCGTCCGGTAGGAGTCCTCGGACTCCCATGCGCGCTTCACCTCGGAGGCGGGGACCACGAGCACGACGCGGTGGGTCGCCGGGGACTCGTCGGCGAGCCCGGCTTCCTTCAGGATCTTCGTGACGCGCTGGTGGAAGTCGGCGTCGCCGATGCTCACGCCCGCGGTCCTTGTCCGCCCGACGTCGTGGAACGCGTTCAGGATCTGGACGTAGATCCCGTCCGCCCTAAACGCCTTCCTCTTCGCGTCCCACCCGAGCACGGACCACGGTATGCCCTCGAGCATCCGGTTGAGGAGCTGGTCGAGGTTCGACGGGCGCCCGGCGCTCGCCACGTGCCCGTAGAGGCGGTTGAACACCGCGTCCGGAGAGTACGCGTGGCCCTCCGCCGTGGCCGAGGCCATGTCTCCTTCGGCCTCCCCGGCGGCCTCCAGCACCGACTTGAGGATCCTCCGGTCGACGTACGGGATGTCGTAGCCCGTGTACACGCCGTGCCCGTTGGCCATGCAGGCGACCGTCTGCGACACGAAGTGGACGAGGTTCACGTCCTCCTTCGTCATGGCGCGTCCGGCGGTCTTGGCCGCGAAGTTCACCAGCCCGAGGAGGATCCCCCGCACTCCCGCGACCTTCTTCACGGAATGGCGATGCCTTTCCTCCACGGTGAACAGGCCTTCCTGGCCCCCCTCCCCGAAGCCCAGGTCCGACGTGCCTTCCTCTATCTGGTTGGGCGACTCGCCCGGCATGCAGTTCGCCGCGAGGTAGAAGTCGATCATGTTCGCGACGCGGTTCGTCTCCTCGGTGGCCGCGTTCAGGGACACGTCCGTCATCATGTCGCGGAACGACCCGCCGTAGAACTGCTTTTGGAGATCCGACGCCTGCCACGAGCCGGGCAGCTGGAGTATGAGCTGCGGCGTCAGGTCGGGCTCCAGGACGCCCTCGGCCGGAGGGACCGCGAGCGGAACCTCCTGCGTCGGCGCTTCCCGCGTCGGGATCGTCGCGTCCTCCCCCGGCGCCGGCTGGTCCATGCCGTTCTCCCGCACGAACCTCCGCACGACCTGGGCGACGCCGAGCGCCTTCGCGGCCGCGTCGATCGCGTCCTGCACGAACCGCGACGAGAAGTCCAGCGTCCCGTTGCTGAAGCCGAACGCCTTGCCGGGCTCGTACCGGACGGACCCGTCCGCGTTCCTGTGCATGGTGGCCGCGCCCGTCATGTACTGGAGGATGTATCCGAAATAGTTCGACGCGGCCTGCTCCTCCGTCCATCCGCGCCGGTCCGAAAGTCCCCAGAACGACGGGATCATGCGCTTCAGGGGCTCGCCGTTCATGACGGCCGTGACGAATCTCACGACGTCCCGCGCCCTGTGCCTGCAGGCCTCGGCCTGGAGCTCGAACCGCTTCGCGTCGCTCTCCACGTCTGCGGGAACGTCTCCGTCCGGGAACCTGGCGCGGGCCGCTTTCGCGCGCGCCTCGAGGTCCTCGGCGGCCTTCATGAACCAGTCCCGCGACGCTTCCGCGCGGCCGCGGCAGAACTTCGTCCACTCCGACGGAAGGACCCCGGCGAGCATGTTGCCCATCACGTAGTCGGCCGACGCGAACTGGGCGGGGGACGACGGGACGTCTTCCGGCGTCCCGTATTCGTTCTCGGCCTTGCGCCGGACCGAATACTCGTGCACGAGCCTGACGACGAAGCCGGCGATCTTCTCGTCCGACATGAGCTGCCGGCCGAGGTCGTTCAGTGACTTCGTCCCGTCCTCCGCGTAGTCCCAGACGTCCAGCCCGAGCAGGTCGCACACGTGCCCGAGGAGCCGGTGCGCGGTGTATGCCATGAGCTCGAAGTCCGGCCCGTCCGCCTCCCCTACGTCGGCCTTGTCCCTGAACTTCGCCACGGCCTCCGCGATCCCCGCGAGCTCCCCGCCCGCCGGGCTGCCCACGCGCTCCAGCGCCTCCCTGAACAGGAGGGACACGCGGTCTCCGACCGGGACGGACGGATCCGATATCCGCTGGGCCAGCGTCGGGCCGGAGGGTTCCTCCGCGGGCGGCACCGGAGGCTCCTCCTTGCGGCCGAGCATGTCTCCCATGACGGCGTCGAACGTCGTGCGGTTCTCCGGCTTCCTGCCGTCCCTGACGAACTTCGAGGCGGCAGCCTTCACCTCGTCGAACCCGCAGGCTCCCGCGCGGAACTCGGCGACCAGCCCCGCGAGGTCCGTTCCGTCCGCCCCGATCTCCCCCTCCATCCGCTCCCACCTGTCGGGCGCGCCGAAGTCCACCTTTTCGCCGAGGAGCAGCTTCTCGAGCTTCTTCTCCTGCCCCGCGTCGAAGTCCAGGACCTCCTTCGCGTCGCGGCTCGAGAAGTCGGCCGAGATCATCATCTTCATGAACACCGGGACGCCCCGGGCGTCGTACGCGAGAGCGCAGGACAGGTACGCCTGCGCGGTCCTCCTGAACTTCTCGAACGTCCTCTCCGGGTCTCCGACCCCGGCGGCCAGGAGCTTGCCCCGGACGGTCCGCGCCTTGTCCCCCGTCACGTAGTCGGCGAACGCGTCCGCGGCCGCCTCCTCGTCGAAGCGGCCGTCGGCCGTCCGGTACTTCTTCAGCAGCGCGGCCTCGTCCTCGGCCGTGCAGACGCCGGTCTTGCGGTAGAAGTCCAGCATCTGGTGGAAGTACTCGTGGAAGAGGGTGTGGTAGGACGAGACGTCCGACAGCCTGATGACGCCCGAGAGGGCCATGAGGGCCCTCGTGCCGAGATACTTCTCGGCCTTCGCCGACGTGCCCTTCACGCGGAGCCCCGCGGCGTTCGCCATCGCGACGCGCTCCTCCTCGGTCAGGGACAGCAGTTGCTCCATCGTCATCTTCTGCCCGGCGCCGTCGTTCACGGCGTTGAGGATGGCCTGGTTGTAGTTGGCGTTGTTCGCCTTCATCGCGAGGAAGTCGCCGTAGGAAACGTACGTCACGACCTCCTTCGTCTCGGCTTGCCCGTTCTCCTCGACCTTGACCTTGCGCGTGATCCTCAGGAGGTTGGACGGGACGCCGTTCCCGCCGACGACCCGCTCGACCTTGCAGCCGGTCTCCTTCGACCAGTCCCCGAACACGCGCTCGAGCGCGGCGCGGATGTTGGCCTCCGGGTTCGCGAAGAACCTGTCCTTGTCCTCGGGATGCTTCCCCTCGAGGAACGAGAACAACCCCGTCCGCCGCAGGCGCGTCGCGGCGAACGACGGATCGGCGACGCCGGACCGGATCGACGGGACGTCCAGCGCCGTCGCGGCGTGGGTCCGCACGAAGTCCTCCAGCTTGTCCCGCATCAGCGGGCTCGAGATCCGCGACAGCGCGTCGCCTCCGTCGAACGCCGCGCTCTGCGCCCACTCGGAGAACTGGCTCCCGTAGTCGGTCCACGCCCGCTCGAGCACCTCGTCGATGGCCAGCCCGTAGTTGAGCAGCTCTCGCTTCCTCGCCTGGGCCCCGTGCCCGCCGGCGGGGGTGGCGGCGACAGTGCTTTCGCCGTACCTCCCCGTACGCATGCCGCGGGCGCGCCTGCCGAACTCCGTGAGGTCCCAGGAGAACGCCTTCGTCTCGTTGCGCGGGTCCGCGAGCCACGCCGCCATCTTCTTGTCTGCCGCGAACGCCGCGAGCTTCTCCGACACGAAGTCGTTCACGGCCTCCTCGATCGTGAAGAACTCCCCCGACGGGCCCCTGAACCGGACGCCCTTGATCGACGTCTGCGGACGGAGCTTGTGGCTCTCGCCCTCCATGTACGCCGACACGATCCTCCGCCGGCCGGGGCCCCCGGGCGCGAAGCGCCCGTCGCGGACGGACGTGTCCCTGTGGATGGCGTGCGGCGACGTGTATTCGGCGCGCGCGATGTAGTGCAGGACGGAGAATGGGGTGACGAGCCGCTGCGTCGCGGGGTGGTCCAGGTCCTCGCGCGTCACGTCCGGCATGCCGGACAGCGCGGCCACCCTGCGGGCCAGCCGCAGGTCGAGGTCGGCATACGCGCTTCGGCGCGCGAACAGGTTGTATCCTGCGGCGCCCCTCGGGACCATGCAGAGCTGGCGCAGCACGGGATTCTGCGTGACCGCCGCGCCCCACCGCTCCCACTCGTCCACCCTGCTTCCGAACATGGCGGACACGTTGCCGCGGGCGTTCGAGTCCCGCGCGGGGTCGAACTCCTCGTTCGCGCACATCGAGAGCTGGATGCAGGCCGCGAGCTCGGCTCCGGTGAACGTCGTCCCCCCGTGGCTGCACACCACGTCCTTCCTCGCCGCGAGCTCGTTGTACCCGGCCCGGAGGACCTTCGCCGCGTCCGCGCTCGCGCGGAGGACGAGCGACACCTCGTTATGCTCGCCGACCTTGACTTCCTCGCCGGTTTCCGGGTCCGTCTCCGTTATGTCGCGGGTGTCTGTGCGGAGCATGGTGAGCATGTCGACGACGTTCTGGGACATCCCCGCGGCCGTCCCCTTGTTCAGGGCCGACTCCACGAGGCCCTTCAGCGCCTTGGCGAACGACGGGTACTTGTCCTCGACCAGCTTCCGGTACGGGGCGTCGCCGAACTTCACGACGCCCGCGCGCACGCAGCCGAGCAGGTGGGACAGGTTCAGCCGGTTCGCCTGGATGGTGCCGAGGTCCGCGTAGTCGGCCGCGAACTCCCGCGCGACCGCGAACAAGACGGCCTCGTCGTTCGCGGGGTTCCCGTCCGAGTCCGCCACGGACATCGGCCGCTGCCCGGTGCGCCCGAGGTACCACGCCCAGTCGGAGGGGTCTTCGGTCGCCTCGGCGAAGTCGGCGTCGCCGCGGACGCTGCGGTCCGACGCGAGCGGGTTCCGGCCGGCCGCGATGTCCTCGAGCCGCAGCGCGGAGGCCAGGTAGGCGACCGACATCGCGTCGCCGGTCGCCGCGCCTCCCTCGATCGCGCGGTCCATCTTGCCGAGGAGCCCGGTCGCCCGCGACCCGCCCATGCGCAGGGCCGTGTCCGGCGAGAGCCCGTCCTCCGCCTCCAGCAGGTCGTTCAGGGCCTGGAACATGGACAGGTCCTTCTTCGCCGCGGCGAGCGCGGAGCCGATGTCCGCGGACGACAGGAACCGCAGCCCGACGGCGACCCTCGTCGCCTGGTCGACGCCGGCCGGACGGCCCTCGTTCTTCCCCTCGAGGACGTCGGCGATCGCGAGCGCGGTCTCCTCCCCGAAGATCTCGGAAGCCGGGCGCCATCCGAAGTTGTACGCCTCTTCACGCGCCTCGGCGTCGATGAAGTCGGCTTCCGTCATGCGGAGCGCCCTCGCGATCCGCTTCATCAGCCGGTCGATGCACGTCGGGACCATGTCGCCCCTGGCCGGACGCATGCTGTCGTTCGCCGCGTCGAACCAGGAGAGCTCCTTACTCAGGCTGGGCATGCTCGGGACTGGCTTGGAGTACCGCCCGTACTGCCCCTCGCCGATGTCGAGCCTGCCGTCCTTGACGAGCAGGACGTCCTTGAACGCCTGCTTTGCGATGCACCCGCCCTTCGTGAGGACCATCGTGTTGTACATGCCGAGCAGGGTCTTCCGCTCGTGGCCCGGCAGGAACGTGTCCCTCGTCGAATGGTCGAAGAACGCGTTGGCCTTCGCGATCAGGCTCGGAAGCGTCGTGTCCGACGCGTGCAGGTCCCTGGCGAACCCCACGAGCTTCACGAAGAACCACTTGTCGTCCCACCGCGGCCCCGTGCCGGAGCGCTTCGGCGCGTCCCGCCACGCCTTGTATTCCTCGTTCGCGTCCGAGAGGAGCCTTGCCGTCAGGCAGTTGAGCAGCCCGGCCTGCCACCCGGCGCGCGGCGCGAACAGGTCCTTGACCACGTCGAAGAGCGCGTTCGAGATCTTGTCCAGGTGCCCGATGAAGTCCTCGATCGGGCGGTACCCGTCGCGCTCCTCGTAGAGCGCGGGGGCAAGCCCGCGGACGTAGGAATCCGTGTCCGCGTAGCCCGCGAGGTGCTCGAGGGCCGCCTGGAGAGACACCGCGACGCCCCGAGCCCTGTTCGCGTCGGCCGCGCAGCCCGAGAGATACGCGGCGACGCGCGGGTCGAGCAGGTCCAGCGTCGGCATCGTGTGGGACGAAAGCTTGTCGATGCACCGCTGGAAGACGTCGTAGTACTTCTCTCCGGCGACCTCCGACTCGTCGACGCCGAGGACCTGGGCCGCAAGCGCCGCCGCCTGCCCTCCCGACTTCATCTCGACGTCGCCCGAGACGACCTTCGTCCCGACGGGGCTGCGTCCGGCGAGCCCGTAGTCCGGGATCGTCCTGTCCCCCGCCATCGCGTTCACGTCCCTCGCCCCGAACTCGTCCTGCGTCTCGTTCGGCATGAGCCTGTAGTTGTCGATCTCCTCCTGGAGCAGCACGTTGCCGATGAGCTCGCGGAAGCGCCTGGAGGGCTTCACGATCTCCAGCCCGTCCTCGGTCGTCTCCGTCTCGAAATACTGGGGGAACCGCGTCCGGAGCAGGTTGACCGTGTCCTCGGCCCCGAGGAACCTCTCCAGGTCGTCCGCCCCGGCGTCTTTGAGGCGGGCCGCGATCGTGGCGTGGATCTGGTCCAGTATCTCGCGGTCGTGCCGGTCGAGCCCCTTCCCGGACATGACGGTGCCGGTCGTCGAGTCGCCGTCCGTGTCGGACCCCTGCGAGGAGTTCATCAGCGGAGGAAGGATGTACAGCGCGTGCTCGTCCACCTGCCCCGACGCCCGGTCGAACAGGACCGGGGCCTGGACGCGGATGAGGCCGCCCGCCGACTCGAAGTTCCCCGACGGACGCCGGTCGCCCGCGAAGAACGCGCCGCCGAGATAGATCGTGCGCGCCCCGTTCTTGTCCATTTTCTTCTGCGCGTCCCCGCGGAACTCGAACGCGGCGAGGTCGAACCTGTCGCCGCCGTACCGCTTCCCGAGGAACAGGTCGGAGAACGAGACCTTCATGAGGTCGCACGACGGGTTCTCGTTCAACGTCTTCCCCGTGTAGTCGGTGAACGCGGCACCCAGCGTCTTGGCCATGGCCGCCTTCACCTTCCTGTTCCGCATCCGGTCGAACGCCTCGATGTACGCGGCGAGGTACGCGACCGTCTCCATGTCCTCGTCGGCCGGTCCGTATGCCTGCTCCAGCCTCTCGAGGTTGGCCCGGTACGCGTCGGACCATTTCCGGCTCCCGTCCACCGCGGCCCGGATCTCCGAGAGGTCGGCGTTCTCCGCGAGGTGCCACCCGTAGCGGAACGACGGGTCCAGGACGTTCACCTGCCCGGACGAGTAGGACCGGCCGACGCCGAACGCCGCCTTTTCGGCGGCGGAGAGGACCCTCGCGTCGCGGAAGCAGTCCTTGTCGTACTCCGTGACCCCGGCCGAGTACGAGTATTTGACGGAGTACGTGCCGTCGGGGTTCCTCGTGACCTCGCTGGCCTTTATGCCCGAGCCCATGAGCACCGCGTGCATGGAGTTCACGTAAGGCTTCATCGCGCCCGCGTAGACCGTGTTCATCCTGCGGACGACCCGTTCCTGGACGTCCTGGCTGTTGGGATGGGCCCTGTACGCGGCGTACAGGTCCGGGTCCGTCTTGAGCAGCTCGTCGAAGAACCCGGGCTGCGCGCGCAGGAGAAGGTACGGGACCGCCCGCGACACGTTGATCGCCTTCGTCGCGTACCACGTGAAGTCGGCCTGCTCCGGAACCATCTTGCGGAGCCTGCCGGAGTTCGCGACGACGTCGCGCGTCCAGTTGGTCGCGGCCGGATGCTCGAGGGAAGGCCTCGCGCTCGCGTCCGAGTTGGCCATCACCTGGCCGGACATCGTCCGCGTGAAGTAGCGGACGCGGAACCCGCCGGACTCGCTCGCGACGACGGAGAGCTTGTCGCCGTCCTCCGTCCCGTAGTCCTGGAAGAGCCCCGACTCGGAGAGCGGCTTCGTCTCCGTGACCTCGCCCGTCGGCAAGGTCCACTCGGCCTCGATGGACCCGACGTCCTCCGCGGACAGCTCGGACTTTCCGAGGACCTTGGCGATGACCGGGAGCATGGTCGTCACGGACGCCGCGGAGTTCTTGAACGCGGGAACGACATGCGACCCGCCGAGGAGGGATTTCGTTTCCCCGTCGACCCGGACGTCGAACCTGACCACGTTCCCGCTGGCGTCCTTCTCAAAGCCGAACGTCAGCTCCTTCCCGCCGGCCTTGACGGTGAACGGCTTCCCGGATTTCGCGAAAAACCCGCACTTGTCGCTGACGGACCCGGTCTTCACCGTCTCCATGTCCGTGCAGAACGTGGTCGACGACTGGAAGAACGCCTCGACGAGCTTCAGCGCGGATTCCCTGTACGCCTTGTCCTCGTCCGAGAGCGGCGCGTCGGGGGCGGGAAGGTCGAGCGTCCCGGCCTTTATCCCCAGGACCTCCTCCAGCCTCCGGCGCTGTACGCGGCAGGCCTCCGCCAGGGCGCCGGACGCCGGGACCGGATCGGTCTCGTACATGCCGAGCCCGAAGTCGTGGCCCTGTCCCTTGAAGAACGTCGCCCCGAGCACGTGGTTCTTGAACGACACCGCGCGCGGATTGGTCGCCTGCGCGCGCTGCGACTCGATCAGGAACCCGTGGTTCAGGTACATGCCGAGGTTCTCGCCGGCGTCGTTCCCGGAGACCAGGATGTCGCAGTACAGGCCGGGCGTGACCCTCGTCTTCCCGTCCATCGCGGTCACGGCCGCGTCGACCTCCTCGACCTTCCCGTCGACGGTCTTGCGCATCCGGTCGCGGTAGGTGGAGAACGGGACGCCCTGCGCGAGCAGCACCTGGACACGCTTGGGGTCGATCTGGTCGCATCGCGCCGCCGACGCGACGACCGCGTATATCGCGCGGTAGAGCGCGTCACGGTCGGCGGACGTCCCGAGCTTCGTCCCGTCGTCGACCGACCTCGGGAGGACCCCGTCCTCGACCATCTTCCGCGTGACCTTGTTCATCGCCCAGTCCGCGCCGGCATGGATCCCGTCCAGGACCGCCTGCATCACGTCGTGCGGCAGGCAGACCGAGTACACCGTGGGCTTCTCGCCGTGGTACAGCTCGAAGTAGCCCGTCCTCGTGTCCCCGCGCACGAACCGCGAGATGTTCGCGTTCGCCACGATCACCGACAGGTGCTGCTTGTCCACGAGCCTGTTGTTCTCGAGCCTCGCGCCCGCCGTCACGGCGACCAGCCGGGTCCCGTCCTCGAACCGGCCTCCCCTCTGGAGGTAGCCGTCGAGGACGCCGAGCGGGGCCAACAGCCTGTCCTCGATCGACATCATCATGACCGGGGGCGACGCCGGGGTCGCCGTGACCTGCGAGGAGTCCTCGATGGACTCCTGCCGCGTGCCGGACATGCGCTCCACGGAACGCGGGGCCGACGCCGCGTACAGCTTGAACACGGAATCGAAGTACGAGCTGACGGCGCCGCCCGTCATCGGGTTCTTGAACCACTGGTAGCGGGGCGCCGCCTGCGGCTGCGGGTTCCCTCTCGCGAACAGGCGCGCGATCACGTCGTCCGACAGCGCGCCCAGGAGGTCGCCGACCGAAAGCCCCGCGCTCACGATGTCGTCATACTGCTTTTTCTTTTCCCCTTCCTTGCTGAAGGTCGGCGTGCGGCCCTTCGTCCACGTCGCGCGCTGTATCGCGGCGATCGTCGGGTTCAGGACGGCGGAGCTCAGCAGCACGCACCTGGACTTGAGCTCGGCGCTGGCGGCGCACGACCTGAACAGCTTCAGCAGGTCGTCCGCCACCCTCTCCATCGCGGCCCCGTCCTTCGCGTTGCGCACGGACCGCACGATCCCGCCCAGGAGATCGGGGCTCCGGAGCGCGTACGCGAGCTCGTTCCCGGGTCCGATCACGTAGTCGAGCGCGTCCGCGACGGCGGCCATCCGGCGGACGAGCGCGTTCGCGAACGCGACGAGCGTCTTGTCGTCCCCGGGGGCCTTCTCGAACGCAGCCCCGATCTCCGCCCCTTCGTTCGCGGGGGCCAGTATCCGCTCGAGCTCGGCTATCGTCTTCGTCCTGAGCGGGGTCCCCGCCTTCTTTTTCTCGAACCATTTCGCGGACCCGGTCGAGAGCAGCAGGTTGTCGAGCGCGGACATGGTGTCGGACATCTGGGACGACGTCGACCCGGACGGGAACAGGCGCGACATCGCGTGCGCCACGGACGCGCGGACGGAAGACACCGACGCGAGGCCCGCGCTTCCGAACGTCTCGAGCGCGCCGACACCGTCGTAGTCGGCGACGGTGACGCGGTTGACGTCGAGGGGCGCCATCGTGCCGATGAGCGCGAGGGCCTGCGCGCGGCGCTTTCCGGTCGGCGGGATGTTCCGCACGCCGTTCAGGACGAACGCGAGCTCGTCGTGCCCGGCCGCGTGCAGCGCCGACACCGCCCTGGAGAGGACCGCTCCCGTCGTCTTCAGCTCCGCGGAGACCCGCGACGAGTCATTCCACACGCCGGTCGCGTCGGAGATCCTCCCGGCCGCCATGCCTTCGCGCATGGAGCGGAACACGTTGAACAGCATCGCCAGCGGCTCCAGCGCGTCGGCGCGGGACAGCCTCGCCGACCTCTCGGCCTCCAGCTCGGCGATCGCCTTGGCGGGCGCGTCCGTCCCCTTCAGCCGCTCGGCCTCGGCGGCCAGCCTGTCCGCGGCCTCCCTCTCGGACCGGACGATCCTCGGGATCTCCGCGGACATCCGCGCGAGGACCTGCGTGAACGCGCCGCCCTCGGACGGGAACACGTAGCTCCACTGCCGTCCGAGGTCCATCAGATCCTTGTTCTCTATCGCGGCGTTGGCGCGCTTCGCGTCGAAGAAGATGTCCTGGTTCCCGGAGCCGTCCGAGATCGTCTCCGCGAGCGAGGCCCACTCCTCGTCGTCCTCCCTCTCCTCGGCGTTCCCCGCCCCGGCCGGCTCCTCGGCTCCCGCCGCGTCCACGAACATGGACCATATCCGGTCCGCGTTCGCCTTGTAGCATCCGCGCTCGAACAGGAACCGCAGCACGGCGAACCTGGACTTGAGGGCGAGCTCGCGCCCGCCGGCGCCCCCGGGCGGCGCGCTCATGAGCCCGGGGCTCAGGAACTGGAGGTTCCGCCCGGCCGCGAACGCGACGTCGTCCGGGACGACGTCCGCCGCCTGCGGGCGCACGACCTTCTTGTCGGTCTCCGAGGACACCCCGCCGAACCCGCTGCCGATGCTGGGGGCCTCGTCGCCCGCGTCCCCGCCGCTGTCGAGCGCGTGCTTGAGCACCCTGTACATCTCGGCGGAGCTGATCGTCCCGCCGGCCTTCCTGTACGCGTCGGCGAACGCCTTGCACTTTCCTCCCACGGCCCCGACGAGCAGGCGGACGCTGCGCTCTGCGACGTCGGTGAAGTTCGTCACGGTGGTGTCGTCGATGACCGGAGGGACGCCGGAGGCGAGGCCGGCGGCGCTCATGTCCCCGGGGACACCGTACCACTGGAACACGATGCCCGTCTTCCTGGCCCCCTCCCCGCCGTTCGTGAACATGGCGGACGCGCGCGACGCCATGAGGTCCGGGCCGGAAGGGGCGAACGCGTCGAGGAACCGTCCGAGCCCGTCGAGCCGAATCGTGCCGTCCGGACCCGCCGCGTCCTCGGCGAAGAACCCCCGGCCGCCCAGCGACTCGTCGAGGGCCGAGATGAACAGCGGGACCCACGGGCTGCGGCGGGCCCGGTCCGCCACGTAGGCGAGCTCCGGGCCGAAGAGGAACCCGTTGCCGTACTCGTTCAGCCCGCGCTCGTCGCTGAACACGGCGATCGCGGCGGCGATGGCGCCCATCCTGGACGGGTTCACGCGGCCCGGCGAGGAGGGCAGGCTCGCCATCGCGTCCCTCACGCGCTGCGCCATCTCGGGGTTGCTCTCCTCGAGCTCGGCGATCGCCTCGTCCGCGGCGCGGGTGAACGCCTTGTCCATCTCCCACAGGATCCCGACGAACGCTGACGGGTCGTCGAACGCCTTGCCCGGCTTGGTCGCGGCGTCGTAGATGGCGCGAGAGAACGCCGAGCGGAGCATCATCTCCGAGTCTCCGCCGGAATAGTAGTCGCTCTGGAGGTAGACCGTGTCGCCGAACGCTATGCCGTTCGGCCGGATCGAATAGCTCGCCTCCCCGCGGTACGTGTCGGTCGCGGCCGCGTCCTGCTTGCTCCTCGTGATCCCGAAGCGCTCCAGCATCAGCTCGGCCGCGCGCTCGTAGCCGACGGAGAACGGATCCCCTTCCTTTCCGGTACCGCGCACGTACCGGCGCGTGTCCGCGTCGTCGGCCGCGAGCTCGGCCGCGAGCGCGCGGGCCGTCGCCTCGTCGTCGTCCTGCTGCCAGTCGCCGTCCACGCGACGAAGCTGGGGCGGGTAGAGAAACTCGTCCACCTCGATGCCCTTCTCCCGATCCACCCCGTAGAACGCCTCGTACGCGGCGCGGGCCTTCTCCCTGGTCCCGTGCAGCAGGAGGACGAGGGACGTCGCGTCCTTCGACGAGATGCTGTCGTTCTGCAGGACCGCGAACTCGCGCCACCTGGCGACGACGCCCCGCCGCACGGTCGCGACGCCGTCCGGACCGACCTGCGTCACGTCGCTGTACGTTCCGTCAGGCTTGGGGACGGGAACCTCCTCGAGCATCCGGGTCGCCTCCAGCACGGTCGAGCCGGTGACGGACACTCCGTTCGCGGTCAGCGTGACGGTCCGGTTGCCGTCCTTGTCGCGACCGTACGACGTCGTCACCTCCGCGGTCGTCCCGTCGGCGTACTCGAACGCCATCGGCTCCGAGTTCTCCACGGCGAGCCGGAGCTGCGTGAGGTACTGCGCCGCGGCCTGCTGGTTCTGCGCCTCCGTGAACTCGCCGTAGTACCGTCCCATGGCGAACATTACCCGGCGGAGGTCGCCGGGGGCCAGCTGGCCGGAGGGGTCCAGGCGAAGAAGCTCGCCGACGTCCACCGTGCGGGCGAGGGCCGCGTCCTTCACGTGCCCGCCGTTCGACACGTCGTACACGGCGCGCATGTTGCGGAAGGCCGGCATCGCCCTGATCGCCGCGACGACCTCCGGCGTGTTGCCGTAGCGCATCGCGCGGTCGTAGCTGAAGGCTATGCTGGTCGTGTTGACATTGCCGAACCTCGAGTGCGTATTCATCGCCACCGCGTCGCTCGCGGCGATCCTCGCCAGGCCTTTCACGATCTCCGCCTTCGCCGCGGCCATCTCCTTGCCGGCGACCGCGGCGCGGAACTTCTCGTCCCGGAAATCCTCCGTCGTCTCCGTCCCGAACCGGTACACGACCTTGCCGCCGGACTCCTCCCGGTGCTTGTGGGCGACGACGCGCAGGGCGGCCTCGTTGACGTCGCCTTTCGACACGGCGAGGACGTTGCGGGCGGCGAGAAACGTCTGCGCGTACTCGCGGAGGGTCGTGCGGTATTCCTCCTCCCCCTCCTTCTTGAACTCCTCCAGAATGTCGCCAGAGACGTCGCCGAGGGACCGGCGCCGCAGGGCCTCCGCGTCTTCCGCCGTCATCTTCCCGTCCCCGACCATCCGCTGGAGATACCGGTCCCGGCCGGCCTGGACGGAGCGCTCGTACAGCTGGCCGACCTCCCCCATGAGCTGCCTGGGGAGCTGCGCTTCCTCTATCGCCCACTGGACCGGGTTGCGCGCGGCGAGCTCCAGGCGGCCCGTCGTGATCGCATCCAGTATGCCGGTGACGCGCATGAGGGCCCGGCGGCCCCACCAGTGGCTCTGGCCGAGCTTGTACTTGAAGTCGAGCCACTTCTTGCCGAGCCTGCCCATGGCCTCGGCCGTCTCCCCCGCGTAGTCGGAGGAGAACTGGTTGACCTGCACGCCCTCCCGGACCGAGAGCCGTTCCCTGACCTCGGCCGTCAGCGCGGCGTCGTTCGACACGAAAGGCAGCGCGGCCGTGATCTCGCTCGCGACGGTGCCCGCGTCGGCGTCGTCCGTCAGCTTCAGGTCCGGGCCCCGCCTGACGAACTCGGCGTACTCGCTCCCGTCGGCGAGGGCCTTCCGCTTCGCGGCGTCCATGTACCCGGGGTCCTTGCGCTTCAGCCGCTTGATCGCCTCGACGCCTTCCTTGCCGAACAGCGCCTCGGCCTGGTGGTCCGCAAGCTGCTTTTCCAGGTCCGCCTCGGTGTTCGAGAGGTCGATGATCCGCTGGGCCTTCTCCCGGAGAAGCGTCTCCATCTCGCCGTCGGAGATCTTGGCGTCGGAGATGTCCTTGTTCTTGTCGTTCGGCACGAACGACTTGTCCGCCAGGGCGGCCTTGACGGCCTGGGCCCGCGTGGGGGCGCGGGTGTCCTCCACGACCTCGCCGTCCACCTCCACGGCTCGTCCCGGCCGAGACTCCGGATGCCCCAGCACGTCGGCCCACGCCTTCTCCTCCCCGCCTTCTCCGACGGTCGCCTTCTCGTAGAGCGCCTGCGCCCCGGCATTGTAGTCCGAGAGCGCCTTGGCCGCGCCCTCGGAGCCGGCGGTCAGCGTGACGGTCGGCTCCGTGTTCTGGTTCTCCGCGATCAGCTTCGCGTCGTCCAGGGTCTCCGAGACCACCCCCGCCCCGAGGCGCGAGTAGAGGGAGTTCATCGTCAGCTGCGTCACCGCCGGGAACGAGAACGACACCGCTTCCACGAGAAGCTGGTGCGGGTCCGGAAGCAGGCCGTGCATGGCCGCGGCCCACCGGTCTCGGGCCGTCGAGTCGGACGGTGAGTCGTCAAGCCCCATGAGCCCCTGGAAAAACCCGCCGTAGCGCTCCTCCGCCATCTCGGCGAGCACGCCGTCATACCCGACCCGCTGGAGCCACGACGCCATCTTCTGGGGCGTCCAGCCCTTCTCCAGCATGTTGTGCGCGACGAAATATGTCAGCCCGGCACGCATCTTGGTCAGCTTGAGCTGGTCCACCATCGCGGCCTTCACGAGGTCCTTCTCGCTCTTCAGCCCGAGCCTGGACAGAACCTCCTTGATGTTGCCGACCCCCTTCGCGCCGGCCACGATCTGCCCGACCTGCGTCTTCGACATCGTCGGAAGCGCGGCCGAGGCGCCGCCGGTCTCGACAAGCCGCGCCGATCTCTTCCCCAGGTAGTCCGCGACGGCCTGCGTGAGCCGGGTGCGGTTGGCGGCCTCCATCATCTTCTTCGTCCCGAACACCGCCTCCAGCTTGCGGGACATGTACGAGCCGACCTCCCTCGTGGCGGCGAGGAAGGGCGCGTTCTTGAGCGTGGGCGCGGCGACGCCCTCGGCAAGGATGTTGAACCCCCGGCCGGACGATTCGGATATGTACTCGACGAGACCGGACCCGATGGCGATCGCGCGGGCATGGTCCATCATTTCCCGGTCGCCGGTCTGCAGCGCCGTGGACTGGATGCCGAGCTGGCCCCGGACGACGAAGTCCCCCGGGCCGTTGCCGGTCGCGGCGGACACCACGGGCCACAGCGGGACCTGCATCCCGAACTGCATCGCCCCGCGCACGGGCGCCTCGACGAACGAGGCCTTCAGCGCCTCCTTGAACGCGGCCATCTTCCCTCCGAGCACGGTTCCGCTGCGCATGATCGTCCCGGCCCCGTGGTAGATCGACGTGTCCCACCGCAGCATGCCGTCGAGGATGCCGTCCCCGACCCACCGCGCCACGCGCTGCGCCCCGTTCACGAACCCCGTGCCCTTGTACTTGAGCATGAAGCTCCTGGTCGCGTTGTTCACCAGGTGCTCGGCCACGTCCGAGGCGTATCCCCGGCTGACGGCCTGGCCGCCCAGCGACTCGCTGATGGACCCGGTGACGGCCGTGACGGCAGACGGCCGACCGAGCGCCTTGTTCATCGTCGCCGTGAGGTACGACGCCTTCAGGTTGTTGATCTCCTCGCCGGTCAGCTTGTCGAGTCCCTTCCGCACCGCCGCACGGTCGGCCCAGTAGTTGGCGAAGCCTTTCCAGAACCCATCCTTGGCCCTGTCCGGCACGGTGCCGTACACCTTCGCGAGGGCCGCCCTCTCGAGCGACTGCACCCACCCCTGCTCGACCATGTTCGCGGCGTCCCCGTTCACCAGGAATATCTTGGCGAGCCTGGCGTCCATGGTCAGGTCGGCCACGTCCTTGAACGACTCCGCGGTCCACCTCGTGGCCTCGAACGAGGTGCGGCGCCGAAGCTCCGACTTCGCGGCGTTCTGCGTGGCGTATGCCGAGAACTGCTGGGACGTCCAGTCCTTCACCGCCTCCGCCCCGAGGTTCTTCTCGGCAAGCTCCCGGCCGACCGACTCGTACGCGCGGGTCTTGCCGACCTCGCGGGCGGCCTGGGCGACCTCGCGGACGGACTTGCCCGTCGCCTTGGCCGCGAAATCGACGGCGGCGGACCTCTCCGCCTTCTTGTAGCCTTCCGTGAACAGCCGTCCGGCGAGCCCTTCCATCATCGGGTTCGCCACGGATTTGGCCGCCAGTTTCCGAACCGCCCCCTTCACGCCCTTCGTGAGCAGCTTCGACAGCAGCCGGCCGCCCCCGAACACGAACCCGCCGACCGCGCCTATCGCCCCGCCGACGGCGGCTCCGATGCCCGTGCCTATGCCGGGGCCCAGAAGCGTGCCGATGGCGCCGCCGACCATCATGCCGGCCTTGGCGGCCATCGCCGTCATCGCGCTCGCCCCGGCCACTTCCACGACGAACGGGACGGACGAGCGGATGGTCGATCCGATCTGGTACGAGGTGCTCCTGCGCGACTCGAGCTCCTGCTGGAGCATGAACCGGCGGACCGCGATCGCCTCCCGGTTCGTGACAGGCTCGCCGTCCTGCATCTTCCGCATGGCCTTCGAGATGGAAATGCTTTCGGACACGGTGGAACCCATGTCCATCATCCACCCGAGCCACGGGACGTTCCCCAGGTTGAAATCAAAAGCTCCCTTCCAGAACCCCTCCTCCTGGTAGGCTCCGGTCCGCTGGGCCTCCATGAGCTTCACGAGCTTGCGGCCCTCTTCGTCCTTGTCGAGCTCGGCGCGCGTGAACTGCCTGCCGAACACGTTGGCCGCCTCCACGTACGACGTGCCCTTTCCGAGCTTGGCCCCGCGTTCTCCCCGCGGGTCGTAGTCCAGGTCGTAGAACCCGACCGTCGCCTGGAACGGGCGGGCCTCGTCCGACGTCCCCTCCGCCCACTTCACGCCGATCCTGTGCAGCGCGCCGGACCGAAAACTCGGATTCGCCTGCTCCTTCGGCTCGGAAAACTCGGAGTCGGGCGACCCAAGCAGGCCAAGGTCGCCGGTCAACGGGGAGAACGGGTCCGCGTGCTCGACGTCGCCGACCACCGGCTGCCGGACGGCAGGCCGGGCCTGCGGGGCCAGCGGGGAAAACGTCGTCTGTTCCTGTTCGTCGTCGAACGGGTCGGCAAATCCGTCTACCCGCGGGCGAAGGGGCTCGAATGTAGGCATGCGCGTGTCTCCTTGTCGTGGGACGTATTATACCACACGACCGACGCGCGGTCTAGCCCGCTTCCTTTGCGCGAGCGTTCGCCAAGGCCCTGGCCTCCGTCTGCGCGGCAAGTTGCGCGTTCTTCGCGGCCGCCGCCTTCCGGAGCTGCTCCGTGACCGGGGCGAGCCGCTGGCGCACCTCGGCCCAGAGCGCCGCGTCGGTCGCCTCCTGGCCGAGCCCGTCGAGGTCCGCGACCGTCTTCCGGTCGTTCAGCGTCCGCTTCACGATCCCGTAGGCCCGGGCGACGAACGGGGCGATCGCCGGGTCCTTCATGCTCATGCCGGCCTCCATCGCGATCTGCTCGATGAACGGATACGCCATCTCGCGGACCGTCCGCTCGCCCTCGGCGGTGCCCATCATGAGGGACCTCGACCACGTGGAAAGCGCGTCGGCCTGGTCCGGGGACACGTCTCCCGAGAGGGCGAGGGCGCGCGTCGCGTCCGTGACCGTCGTGGGCTGCCCGTCCATGACCCCCGCGATGACCACGTCCGCCAGCTTCAGGAAAGTCTCGTCCGCCACGTGCGCGGACCCTGTCGAGAACGTGCGGAACGAGTTCGCGAACTCCCTGCGGAGCGTCGACACGTCCGTGAAGTCGTTCGCCCCGCGCCCGGAGTTCACGGCGGACGCGCGGTGGCGGAACAGCGCCTGCCGAAGCGAGCGCACGAGCCCGAAGTCGCGGCCGTCGTCCTCCTGCTCGGCGCGTTCCCTGGCGGTCGTGGCCGCCGCGGGGGCCCCGAACGGGTTTCCGGCGGTGTCCTCGGGGAAGCCGGGGGCCAGCGCCAGGAGGCCGCGGTCCGCCGACCTCGAGCGCATGAGGTCCGTGACCGGCGCGGACAGCATCGCGTCGTCGTTCAGGGAGCCGTTCTCCTTCAGCGCCGCGCGCATGATCGCCTCGGCCCCGACGCTCTTCACGGAGAGCCCGGCGAGGTCGAGGTCGGCGGCTATGCCGCGGCACCGGTTGAACACGTCGCGGTACGTGGCCTGGCTGAACTGCCAGTCGTACTGGTCCTCGATCTTCCCCAGCGCCGACAGGAGGTCCGTGAAGTTGTCGCGGATGTTCTCGTAGTGCGCGGAGTCCGGGGTGACCTTGCCGGAGAAGCCGTAGTCCGTGAGGTACCCCGCCGCGAAGTTCTTCTGGAGGTTCCAGAGCTCGTTCCCCGCGGCGTCGATGCCGATGCCGCGCGTGGCGGCGTAGCGCCGCAGCTGCTCCGCGTTCTCCTCGACGTTCCCGTATCCTCCGAACACCCGTCCGACGGCGCCGATCGCGTGCGCCGCATCCTTGCCGTTCCATCCCTTGACGGTGAGCGCGCGGTACCCGTCCCTCATGCCGTCCATGTCCGCGAACGCCATCCCGGCCGCCTGGGGGTCCTTCGTCGCGAGGCCCGTCGCGTACGCCTTCTGCGCCTTCATGAGGTTGCGCATGTGCATCTGTCCGGCCCGCATTCCGTTGTCGTCCTCCGCGCCCGCGCTCGGAAACGGGGACAGCGCGGGGTTCATCTCGAACCTCGACGCCACGCCGTCGCCGTCGTACGTGTACGGCCCCGTCGGCGTGAAGTCGTTGAGAGGGTTCCTCGTCGGCACGGGGGGCCTCGCGCCGAAGTCGGACGGCCCGGGCCTGTGCTGCGCCGAGACCACGTCGGACTGCCACACGGTGGCCTCCGAGCCCTCCGGGATGCTGTCGAGCAGGTCTTCTGTGTACAGGTTGCCCCAAGCCATCGTCAGATCCTCCTTGCCCTTTCCGCCCTGCGCTCGCGCGTCTTCGCTGCGAACTCCATCGGGTCGACGGGAGGCTTGGCCACGAGGCTCGACGCCTCGTCGACGAACGACGCGACCTCGCGGCGGAGCGCCACGTCCGCGAGCGCGCTCGCGCGCTGCCCCGGCGTCATCTCCCAGTTCCACTCGTACCCGAAGTCGATGGCGGCGTTCTCCCCCATCCCGAGGACGTCCTCGTCCACGCGGCGCTTCCACTCGTCGTCCCCGAGCGCGTCCGCCGGGTTCACGAGCTCGGCGGGAAGGGACGCCTGCCGGGCGAGCTCGTACGCGCGGTCGTCGTCCGGAAGGTCCCAGTCGCGGGAGATGTTCGGGAGCTCGTCGTCCGGCATGTCAGCCCCTCCTTCTCGGCCGAAGCGCGGACACGCCGCCCCGCGCGGCGGCCTGGGCCTCGTCGGTCTTCTTTTTCCTCGGGATGACGGGAACCTCCGGCACGGGAGGAGCCGCGGTCTGCGTCACCGGAGCCGCGGCCTGGGCGGCCGGAGCCTGGACGGTCGAGGCCCTGTTTTTCGCGACCAGCGCGTCGTATTCGGCCTTGTTCGGGTTGTTCGCGTCGCTCAAGGCCTCGTTGATCGCGGACGATCTGTTCGCGGCCGTCTGCTGGTCGATCGACTGGTTGATCGCCTTCGCGGCGTCTCGCGCCTCCTGCGCGCTGTGGACGATGGTGACTCCGTCCGGGCCGCCGGCGCGCTTCGGCCTCAGCGCGCCCTGCACGTCGCCGGGCGACATGGACTGGGGGCCGCCCAGCGATTCCATCCTCGCCTGGTTCGCCTCGGCCTCCCCGCGGGAATTGAAGAGGACCTTCCGGCCCGGGAGGTTCTGCGCCAGCGTACCTGCGGCCATCTGCGCCCCGGCTTGTCCGCTCTCGCCGCCCGTTTGCTTTATCCCGTGCTCCTCCATGGCCTGGTTCATGATGAACCTGCGCCGGAGCTGGTCGCGCTTGTCAGCGGCGTCCGGATCGCTCGACGAAATCGAGGCCATGCCTTCCATGTACGCCTTCTTGTTGTCGGCGTTCTGCATCGCCTTCGCAAACATCGCCTGCGGGTCGAACCCGGAATCAAGGAGCTTCTGCCACTGTCCGGAGAACTTGGTCATCGCGGACTTGCCCTGCGCCTGCGCGTCCGGTCCCGCGCCCGGCGCGACCTGCATCCCCTTGAGGATCTCCGTCCGCGCAGCCTTCTGCTGGTTCTTGTGGTAGTCCATCACATCCTTGTCCGAGATGGCCTGCTTGTCCGTCAGCCCGTACTGGCGCCGAAGGTTGCTAACCTGCTCGGCGTTGCGCATGTTCTGGTACGACTGGACCCGGGCCCCGCGCTCGTCCGCCTCGGCCTGCCACGAATCGAGTTTTTTCGTCGCGGCCTCTATCTGCGCGTCCGAGATCGTATTGCCCTCGGCGGCCGCGTTCACGAGCCTGCCGAGCGCGGCAAGCTCCTTCTGGCGGTTCGGGTCGTTCGCGTAGAACTTGTTGCCATAGGAGTACTCGCTCGGGCCGACCCCGCTGTCCTTCCGCTGGGCAAGCTCGTCGGCGCTCACGGCGTTGCCGTTCGCGTCCGTCACGACGGCCTTGCCGTTCTTCCACTCGTACTTCTCGCCTTCCTTCAGGAGCGTCTTGTCGCTCATTTGGGCAAAACGGTCCCGAAGCGCCGCTATCTGCTTGTTGCGGGCCTCGACCGCGGACTCGCGGTCCTTCCTCTGGTCGGCCGTCTCGTTCGCCGTGGCCTCGTAGTTCCGCCGGTTGCTCCCCTCGCGCCCGAGGTTGTTCCAGTCGTCGGCGTTCGACAGGTCGCGGTTCTGGAACCGGCGGTCCTTCCGGCGCTGCTCCTGCTCCTCGCGGTAGGCGCGCTTGCGCTCCTTGAGGTCGTCCATGCTCCTGTCGAGGTCGAACTGGTCGTTGGCGTACTTCTGGTAGTTGCGGCGAGTGTCGGACTTGGCGTCAGCCTGTTCGCGCTCGCGTTCGCGGCGCGCACGGATGGATTCGGTCTGCGTGGTCTCGCGCTGGGCGTCCTTGACATTATAGAGAGTCGCGTCATCGTTTCGGCTAACCGGTGCCCCGTTGACATAGATGCCAGAGTCGTCGGCTTTCGTACCATAGCGGCTCGTGCTCCCCGCGCTGACCGCGGAAGGCTGGGACCCCCCGGTTTTCGGACGCAACGGGCTGCCGCCGGCCTGCTGGCCGCCCGCGGGCTTCACCTGGCGGGTGCCGTTGGTCGGACCGGCAGATGGGGGTTGTCCGGCAACGGCGCCCGTCTCTTTACCTGGCGAGGCGTCACTACCCGCCCTTGGATAAGTCTTTCTCCATGTTGCTTCGTCTGACATGGAGACTTCTCCGTCACCCGTTGTATAATCTTCGACCTCTTGCAACGCAGCCTGTACTGACTTGCTCTTAAGCGAATCATGGTCCTTACCTGAAAGATACGCATCCGCAATCTCGCCAAGTTCTTTAGCCGATTTACCCTGGAACTCCGGGTGTTGCCGAAGATTCTGACGAAACTGCTTGCGCAATGTATCCAACTGTCTATTGCGAAAGTCCTCTCGGTCAGACGCGTCGGACGCGAACCACTGCTGCTCACCCCCGTCAACGCCGTTTACAATGGCATTCTGTTCATACTCTTCGTCAAGAGTCTTTTCATTGCTGGCGTTTTGCCACCAGTGTCCTCTATAGCGCTGGCTCGCTGTCTCCGCCACCGGAGACGTTCCGCCACGGGCCTTAGCGAATATATGTCGCTGATATTCCCGCTTGGACAACTTTTGTCTCGTACGATTCGCCATATTCAAGTCTCCTTACAGGTTCCAGCTGGACTCGACGTCGCCGCCGGAGCCCTCGAAAATCACGTTCTGCACCACGGGCGCCTGCACCGTGTTGTCGGCGACCTGCATCTGCTGCAGCCACTGGATCGCCTGCTGCATGTACTGCTGGGCCGACGCCAGCTCGTTCATCGCCACCTGGTGCTCGTAGAGCATCATGAGGCGTATCGGCTCGATCGACGGGATCGGCAGCACGTCCTCGTCGTTCACGAGCGGAAGCGGGTCCACCCGCACCTCCGCGAGGATGTCGTAGGGGCCGCGGCCGGACTTGATCCGGTACTGCCGGAACTTCGGCACCTGGACGGACGGATGGTAGTGCCCGAGCATCCGGACGCGTCCGCTCCGCCCCATGCCCCAGAGGGTTATGTAGTCGTCCGCGTGCGAATCCAGCACGACGGACTCTATGTTCAGGAACGGCGTGCCCGAGTTGTCATGGAACGCCTCGTACTCCGGGGCGACGCCGGACGCCCCCTGGGCCACGTCCAGCCTCGCCGAGACCCGCTCCCCGTCCGGGGACATCCCGACGACGGAGACCGGAGCCTGGGGCCTCCCGTCCGAGACGTGCGGCGCGGTCGCCGCGAGCGTGACCGGCTCGTCCAGCGGGCGCAGGATCGGAGAGTACCCGAGGTCCGCCACGTCGCCCGCGGGCAACACGCTGAACCCCTGGCGCACGAAGCTGTCGAGGTCTCCCGGGCCCGAGTGCAGGAACTGGTAGTCCGTCCCGTGCAGCGACGCGGGGTTCCCGTTCAGGCAGACCCTCGTAAGTCCCGCCACGCCCTGCGGGAGGGAAAACACAGGGGTGGCGGAAAAGAGGCGGACGAGACGGCGGAGGAACTCCCACCCGCTCAGGCCGGCCAGCGCGGAGACCGCGTTGTTGATGAGCTCGCCGATGTCCGCCGTGCCGTGCAGGTACGGGGCCCTCGCGAGCATCTGCTTCGCCTGTCCGAAAGTGTAGTCCTTCACCGTCCCGTCTCCTTCGGGAGGCCCGGCGCGGGCCGGGCCTCCCTTCGCGGCGTTAGCTGTTGCTTACCGCGAGCGAGCTCTCGGCCGCGACCTTCACGCCGGACCCGCCCGGGACGGCGGAGAGGACCGCTACCGTAATGCGAGGCGCGGACGTCACGTCGACGACGATCACCTCGACCGTCGATTCGCCCACCGTGATGAAACGGTGCTCGCCGATCGCCAGCGGGCCGTAGCCGGCCGCGAGCGTCAGGTCGAGGGTATCGCCGGCGGCGAGGTTCGAGCCGATCGGAGCATCGACGGCGATCGTCGCGTCGGTGCCCTTCTTCGAGGCGTCGGGGTTGACGCGCGGGTTCTCGATCGGGCAGCGGGCGCGGATCGACTCCTTGCAGCGCCGGTAGATGAACGACGTGGTGTCGTACACGCGGGGCTCCGGACGCGGATGGATGAGGAACAGCCCGTAGAACTTGCCGGTCTGCTGGAACGGGTCCTCCGCGGTCTGCGGGCCGCGCACCCATCCCCACTGGCCGTTCAGCGCGGGGAACGCGCCGAAGTGCGTGCCGTTGCCGAGGTTGACCTGTCCCTGCGTCTCGAACTCGTTCGTGAACACGTTGTTCATGAACACCGGGGCGATCGCGAGCTCGGCGTCCACGTACTCGATGTTCTCCATCGGGATGGCGCCGCCGTTGATGCCCTTGCGGTCGGGCTCCGCGACGACCGGCTCGACGGCCAGGGCGATGTACACCGGCTTGCCCTCGAGCTCCGACCCGACTCCGCCGTAGTTGGCGGAGGCGTACGACGCGACGTAGCGGTGGATCTTGAAGCGCAGCTGGCGAGGATCGCTGACGACGCCCCAGTTCCGGTAGGTGCGGAACGAGAGCTTGTAGTCGTCGATCAGCGCCTGGGGCTTCGCCTCCAGCCACTCGCGGTACACCTTGTCGTCGCCCTCGATGGAGCGGACGACGTCGTCCGTGTTCACCATGAGGCCGAACACCGGCTCGCCGTTCTCGCTGCCGATGGCGGCGTCGGGGCAGCGGATCTTCAGCATCTCGTGCATGCGGTCGAGGCTGTACCAGTTGAGGGGCTCGATCTCGACCGACGCGTCAATCACGACGAACGCGTGGGGCTTGCCGTCCTTGCCGGTGACGAGCGAGGCCTGCGCCGTCTTGGTGGCCGCGCTTCCGGTCGTTCCGAACTTCACGAACGGGTCGTAGAAGTAGCGGGGCGAGTCGGCCTGGCCGCGCATCACGCTGGACATCACGAAGGACCGGCCGAAGTTCGTCGACTGGGCCACGTACATGTCACGGTTGAACGTCTCCTGCATGTTGACGCCGACCTCCATGCCGGCCTCGAGGATGAGGGCGAGCTGCTGCGCGGCGTCCTGGATGTAGCGGAACGCGTTGGCGCAGATCGGATCGGAGCCCCAGGCCGAGCGCATGCCGGACCACGCGAGCTGGTCCCAGGCGTAGTCGATGGAACCGTGCTTCGGGAACTTGCAGGGGTCGTTCGTGAGGGACGGAATCGGGTCGATCGGCTCCCACTCGTCGAGGCCCACGGTCTTGTAGATCGTGCCGCGGAAGATGCGGCGCTGGTGCACGAGGCCGTTGTGGAGCTGGAACTGGCCGCGGGGAATGCGGTCGTGCCAGAAGCGGGGCACCATGAGGAGCTTCTTCTCGATGAGCGGATCGACCGTCTGCACGGCGGCCCACATCACCTGAGAGAACCCGAGCATGTCGGTGGCGGCGCCGTTGGCGCCGTACGAGTACATCTCAGGCAAAGGGCCGAGGTCTCTCGCGCGGGTCGGGCCGACCTCGTCAAGCGCGGTACGGCGGGCCGGATTGAGGTCGATCATCCCGACGCGCGCCTGGTTCGTGCGCGTGACGTCGGCGATGTAGGGGTTCGTCTGCGTGATGGGCGCGGTGATGCCGGGGACGTCGGTCGTGGTCGGAAGCGTGACGCGGGCCCCGTTGTTCACTTGTCCCGCGCTTGTCGCCGACGAACCGAGGGTGACCCCGGCCCCTGTGGAGGGATTGACGGTTCCGCCATTGAGAACTGCGGTTCCGTCGGGTTTGATGAATGCGTCTGCCATTTTGGCCTTCCTTCTGCTCCTCTGGGAGCTTGCTGGTAGTTGTGGTTGGCACGCGACGTCATGTCCGTGTCGTGTCGTGCGGGCACACGAAATATCCCGAGCTTGCTCCCTCGGCGGCAGAGGGCATTTATCCGCCGGTCGTGATTATAGCACAAAGCCCCTCGCTCGCGCAAGGGGCTTTCCGAAAACTTATCCGCGCCGCGTCTAGGACCGCGGCGGGACAGCACGGCTGAGGACGTTCATGATCGTGCTCTCGACCGTGCCGGCGAAGCTGCCGCCCTTGTCCACGACGGGGTTCGGGGGAGGCGGCGGGGGAGGCGGCGGGGCGGACCTCGTCCTCATCGGGAGGGCGGGCGGGGCCCCGGCGCCGCGCAGCTTGTAGTACGCGTCCTGCATCGACTCGAGCGCCTCCGCAAGGTACGCTACCTGCCGCTGCATGACCGGCACGAGAAAGCCCTGGTACGCGACTCGCGCCAGCTCCTCCTCGTTCGCGACCTGCATGAAGCTCTTGAACTGCCGGTCAGCGTTCGCGACGTCCGTCGCGTACGTGGCTTCCGCGAGGACCGACGGCCGCTGGTCGCGGGGCATCGTGCGCTGGGTGAACTCGATCGCGCCGTCGGCGAGCTCGGACATCCGCTGGGCCCGGCGGGCCACCTGCTCCTGCTCGTCGACCTTCGCGATCCCGTCCTGCGTCGAGCGCCACTCCTGCATGGCGTGGCTTCGCGCGAGGTCCAGTTCCCGGAACCGGCGCCGCTTGTCCCAGAGCGACCCCTGCGCGGCCGCGTCGAGCTGGGCCACCAGGCGGTTGAACTCGGAGTCCGACACGGTCAGAAGCTTGCCGGCCGTGTCGTCGAGCGCGGCGTCGTCCAGCTCGGCCGACGCGGACAGGGCCGAACGGAACTCGTTCGCCACCTCCGCCATCGGCTCGTCGTACTGCCGGCGAAACTCCGGACGGTGCGCGAGATCCAGCTTTCCGAGGTCTTCCTCGAGCTGCCTGATCCGCTCGTCCCGGTTTCGCAGCTCTTCCGCGAACTGCTGCCTCTCGTCGGCGACCGCGCCCGCCTGCTTCCTGGCGTCGGCGAGCTGCCTCTGGAGCTCTTCCGCGGCGTGGCGGGACTGTCGCTCCCGGTCGCGGATGATCTCCCAGGCGCTCTTCGCCCTCTCGTTCGACTGGATCTCCTCCGGCGCGTCCACGGGCGTGTCCGGCGGGATCTCCACCTTCGGCTCCCCGTCGGCCGTCGGAGCAGGCGTCGTCGGATTCCGGAACCGGGACGCGATGTCGTCCACCGGACCGGTGGACAGCACCTGTCTCTGGTCTTCCTGCTGGACCGGCTGCTGGACCGGCTGCTGGACCGGCTGCTGGACCGGCTGCTGGACCGGCTGCTGTTCGCGGCTGTCTCCGGCGGGAGCGCTGGCCTGGCCGGCGGCCATGGACTGCATCGCCTGCGCGATCATGTCGGCGGCGACGCCGCGAAACGACGCGTCCCCGCCCTGTTGGTCTGGACTCATAAGTCCCTCCTTACATGCTGTCTATAACCTTGTCCGCGTTGTCGACGTACGACCCCAGGTCTCCGTCCGGCGCGGCGGCCGGATCGCGGAAAATCTCGGGGAACACGCGACGCGGGTTCGAGAGGAGCTTCACGGCGAGCTGGAGCCCGGTCGTGATCCCGTACTGCACGAGAAGGGTCTCCTTCGTGTCGCACGGGAGCGGCGCGGGGTTGTCGGCGAACTCCTCGAGCGCGCGGACCATCCTCTGGGTGACCGGCAGCGTCAGCCAGTTCCAGAACTCGGTCTCGGCGGAAGCCCCGGACGACAGCAGCGCGCGAAGCTCCGCCGTCGCCGGGTAGACCGACGCGTCCGCGTGCGAGCGTACGCGGACCTGCTCGGGGGTGAGCTGCCTCACTTCGCCTCCGCCTCGGCCTTCTCCGGAGCCTTCGGTTCGGGGTACTCGACGCCGGCCTCGCGGCGATCGATGTCCGCGATCGTGGCGTCGCACTCGGCGATGTACATGCGCAGCTGTCCGATCGCGGCCTGATGGCGAGCGATCTCGAGCTCGTACTTCGCCTTGTCCTCGCGGACCAGGATGCGGATCTTGTCCGCCTCTTCCTTCGTCATCGCGTCGGACTTCTTCTCTTCCTTGTTGTTCTCGCCCATTTCGGGTCCCTCCTGTGGTCGGGCTAGATCGGCACGACTTCGTCGAACCGGCCCGGATTGGTTTCAGGCGCCTGGGTTGCGATGGCCGACGGGGGCGTCTGGGGCCTGCCGGTCACGTTGTTCAAACGGTCGTAGTTCCTGAGGAGGTTCGCGGCCTGCGCCTGGTCCTGCTGCCGGCGGGCCAGCTCGTCGCGCGTCTCCTGCGTCCGGCGCATTCCCTCGATGCCGGCCTCGGACTCGGCCCTGCGGTTCTCGATGCCGGCGCGGGTCGCGGCGGCCTCGTTGGCGGCGCGGGCCCTCGCGGCCTCCGTCTCGATCCCTATCCTGCCCGCGTTGCTCTCGCGCTCGATCTGCAGCTTGCCGGAACTGACCTCGCGGTCGACCTGGAGGCGGGCCATCGCCACCTCCTTCTCGGCCTGGACCTTCGCGAACCCGACCTCCTTGTCGGCCTGGACCTTCGCGAGGGCCTTCTGCATCTCGGCCTCCGACGCCTGCTTCTCGAGCGCCTCGAGCTCCCGCTGCTGCCGTTCCGCCTCCGCCTCGCGGACGCGGCGCTGCGTGGCTATCGCGAGGTTGAGCGCCTTGATCGTCGGGGCCAGGTCCTTCAGCATGTCGCGGACGTTCTGCGCGGCCTCCTTCATCCCCAGCTGCGTCTGGCCGAACTGGAGATGCTCCTGGATGTGGGCGGACGCGGCCTCCAGCACCTGGGCGATCTGCTCCGGGTTGTCGAGCTGCGGGGCGAGATCGCCCTCGGGGGACTGCTGGACGTCCTGGCCCTGCTCCGCCATCGACTGCGCCTCGGCGAGCCCCTGCTGGACCATCTGCTGGACCTCCTGCAGGACCTGCGCGTGGACGGGGATGTGCGACCAGTGCCACTGCTCCGGCCCCACCATGACCGGCTTCAGCTCCTTCAGGAACGAGTTCTCGAGCGTCGCGAACGACGCCTGGTCGGACGGAGACTGGTCGCGGGAGACGAGCGGGCAGTACCTGTCGGCGGCCGCCCGCCCGAACTTCAGCCGGTACATGTCGTGGACGATCTCGCGGCGGCCGCTCTCGTCGAGATTTCCGGCCGTCACCTGGAGCGTGCCGGACAGGAGCTGGTACATGCCGTCCGCGCCGAGGGCGAGCTCCCGGCACATCTGGACCGTGAACCTGTCCGGAACTTCCCTCAGCATCGCCTTCGTGACGCCGTGGTCGGCGCAATATCCGACGAACTTCTCGACGACCGGATACTCGTCGGCCAGCGGCTTCGGCCCGTTCACGAGGTTCATGAACCGGCGAAACACCTCGCGGAAGATCTTGTCGTGGACGATCACGCAGCTGTTGAACAGGTTCTCGTCGCGAAGCAGCCGGCGCCTTTCCTGGATCTCGGCCTCGGCCTTCGACATCTGCTGCCCGCCCTCCTGCACCTTGACCCCGGTCGAGAGCGGCGCGTAGTCCGTGCCGGCGACCGCGCCGGTCCCCATCTGGGACACGAACGTCCGGACCTGCGTGAGCGCCTGCAGGTTCGCGGCCGCGTTGGGGTTCGGGGCCGGCTCGAGCCCCGCCGCGATGATCGTGGCGTTCCCGTTCTCCGACAGCGACACGGCCGGCTGCACGCCGGGGGCCGTCTGCTGCAGGGTGAGCCGCGTCGCGCGGAACGCCGCGTCGATGATGGAGCACGTCATGCGGTCCGACACGCGCTCGACCGGAACGAGGTACGTGGCGATCCCGCGGACGGAGCGGGCGAACCGCTCGCTCGACGACGCGGCGATCCACAGCATGCACTGGTCCATCGACTCGTACGCGTTCTCCTTGTAGTAGAGGAACTCCTTCGTCGTCAGGTCGGAGCCGGGCACTATGATGTGCGACACCTTCCGCGGAGGCTTCATCTCGCGGCAGTACACGTGCAGGACGCTGAACTTGTCGAACTGGTGCCGCTCGTAGAACGAGTTCATCTTCATGTACGAGAGGAAGGTCTCGTCCGGCGAGAGCCCGCCCTCGGAAGACGGGTCGTTCGTCTTGTCCGTGTGCCGCCCGAACACCTCCACGACGACGCGCTTCAGCGTCGCGACGTCCCACCCGGCGTCCCTCGCGAGGTCCTCGTTGTCGAGAAGCATGAACACGTACTCGGCCGGCAGCTCGGACTCGAACATGAACAGCTCGTGGTCGGACGACACCGACGGGCCGTCGCCCCTGAACTTGAGCTGGCCCCGCTCGAGGGCCACCGGGTAGAACGATATGTCGTCCGGCCACGTGACCGGCCCGAGCCCGTAGAGGTCGACCTCGCGCCTGGCGGTGGCCAGGGCGGGTATGGTGTGGCCGTCGTCGCGCACCGCCATCGAGAACGCCTCGGAGACTATCTGCGCCACGCGGGCGTCGTCCGGGCCGGCCTCGCCGCTCCGCTTGGGCGCGAGCGTGACCAGGTTGCACGTGTCCGTCGTGAGCTTCGTGATGGAGTCGCACCTCGCGTCGATCGTGCCCTTGAGCGCGTTGAACGAGAGGTTCGTCATGTAGGCGAGCCCCTTCGACTTGAGCTGCTCCTGCGAATACGGGAGCCCTCCCTCGTACGCGGTCTTGATCTTCGTGCGGCGCCGGGCGTCGGCCATGTCGTCGGTCTTGAGCTCGTCGTAGACGTCGTACACGGCGGTCGGCTCGGAAAACCTTCTCCTCGCCGGCGCGGCGGTCTTGTCCCCGGCGGTGGTATGGAAGCCTCTTATGCTTGTCACGGATCGTTCCTCCAGCAAGTGTCCGGGGCTCCCTCGAACCCGGGTTCATCCTTCCCGTAATCGACTGACGCGATCACGGCCTCGAAAGTCCCGACGCACGAGCAGCAGCCCGACGCCTCGTCCGCGGGCAGCTTCGGCCGACGCCCGCCGAACCTGTCCGAGATCCACTGGTCGTACCCGGTGCAGTGGAGGCAGAAGTCCCTGCGGTGCCTCGGGCACTCCTGGCACCTTTGCATCCTCGCGGTCACGACGTCGAACGTGACGAGCGGCCTGGCGAAGTACGGGGACGCCTTCTCCGCAGCCATCCTGGCCGTTATCACCGGGGAATGCGCATCCGTCCCGGCACAGAACCACTCCGGCATGTGGGGGCACATGAACCTCGCCAGTTCGTCAGCCGCGTTAGCGTCCACCCCATGCCGCCTCAGGAGCTCGTCCACCCGTCGGACGGCCAGGTCGTATGTCGGGGAACTCACCCGCTCGTCGCCGAGCTGGTAGAACCATGTCCCTCCCGGCGGGACGGTGTACGGGTTCACGGAGCGAAATCTGGGGCGCATGTCCGCCAAGGTTACTTGCCTCCATTCGACACGTGAGGTCCGGCGGACTTGCCGGCGGACTTGCCGGCGGACTTGCCGGCGGACTTGCCGGCGGACTTGCCGGCGGACTTGCCGGACGAGACCGACATCGACACCATCGTCCCGCGCTCCATGTGCTCCGCCGCCAGCTTCTCCATCGCCTCCAGCGTCGCGTCGGAAGGCTCCGTGGCGGCGTCCGGCCTTGGCGCGGGTGGCTCGCGGACGCTCTCGGCGGCCGGCGGGGGCGCCGGACGGGAACGGGACGCGACCCCGTCCCTCATCGTGAGAAGATGCAGAAGCTCGTCGAGGTCCCGGTACGCCTGCCGCGGGTTGAACCCGCCCGAATAGAAGTACCTTCCGTCCGGAAGCTCCTGCAGCAGGAGCTTCTCTCCCGTGTACGCGCACGTCGGGCGCCTGGCCCCGTCCGCCGCGCCGTGCACCCCGTTCCGCATGGACGCCCTATCCTGGAGCTCGGCGAGGCTTCCGACGGGCTCGCGGAGGGTGAACGCGCCGGGACAGCTGTACAATACGCTCCCGTGCCCGACTGTCAGAAACACGTCGAGCTCTTCGCCCGTGTAGGGGCACTTTATCCCGCGGGCCCGCGGTACGGTTACCTTGTTCGTCATTTGCCCTCCTTGCAGAAACTCTCCGATTATAGCACACACCGGGCGGAGAAGTCAATCCATCGCGTCAATTCCGTCCACCCCGTCCTCTCCCTCCCCGATGGGATCCGACGGGGGAAGCGCCGCGGCCTGCCCGAACCGGCTCTCGCCGACAAGCGGGACCTTGGCGGTCGGAACCCACCCGTACGGAAGGACGCCGAGCCTCTCCTTGACGGCGAGCGCGCCGAGCGCGCACGCGTCGGCCTCGTCGGGCGAACGCTTGAACACGCGCTTCTTAAAGTCCTCCTTCGGCTCGAGCGCAAGCGGCTTCCTCGGCGTCGACTGCCCTTTCACCGTCCTGAACCGGCGCTTCGTCAGGGCCTCCGCGGCGGCGCGCGGGAGGCCGCGCACCATGCCGGCCTTGCAGAACGCGGCGAGCGTGCACCACGCCTCGGCGTTCCGGTCCGCGTATTCCTCGAAGCCCTTCACGTCCGTCTTCGCGTGGATCGGAAGGTCGGACGCCTTCTGGGAGTTGTTCACGTGCATGACGCGCACGGCTCCCTGGCCGATGTAGATGTCGATGTCGTCGGCGAGACCCTGGTTGGCGGACGAGTCGACGGCGGTCGCGTGCAGAGGGGCGGCGTACCCTCCGGGGTCGTCCGCGAGGACCCGCACCTGATCGAGCAGCTGCTGCGTCACGGGCCTCGGGTCCGACGCCTTGATCTGCAGCTTGCGCAACTCGGAAAAGTCGAGGATAGGGTATCCGAGGGACGGCTGCCGGACCTTCACCTTGTCGTAGCACGCGCCGTCCCCGCCCTCGGACCACGCGGGGTCGAGGCCGGCGGCGACGGCGACGACCGGCGCGTCTGGAGGAGGCTCCGTGACGTGGTTCGCGCGGGCGACCGCCGGATCGAGGACGGTCGGGACGGCGACGCCCGTGGGAGGAGGGAAGCCGCGCACCATCTGCCAGAACACGGGCGCGTCCTCGTTCCCGTCGCAGTCGGCGAGGTTGGCCTCGATGACCTCCTTCGTGAGGAGGAACGGGTAGTCCTTCTCCTTCTCCGGGTCCGTGACGGTGACGCACTTGAGCCCGTCGTGGTGCCTCACGAGAAACCCGCGGGTCGACGTCCAGAGCCCCGTGTCGACGTTCACGGAAGCGATGCCCTTCTCCGGTATGCAGTACTGGCACGACTCGTCCTCCCACGACCCCGGGTTCGCGAGCGCGAAGAACCGGAAGTCGGACGCGCCGACGCGGAGGTTCTGCATGGCCTTGCGGATGTTGTCGTGGTGCGTGATGGTCGCGAGCTCGTCGATGACGATGCGCACGTACTTCGCGTGCGCGCCCTGCAGCTTGCCCGAATCCTCACTGTCGTTCACGGCGACTCCGACGATCCCGGTCTTCTCGCCGATCGACTCCGGCGAGTCGTCGTCATCGTCGTTCAGGATCGCGTAGCCCGCCTTGGAGAACCTGCCGGGGATGGGTATCCTGCTCCTCCGCGACCATGCCTTCAGCGCGGCGAAATAGGTGACGACGGCGTTCCACGAGCGGGACTTGAGCGACTGCTTGTCGGTCGACCCGAGGCGGATCACGGTGTCGAACGGGTCCGTGATCCAGTCGAGGAGCATAAGGAGGCCGTAGTCGTTCGACTTCCCGCACGACGCGCACCCCCACGTGACGCAGCCCTTCTCGGCCATCGTCCAGTCGTGGAAGTGCTCCTCCGTCCACGGCGGGACCTTGAAGTACTGCTCGGGGATGAGCGCCTTCGCCGCGTCGATGAGGGGAACCCAGGGGTCCTTGAACTCGATCCCGTACTGCGCCTTGTACTCCCGCCACTTCTTCGCGACCGTGAGGTCGATGAAGATGTCGTGCATCTCGGCGGGCCAGTCGACGCCGTGCCTGGTCTTGAACGTCGTCACGCGTCCCACACCACCTTTGGCGCGCGCGTCGACGGGACCGTCACATGCCCCCGAAGCTGCGGCTGGTCGAAAATATGGACCTCGCCCGGGATCCATCCGTTGCAAAGGCCATGTACCGGGTCGTTGTACATCTTGGAGGGGTACGACGAAAGGTCGCTGGGCTGGTCCGCCACGCCATCAGTACTGCCATGGAGAAAATCACCGGCCTTGATCGCGGTCAAATCAAGCTGGGCCAGCTTGCCGTCGAGCACGATGGTCAGGTCTGGCAGCAACACGGTCCCCATCTTGGAAACATAGCCGTTGTTCGCTCCCACCGCAGCGGCGATGCTGGCAGCTCGATTTGTTCCGGAATAAAACGTGTTAGGAATACCGCCCGTGACCCCAGAAGCAACTATACTTGCTGGCATATCAGTGTAGCCAGACACTAGCCGCACAAACCCGGAATTGTCATAGGTATATTTAACGCCGGACCACGTTATCGTAAGACTCGTTAAGCCAGAAGGATAAGATACCGGATACGCAACATTAGGATCGAAGGGATCGTCGCCGCCAGACCCCCAAGCGCTGCCGCCACTAGACGTCCTATTAGACACGACCAGGGAAAACGTGTGGCCGGACGCTGCCGTCGCCAGCCCGACCAAGAACAGCCGCATCATGTAATAGCTGACAAAGGTGTAAGTAGTGCCCGCTATCGTCTCCTCGTCCGGGCCGTCGACGAGCCCGGGAACGAACTTTCCGGTGATGACGACCTTGGGCCTGCCTCTGCCCATGTACGGCGTCAAGCTGGTTCCAAGGGAAATCGCCATCCGTCAGCTCCCGTCAAACTATTGCGGCGAAGGCGCGGCGATGCTGGAAGACCCCAACAGCGCACGCATGACGATCACGTTGCTCGACGTCCCCATCTGGGCGACGGTGAACGCGACGATGTCGCCGCTCGCGATGTCGTCGAGCAGGCTGTCGTTGTTCGAGTACACGGTATAGCCCGCGCCGGTCAGCTCGGAAAACGGCGTGGCGTTCACGAAGGAAACGGCCGCCGTGGCCTTCACGTACAAGACGTACTCCAAAAGCTGCCCGACAGCGGGAACCGGTGCCGGAAACACGAAAGGCGTCCCGGTCTCCAGCCACACGGACGACTGGTTCTCGACGGCGGTCGCCGGATCGGAACCGCCGTCGACGACAACGTCCGACGAATCAAGGTCTCCCTCGACCGGGACAAACGTGGACGTCGGACCGGCGGGCCCTTGCGGTCCCTGGGCGCCGTCCGCGCCGTCCGCGCCGTCCGCGCCCGAAGCCCCGGCCGGGCCCATGAGGTTGCCCTTTTCGTCCCATACCGGACCGGTCTGCACGGCGCCTCCATACTCCTCGCCGGCGGCCGCGACGCACTCGTATACGATTCCGGTGGACGCCATGAGCAAGATATCCCCACGCACGACCGCGGATCCGTCGAAGTCAGCGCCCTCGAAGACCCCGGGCGTGACCGAGTCGCCCGTGAACGTGCCTTCGGTCGCCACGATCCACCTGGGGCCCGTCAGCTTCAGGCGCCTCCTCCACAGAGCGTCGGGCCTTGACGTCCCGTCGTACTCCTCGTCGTGCGCGGCCAGGCACTCGTACACGTCGCCGGTCGACGAGACCAGGCACATGTCCCCGGCGACGGCCACGCGCGTGCTGAACTCGAGGGAATTTCCGCCGAGCGCGCCGACGTCGGAAGCCTGCTGGTCCGGGACGAACGTCGCGGAGTACGTCGAGAACCACACGGACCCGCGGTCGCCGGCCGGGCCCTGCAGCTCGGCGAGCTGGCTGGACGTGAAGTCCGCGTACCTGAACGGCTCGCCCTTCAGCTCGGCCTTCAGCGCGGCCTTCTCCTCCTCGGTAAGGTCTCCCCAGAGCACGGCGCCGTCCGCGCCGTCCGCGCCGGCGGGTCCCTGCGGTCCCTGCGGTCCCTGCGGTCCCTGCGGTCCCTGCGGTCCCTGCGGGCCGGTCAGCGCCGCCTGCTGCGCGACGGTGAGATCGGCAAACGCGAGCGCGGCGCCGGGATCGCCCTTGTCGCCCTTGTCGCCCTTGTCGCCCTTCGGTCCGGTCAGCGCCGCCTTCTGCGCGACGGTGAGGTCGTCGAACGTGAGCGCGGCGCCCGGATCGCCCTGCGGACCCTGCGGACCCTGCGGACCCTGCGGACCCTGCGGACCCTGCGGGCCGGTGATGAGCTCGCGCTCCTCCGCGGTCAGGTCGGAAAACCTGAAACCCGCGCCGGCGGGACCTTGCGGCCCCCGGTCCCCGGTGTCGCCCTTCGGGCCCTGCGGGCCCTGCGGGCCCTGCGGTCCGGGATCGCCCCGGTCGCCCTTGTCTCCCTGGGATCCGGTAAGCTCGTCCTTCTGCTCGGGCGTCAGGTCGTCGAACGTCATCGCGTCGCCCTTGTCGCCCTTGTCGCCCTTCTCCCCCCGGTTCTGGTCCCACCGCTCACGGTCCGCGGCGGTCACGTGGGCGACGGTGTCGGCGGCGTGCGCCTCGACCAGCGCCGCCGGATCGGACCCCGGGCCGGGCGCCACGGCCGCGATGGCCTCGGCTATCGCCCGGTCGACGTATTCCCTCGTCGCTGTGGTCTCGTGTGCCATCAGACGTTGACCTCCGCGCTGACGACCGTGGCCCCGTCCGGGTCCGTCTCGGTCCCGCCGGGGACTCCGGCCCGCAGGTCGGCGTAGTACGTCCCGGCGACCTTTATGATCCTGAGGAGCCACTTCCGCGACGGAAGCGCGAACGAGTCCTGGTGGCCCCACGTCGGGCGGGAACCTCCCACGAGCACGTCCGAGAACGGAAACCGGCTTCCGTCCGTGGACTCGATCGCCACGTAGACGTCGAACGGGCCGTCCGGCGGGACGATGGAAAGCGGCTCGTACACGACAGGCGACGCGAGCCTGACCTGCGTCATGCTCGCCATCTGCACGACGCGGGACGAGATGACCCCGAGGTCGACCTCCGTCCTCTCCTGCGACGGCTGCCCCGGCGAAGACCCGGTCGGGAGCCCGGTCACGGACGCGTCGGCGAGCAGGATCGTGTCGCCGGCGAGGACGACGCGGAGCCTCGCGGAGGCGTCCTCCGCCCACGAAGGGACGGAAAGCGTCCCGACGCGGACGCCCCGCCGGAGCGGATCCGCGGCCAGCGCGCAGGACGCGTGCTCGACGCCCGACGCCTCCAGGGCGAGCGACGCGTCGGACGACGTGTCCTCCCGGAACTCGGGGGCGTCGACGAAGATGCTGTACGTCGAACCGGCGAACAGCCTCTGCCCGCCCGGAAACGCGGCGAGCGAATCGTTCAGCTTCCGTAGCCTCAGCTCGGGCATGGTGCCGCTACCCTTGCGCCCCGGTCCCGACGTAGTCGATCAGCCCGGTCAGGTCGTCCGCCGAGAGGAAGATCCCGAGCTTCCTCACGTACAGCTCCCCGCCGGCCGTCTCGACGCCGGCCTCGACGCCCTTGCGGACGAGGTCGAGGTCGATGTTGCCCTCCCCGTCCACGAGCCCGAGGTCCTTCATGTCCGCGAACTGCTCGTCCGTGATCCGGAGCATGCCCATCGCGTGGGCCCACCCGATCTTGAACCTGGCCGCGTTGTCGGCCTTCTTGTCCTTCAGCTTCGGCAGGAGGACCGTCGTCACGTACTCGTCCAACCTCTTGCCAGCCAGCTCTCTCGATACCTTCATTTCCGTTCCTTCATCTTCGTTCTCCTTCGTGCGGCCGGAAACAACCGGACGCCGGCGGAGGGAAGCCCGGGCTGCCTCCCGCCGGCGTCCGGACCGTCTTAGCCCTGGCCCTGCTGCGCGGTCTTCGCGGCGGGCATCGCGGCGGCGATGGCCGCGGCGAGCGCGGTCACGTCGGGGACCGGAGGCGGGACGGGCACGACCTGCACCGGGCCGACGCCGGGGTTGAGGTTCCCGTTCGGGATCGTGAGCTGCGTCATGCCGTAGAGGCGGTCGACGGCCTTCTCGAGGCACGCGATCTTGCCCTCCTGGACGGCGTTCCACGCGACCTGGCGCGTGTTCAGCTCGTTCGCGTAGAGCTTCGACTTCAGCTCCTGGTTCTCGGTCGTGAGGTCGAGCACCTTCTGGGTGACCGGCTCCATGCCGGGCGGAGGCGGAGGAGGCGGGTTGCCCCCGAGAACGCCGCCGAGGATTCCGCCGGGGCCGGAGACGGCCTTCGCGGCGACTGCCGTGGCGACCCCCGCGAGCCAGTACAGCGGGCCCTTGAGCCCGCCGCCGTCGTAGGCGGTCTCCTCGTTGCTGTCGGATCTCATGCTATGATTCTCCTTGTTGGATGTTGCGTTGACTTCTCCCCGCCCACCCGGGCAGGGAAAATCACTTCTTCGCCGCGGGCTCGGCCGGCACGGGCTCGGTTGGCGCCTGGTCCTCGGGCGCCTCCGCGTGCTCCTCGGGGGCCGACATCTCGGACTCGAGGATCTTCTCGGCGGCCTCGACGGCGGCGTAAGTGGCGCACTCCTCGTGGTAGTGGATCCACTTCATGACGGCCATGCCGGCGGCGGCCTTCTGCGGCGGCTTCCCGTGCGCGAGGACGTCCTCGTACATCGTCATCACGCCCTCCCACGAGCAAGGGTCCATGCCTTCGGGAAGCTCGGCTCCCATGGCGCGGAGGCACGTCACGGCCTCCTTCTTGCTCTTCATGAAATGGTCCTTCATGATCGTAGCTTCGGTCTCTGGCTTCATGGCTTTCTCCTATGGCTGGATGACGGTCCAATGATACCACAAAAGGCGCGGCGGGGTCAAGCGAGTCGCGAAAATTTTCTCAAGAATCTTTCACGCCCACCGATTGCCAATGATCGCCTTCCTGATCGCGTCTCTGTTCTCGGCCAGATTCGTAAGTTCTGATGCTATGCTCATGGCAGATTGAACCTCTCTTGGTCAATGGCGTAGTTCGCGGCGATCTCGTCGGCGGCGAGGGCTCTGTTATAGAACCTTAGGGCATACGCGTGTCCGTCGTCCGGCGGGGATGGCTCCCACCACCGTCCAGTTCCGCCGAAGAGGTTCGTCCCCGCCCCAAACAGAACTCCGTCAGAAGTGACTGTCACTGCCTGGACGGAACCAGAGCCGACGCTCTTATACGAGCCTGCGTCGTAGAAGATAGTCGTTACGCCCGTCCCTTCTATATGCTTGGTTATGGCAGTGCCTATTCCTGGTCTTGCGGCATTGTTCGCGTGGAACTCGTAATTCATCCCCATGCGGAACTTCATGTTGTTGGCTTCGCCAGACATGGACATCGCCCTGCTCGCATACACGTTCAGTCCGAAGAACGGCGTGGAGTCCACAAGCGAAGGCGTCCCGAGTTTTCTTACCACCTCAAGGGTGCAATCGCCTTTCACAGCATCCACAACCGAAGTCGACGCCGTGAAGGCCCAGCTGAATGTGCCGTCCATCGTGCACGAGTTTTCGTCGAACGGGCTAGACCTTGAATATCCGCTTCCTTTCACTATGACGGCGTCGTTTCCGTTGCCCGAAAGATCCTTCCATGCCTCCGACCCGTTGTCGTGCTTTCCGCCAGCGACATTCCAGATTCCGTCCCACATGGCTATGAGCCCGTCCGTGACGTAGGGGTTTACCCATCCGCCGACCGCCATACCGTTCCTGTCGGCTATCAGCATCAAATACCTCCTTCCACGGACGCGGAGAGAATCGCCTCTGCTGTCGCGTCGTCGATGCCGAGCGTCGTCTTTATCGCCGCGAGGAACGGCGCGAAGTACTCGTTGTCCTCCGCGAACGTGAGCGCCGTTGAGTACGCCCTGCGGAGCGGCATGGTCTCGCCCTTGTCGTTAGTTATGGTCTGAGCGTCGATGAACGCGTCTACTGCCGGAAGCAGGCCTGCCTTGAAAAGAGCGAGCTCAAGCCGTAGCTTTGAGAACACGCGAGGCGGAGGCGGAGGGTCGTCCACGAGGACGTACTCCAAGAAGTAGTACGTGTCCGCGCCTTTTATCTTGCCCGTCTTCTGCCAGTGTTTCCCCTGCTCGTGCAGTCCGGGGGTCATGTCGTAGAGGCGGAGGTAGCCAGCCTGCGCCCAGTCTGCGGCCTCAGGCTGCTGGACGTACTTGTCCTCTATCCAGTCGGACTCGCGGTGTATCGTCTCTCCCGTTGGCTCTCCAGTCTCCGGGTCGATCACGTCCTCGTCCCAATCCTCGTGGTGCGGAATATGGAGGACGAGTGGGATCGGGGCGTAGAGGGGATATCCGTTCTCGTCAGGCTTCGCGTAGTCTTTGTTGTACTTGATCATGGCAGGTCGAACCTTTCATTTCGCATTCGCAGACGAGTCTCCAGGATCCGTTTTTTACGAAACCGTCCATCCCTTCGCCTCCGCTATGGCAATCTCAGACGCTGTGAGTTTCGCCTTGTTTGCAGACCCAAGAGTCATTGTCTGCCCGCTGACAGAAGGGACCCAGTACATGATGTACAAGAGAGAGTCGTGACCGACGAGAGGAGAGCTGTCTAGCTTGAAGCTCACCTTCGGACCCTTTCCAAAATACGCGGTCGATCCTTCGACGCTCCCATCCGACGAGACCGTCTTGGAACCGATTATCGTCTCCAAGGCGTAGCAGTTGGCGAAAGTGTTGTTCCAATTGGTCATTGAACTACAGTTCCACCCAGATATATCGAGCGTCTTCAGGTAGTAGCACGAGCTGAACATGCCGTCTACAGACGTGCAGACAGACGTCTCGAACAAATTGCTCAAGTCAAGGCTCTCTACTTTCGTGTTCGTGAACATTAATCCTGCATTCGTCACAAGCGGCAGCCTCAAAGACGATATGCCGACAATTTCGCGAAGGGCACAGCAATAACTGAAAAGGTTCCGGCAAGTCGAAGATACATGGCTCGTATCCCAGTCTGACATGTCAATCTTTGTCATGCTTGAACATGAGTTGAACATGTTGTTAATGTTAGTGACCCCAGACACATCCCAACTCGACAAGTCAAGCTCCAAAAGAGATGCGCAGTTGTCAAACATGGATTCCAAGCTATTGCAGTTAGACTTGACCATTCCGTCTGGAAGCGCCAGCTCGACAAGAGAAGAGCATCCTTTAAACATGGACGAGAACGATGCACACGATGAAAAGTCCCAGCTCGAAACGTCTATCCTCCTCGTCTTGCAGTTTTGGAAGAAGGCTGTGGCTCCATTGACGGACGTGAACACAGGAGGACGGCCGATCTTGAACGACCGTACTGAAGCCGTCTCGTAGAACATCGCGTTGTATGTCCGAATCTCGATGCCGCCTGCAACAAATCTAGCCAACGCCTTCCACCCGGACGTGTCATGACTCGCGTCGTGGAACGTATGCTCAGGAGCGTGCACCCACAGCTGCCCAGAGTAGTTGTAAGGGCCAAAGCATGGCTCAGGGACTCGAGTGTCTGCGGCGGAAGTGTACGATATGATCCAGAACGGTCTACCATAGTCTAGGGGCTCGATAGACCTGTCGCTCGAAGTGATGGCCTTCTCTGCCGTGTGAAGGCCATCAGACACTCTGACGTAAACAGGCATGTACGAGTCGTTGCGGAACGTGTACTCCGTTGCGCCTCCTCCAGGAGGGCCTGGATTGCAGAGCATTATCCACTTCTTTGTCGCGCCAGCATCAATGGCTGCCTGCGGAGTAACGTCCTGCGAGAGGACAGCCTCGATGTCAGGCCATGAGTCAGGCTTGCACCAGTCTTCGTGCTTGTTTGCCATCATACTTCTCGCTCCTATCTTCCCAAGTGTCATGGCAGGTTGAACCTCACTTTGTCGATTGCGCAGTTGTGGGCGATCTCGTCGGCGGTGAGCACGTGGTCATAGACCGACAGACGCATGACGCGAGCACCAGATGATAGGGAAAACGAGCATATCGCGTTATCCCCAAACACGCGCCCTCTTAGATCGTTAGCGAAACGGTCATACATTTGGCTGCGTGTATAAGCTGTTGTCGCAATGTTATTGCCGTCTATGTAACAACGACCGCGACTCTCTCTCCCAAGGGTGTCGCTCATCGTTGTGCCAACATATCCAAGGTTGCGATAATTGTCCGTCTGTATTTCATAATTCCCCATGCCTCCTGCAAGCATGCGAAGCATCGACAGACTATAGAACGCTCGCGCGCCGACATAATAACCGGGATAACTGCTCAATCCGTTTTCGCCAACCCACCAGACTGCCCCAACACCATACGCCCCTTCGCCCATGTGTCCCAAGTCCGCTACCATCTCAACGGACGTGCCGAGAGTGTCATCGCCGCATTCGGCATATCCGTGAGACGCTATAGCACCTGCGAGGCCGCGCAATTCCATGTTCGCGGAGCATGTAATGTATGTGTCGCCAAAGACCGCAGTACCAGAATAAGCTGCCAACTCCAGCCTATTGACTAGGTCGATCCACGTCGTTGCCGCCGGGTCATGCGTCTTCCACCCCGCGTTCTCGATGCCGTCCCACATCGCGACGAGCCCGTCCTGCACGTAGTCTTTCGCGGTCTTCTTCTGTGACTTCATGAAGTAAAGCCCCATGACCGGCACAGACGTCACGCCGCCTGAAGCTGACCTTGATCCGCTCACGATCCGGCCTCCTGCTTCTCGACGACCTGCTTCACGACCTTCCACGCAGGCTTGGCGGACGTCCCGAACGCCGTCATCGTGAAGTACAGCTCGCATTTCTCCCCGCCTTCGAACGTCAGTATGTCGGTCAGGAGATTCTGGCCTTCTGGAGTAAACACGTCGAAAGAAGTCCCGAACCCGTTCAGCGTGGCCGTCGCGCTGTCCGAAGCGTTCGCCGAGTTGTCCACGTCGAGCACGAAGTCTCCGACCTTTCCGCCTGGCACGGACGGCATGTCGAAAGCCTGCGTAGTCGTTCCTGACGCGAACGCGTAGAGGTTCACCCTCTCGCACGACAGCGAGACCGAAGATGCGGAAGACATGTCGTACCCTTGGATCCACAGCGTCTCGCCGCCGGCAGACACGACCTCAAGGCGCCCGTCCGACCTTATGTCAAGGGTCGCGTCCGGAGACGTCATGTCGACGTACTCCCAGTTCGAGGCACCCGTCCACTCGCCTGCGACTGCCACGGCCGTCTTGCACCTGTAGAGCGATCCTCCGTAAGTAACGTACTCTCCAACCAGATACGTGAGGGAATCGCTAAACGGAGGAGCCGCGGAAGAGGCGTCGAGCTTCCCGTCGAGAACGGCCGGGTCTATGCTTCCCCCGTTCGTGATGTCGGCCGCATGGAACACTCCGGGGGCGACCTCCGTAAAGCGGTAGAGATACGTCCCCGCCGCGAACGTGCCAGGCGGCGCGCCCGCCGAGTCCCAACTATCGCCCTGCGCGACGGCCCACGTCACCACGCTCGTCGCGCTCACAGACAGCCGCACCAACAGGTCGCGCGAATGGCCCGGATTCGCCGGAGGAAGCGTCAGCATCGTGGTTGTCGATACGGGAACCGCGTTCACAGCGCGGTCGGCGAGATGGTCGGGGAGAGACGCGCGAGTGGCGGTAATATGACGAGATTCATACTGAAACATCACAGACAAATCGTTCTCGTGTGATTCATCGTACCACGAATCGCTGACAAAATCTTTCTGTATGGAATCTTCGGCAATCACGAGCTGCCACCAATACGTTTCTCCGCTATTCCTGAAAGTCGGGCCGCTGTATATCGTCTCGTTTTCGCTAAGGCCGCTTACCGTCCATTCGCCCGGCACGACGAGCGCGTAGGGAAGCGCGTCCGCGTCCGCCTTCAGCGCGAGCGCCGCGTTCACCTCGCTCGCATTCGCCTTCCCGCTCACGTCCTGGTGCGCCGTCAGCACCGTCGCGCTCGTTCCGTCCTTCAGCCGTATCGTCGTCTTGTCCGCGTCCGCGCCGGTCCCGGGCGTCACGGACATCTCGCTCCTGTTCGCCTTGCCGCCGAGCGCGACGACCAGCCCGGTCACGTCGCTCATCCCGTGCACGTGCGACCCGGGCGGGAACGTGTCCGGCTTGTTCAGTATCCGCGCCTTCCCTTCCGTCGCGTTCCAGTCGGCGTTCACCTGCTCGGCGGGGATGGCCAGCGTCACCGCGCCCGTCTGCCCGTTGACGCTCGTCACCGGCGACGCCGCGATCTCGACGTACTGAGACCCGCTCCAGCGGTACGTCCTGTTCGTGTCCCGCGCGACGTAGATCTTGCCCGTCTCCCCGCTCCCGGGGAAGCCGCTCAGCGCGGAATACTCCAGCACGTCGTCCACGTAGGACGGGAGGAGCGAGGACTTTATCCGGCCCCCGTCGAACAGGCCGGAGGGCTGCACGGCCGAGTCGGCCTTGCCGAGGCTCTCCTGGACGGCCACGGCGAGGGCGGCCTTCGCGATGCCGGACGCGGGGGCGAACGTCCCGGACTCGACGATCCGGGCCAAGAAGGGCGCGAAAAGGTCGAGGTCGAGGAGCGCCCGGTCCAGGACGGACCTCACGTAAGGCCCGATGTCCACATTGCCGAAGCGGTCCGGAACCTCGCCGGACACGGACATGACGGGCATCACGGGCGCGACGGGGACGAGGACGGGAGGGGCCACGACGGGCACCGAGCTCGCCGGGGGAGGCGGGGAGAACGGGGCGCACGCGCGGGGAACGGACCCCGCGCCGCAGGGTATCTGGCATCTGTCGCTGTCTGTCACGGCGGTATCCTCTCGATGGAGGCCCTCCCTCCGAGAGCCGGGGACAATTATACCACGGCCCCGCGAACCGCGCAAGCGAAGTTGCGCGAGGCTCCGACCTTTGGTAGAATACGCGCGTCCCACAAGCACGAACACCGCGGGGAAATCCTATGGAAAGCAAGACCACAGACATCGGCAAGGCGGCGCAAGCCAGGGCCTGGCTGGACATGGCGCAGTCGAAATGGCGCCTGCAGACGATGCAGCACCGGTCGAGGTACAACCCGAAGACCGGGGAGTACCGGCAGCTGCCGACGAGGATCAGGAGGTTCCTGAACGGGACCCCGGTGGGGATGAAGTCCGAGGTCCTGGCGATCCTGAAGGAGTCCGCGCCGTACAGGTCCCCGGTGTTCGACTGCGAGACCGACGAGGGGCTCTCGTACGTCCCGACGAACACGTTCATCCGCAAGGACGGCGTCGAGCACACGACGGGCGGGAAGGACCCCACGTACACGATAATCCAGGACCTGCTCCTCGACGACGGGCTCGGGGACGCGTACTCGTTCGGCGACGAGTCGTCGTGCTCGCAGCTGGGGGAGACCGAGTACCACTGGGACGAGCCGTCGGTGATGGACTGCCCGGACGGGTCGCAGGGCGTCAGCTACCAGATAACGGACATCAGCCGGGACAGGGAGTCGGACCTCTTCTCGTACCGCGTGAGGCGCGTCCAGGCGCTCACCGTGCACGTGCAGCCCCAGGTCGTGGAGTGCGACCGGCGCAAGAGGGTGACCGTCGAGACGTGGGACAACGTCTACGGGGAGCCCGGCGCGTTCAGGCAGGACCCGGCCAGGGGAGGCTCGGCGCCGATAGCGACGCCGGCCCCGTGCTCGCAGCCGGACGGGACGGCCGTCAAGGTGGACGTGTACCGCAACCCCGACTGCACGTACAGGCTGACCGTCCAGACGGTCGAGGCGAAGACGGACGACCCGGCGCAGTTCTCCGTCTACATGGACCAGTACAAGAAGAACGAGTCCGTGCGCGTGGCGAACGCGGCCAGCGGCCTCCCGAGGCTCGGGACGGACTACTCCGGCGGCGTCATGACGAGATACACGTCGGAGCGGAACGAGGACGGGACGTGGAACAACACGACCGAGAAGGAGACCGAGCGCGAGGTCGTGTCGTCGACCGTGGAGCATAGGATCACGCCGAGGGGCACCGTGAGGATCGTCACGGACACGAACCAGACGTCGGCCGCGAGCAGGATCTCGACGGCGTTCGGGTCGTGGAAGTACACGAAGACCCCGGGCGGGCGCTACACGAACGAGTACGTCGAATACGTGAGGAACCGGACCGACAGGTCCGGGCTGGTCTGCTCGGACACGGCGTTCGTGAAGACGCACGAGGACCGGAGCGGGGCCGCCGGGCTCCCGGGCGCGTCGGCCCACGTGGCGGCCGCGTCCGGCGGGCTGGTGACCACGTGGACCTACGACACGGACTCGGAGGGGTTCGTGACGAAGAGCGTCCGGACCGAGCAGGAGCACACCGTCCTCAACGCGACGAGACGGAAGTCCTCCGGGCTGCTCGGCACGACGGTCGGATTCCAGCACAGGAGCGTGACCAAGACCGTCGCCGACGGGATCCTCGCGGGGGCCGGGACCGGGACGACGGTCGAGATGAAGCTCACGAACGGTAACCTGTGGGACGTGGACGTCCAGAGCTTCGCCAAGCTGGCCGGGGGCAACCTCGGGCTCTCGTGCGAGAAGACCGTGTTCCAGCACGCGCACGAGGCGTCCGAGGGAGCCTCCGCGATACCCCCCGACGTCCACGCCGACGCGGCGGGGGGCGGCCACACGTACAGGCGGTCGTACTCCGTCGACCCGTCGACGGGCGCGATAACCGTCAGGAGCCAGGACACGGAGGAGATCTACGTCCAGCAGTCGAGGAGGACGACGAGGGTCACGGCTCGGGGGACGGAGACGAGGACGACGTCGTCCAACGCGACGGACCGGCCGGCCGACGCCTCGGCGCCGGGCACGACGGTGGAGTGGGAGCTGACCCCCGGAGGCCGGTACAACGTGACGACGGTCACGACCGCGCCGAAGGCCGGGTTCACGGGGGCCGGGTGCGAGCAGGACGCGTTCGTGCACACGGACAGCGAGACGAAGACGTCCGCGGACGCGCCTTCCGGGCACGTGCCGGGAGGATCGGGCGGAACGTACTCGGAGCGGACGGCCAGGCTCGGGGACGACGGGCTGTGGGAGATCTCGACGGCCACGCACAACGAGAAGGCGTCCGTGGCCAACGGGACGGACGTGACGGTGACCGCGAGAGGGACGCGCAGGACCGTGAAGACGAGGAGCACGTCGGCGAAGACGGTGTCCTCCGTCGGGAGCTCGGCCAGGAACACGCGGACGAGGGGCGGGCTGTACGACACGGAGGTGACGACGTTCACCCCGAGGGCCGGAAACTCGGGGGTCAGCAGGTCGGTCGACGCGTACGTGTCGTCGGACGGGACGACGAGCATGTCGGCGGGCCCGAACCTCAACCTGGCCGGATCGGGCTCCGGGGGCATGTACTCGGAAGGGACGGCGAGGCTGGGGGACGACGGGGTGTGGGAGAACACGGTCGTCGACCACCAGGAGAAGCCCGCGTTCCTCGGCGAGGACGTCGTCGTCACGGCGAGGGGAATGCGCAGGACCGTGAAGAACAGGCAGGCCGACGGGACAAGCGGCCTGACGGCGGACGACGCGGGCCGGTCGTTCCGGTCGACGCTGACGAGGGGCGGCCTGTTCGACGCCGAGGACACGACGTTCGCGCCGAGAGAATCGGAATCCGGGAAAAGCAAGTCGGAAGACGCGTTCCTCAAGTCGGACGGGTCGACGTCGCTGGCCAGGACCGGAAACATAACCCTGAACGGCACGGGCACGGGCGGGCTGTACTCGGAGGGATCGTCCAGGCTGGGCGACGACGGCCTGTGGGAAAAGACGACGGCCGACCACCGGGAGAAGACCGTCCCCAAGCAGCGGGTCGAGGAACGCGTGACGAGATACGGGATGGTGACCCGCGAGACCGACGTGCAGACGGACGGCACGGGCCAGGCCCTCCAGGCGACGACGGCGAACATCGGGAAGGAGCGCGTCGTCGAGAGGACGAGGGGAGGGCGGAACAACGTCACGACGACGAAGGTCGAGGCCCTGGACGGGGAGACGGAGGTCTCCTGCGAGAAGACGGCGTTCCTCCACACGCACGTGACGACGGAACTCATGAGGCAGAAGTCATTCGGCCACGTGGACGCCGCCGCCGACGGAACGTACCTTGAGGAGACGTGGCGGATAACCGACGTGGGGACGTGGGAAAAAAGGAAGGCGGAGAGGACCGAGGAAACGCCAAGCCTCAAGATCCGGCAGTACGAGGACGCGTTCGGGAAGACGGACGTGCACGAGGGCTTCTCGGTCAGAACCGAGGACGGGGACCAGGGAGGAAAGGCCTACTCCAGCGAAAAGCAGATCCGGTACGTCGAGTCCACCATGACGAACGGGAAGATGTACAACGTCCGCACGACGACGGAGACCCCGGAGCTGGTGGACTCCGGGTGGCTGCACACGGAGCGGAACGTGAGCGACGGCCTGTCGGTGTACTACGACTTCCGGGTGTTCCGCAACGCGAAGAAGAGCCTGGTCAGGGGGATCCTCGAGGAGGTCAACGGAAGAGTCGGTCGCTACCGGGGCGACAACGGGTCCCTCGCGACACACCCCAGCGTGAGCGTCGCCCCGAACAAGTTCGGCCTGTGGGACGGGACGGTCGGGATCACGACGACGTTCACGCCGAAGGCGTGGTCATCCGGCGGCTCCGTCGCCAAGGACAACTGGGAGCAGAAGGTGAAGATCAAGTCCGTCAGCTTCATCCCCATCGGAAACTCCAAGCTCCTGAAGGTCGTCACGACGGACACCCACCTGAGGGGAGGCGGCGTCGGGCAGGACAGGCTCAAGGCGCTCACGGCGAGCGGCGTCATCAAGGGGTCGCAGTTCTCGTACCATCCCGGCGGGCAGGCGTTCTCGTACGACCTCATAACCGCGACGTCGAGCAAGGGCGTCATCATCGACATGCCCGGCGCGACCGAGAAGGAAATCTGGAACGGGCAGTAGGAAGGAGGCTGGAGAGATGCTGATACCTGAAGGAGCAAGCACGCCGGCGGCGGAGGGGTTCTTCATCCCTCCGATCGGCGGGGGAGGAGACTCGGTCACGTTCATGGGAGGGGGAGGAAGCGGCTCCGGCGCGTTCGACATCGAGGGCGGCAAGGTCGTCAGGTGCGGGCTCATGTTCGGGAGAAAGTGGCTGAAGTGCGAAGACAAGGAGCTCGGCGTCCTCAAGAACGGGAACGCCCCGGCCGGCGTCATATACGCGACCGTGTCCCACGGGGGAGAGACGGCGGCCGAGCTGTCCGTCAACGCCGGGACGAGCCTGCCGGACAGCACGCTCGACGCGTCGCACCGCCTCCTCTACGCCGCGGAGGGGAGCAGCGGGGCGAAGTTCTGGGCGGACTACAGGAGCTGCATCACGGTCATGTCGATGGACTGACGGCCGCCCACGTCTTCCTCCTGGCGACCCCGGCCGCCGCGTTCGCGGCCGACAACGCCTGAAACACCCCTCCGAACGCGTCCCCGTGCCCGTCCGGGGTCCCGCGCAGCGCCTCCAGCAACGCGTCCACGGCCCCCTCCGCCGCGTCCACGGCCCCCTCCGCCGCGTCCACGGCCCCTTCCGCGCCGGACGAGCAGGAACGCGCCTCCCCCTCCGCGCCGGACAGCGCCTCGTCCGCGCCGGACAGCGCCTCGTCAGCGGCGCCCGACAGACCGGTCCCCGGCTCGTCCCCGTCCGGGGGCTCGCCGGCCCCGTCCAGGGCGCTCCCGAGGTCCCCTATCGCGGCCTCGAGCGCGTCGAGCGCGGCGGCGGCGTCCTCCAGCGACGCCTCTTCCAGGCCGACGAGGCCGTCGAGCCTCGAGCGCGCGGCGGCGACGGCCTCCGTCCACGTGGCCACGACGTCTCGCGCGGCCGCGACGGCGGCCTCGAGGGAGGACCTGGACGGATCGTCGGGAGGGACCGACGCCAGCTCCGTCTCCGCGGCCTCGAGCGCCTCCCGCGCGTCCTCGAGCTCCGTCTCCGCGGCCTCGAGCGCCTCCCGCGCGTCCCGCAGCTCGTCGGCGTACGCGGACTCTCCCGTCTCCAGGACCGTCTCCAGCGTCTCCAGGAGGCCCCGCAGCTCCTCGAGCTCGGCCGCCGCGGCCTCGAGGCCGTTGTCGGCGGACGCCTTCCTCCGCGAGGCCGCGGACAGCCTCCCCCTCAGCAGCGCGAGCTTCCTGGCGAGCTTCGCGCACCCGGACGCCTGGCCCTTCGGCTCCGGCGGATCGTCCGTGTCGAAGTCCCACTCCACGGACAGGAACAGCCTCGCGGAGACGACGCGCACGACGTGTCCCTCGGCGCCGCCGTGTTCTTCGCCGGACTCGACCGTGTTGCTGAAGTAGACGCCGTCCTCGCTCGTGCTCCTGGCCTTCTCGTACGAGTCGCAGGCGCCGGGAAAATACGGCTTCGCGCCGGACGGAACGGCGCCGAGGCCGGCCCACGAGACGGCTCCGTCCAGCGTCCCGTTCCCGAGGTCGACGGACCCTAGCCTCACGACGGTCATCTTCCGGTGCGACGTCCTCGACATGGAGGCGTCGACCGACTCCGTGTTCGCGACGAGGTCGGCCTCGCGGCGGTACCGTCCGTCGCCGTCTCTGGCGACCGCCTCCACGTCGAGGAAGGCGATCAGCTCGGCGGACCTCGCCCACGCCGCCACGTCGGGGGAGACGAGGAGGTCCGCGTCGTCCGGGACCCACCCGTCGGCGTCGTCCCCCTCGTACCCGTAGACGCTCGCGGTCCGCTGGCCGTCGTCGTACACGGTCTCGCTGCGGGTCTCGCCGCCCAGGCGGAGCGACGGGTACGGGTCCTCGTGGGAAGCGTCCCTGTCCCTCAGCAGCACGATCCCGGTCGCGGAGAACTCGGTGGGACCGCGGGTGTACGCGTACGAGCTCACGGAAACGTAGGCTTCGGTGTCGGAAAACGGGTCGTCCCCGCCGTACGATTCGGACGACCGGGAGTCGACGGTGGACCGCTCGACGGCCGAGCCGGGAACGGAAAGGTCTATGCGGCCGACACCGAGAAGTTCCCCGAAGGTGCCGAGAAAAGACCCGGCTTCCCGGATCTCCTCGGTCGTGGACCACGAAGAGTAGCTGGAGTCGTCGCCCACAAACGAGCTCCTGTACTTCTCGCTGTCGGTCCGGGAGTACGACACGTGCGCGAACAGCTTGCAGCCGGTTACCTCCGTCACCGTCCTGGTCATCTTGTCGAGCATGCCGGACACGTTGGACGGCTCGCACGGGCACGCCACGGGGTACGGTCTCCCGGGATCCGGCCGGCGGCTCTCGAAGATGGAGCCGGCAAACGGGTTGTACGGCCTGGGGGAATCCTCGGTCTCGTTCCCGGCCGGCATCGTCCTCACGGCCAGGAGGGTCCACGGCGGGGGAGCCGGCTGCGCCCGGCAGAACGCCGCCAGCTGCCTCCCGAACGGCGTGCCCGACAGGTAGGAGGGGATCTTCGGGAATCCCCACGCCGACCAGCACGTCGGCCTTCCGTCCCAGTCCGGGGACGGATGGAGCGACCCGCCGCCGTACGTCCCCACGCCTCCGCGCTCCGGGGCCGGAGGGTCGACGTGCAGCCCGACGTGGACCGCGCCATAATACTCGAAGCCGGATTTTCCGTGGCGGTTGAAGAGCGACGGCAGTCCGGGGAGATAGCTTTCTTCCTCCCCCTCCTCTCCCTCTTCCTCCCCTTCGCTCCCTTCGTTCCCCCCGGAGCGGTACGTTCCCTCGGCGTCGTCGAAGTTGGCGTCCGGTCTCCACGGGAACCCGAAGGAACCCGACAGCGACGTGAGGCCGGTCAGCCGAAGGTACCGGACGGTCCTGACCTCGCCGCCGGGATTCCCGGCCGTCGCGGTCCCCTCCTTCACGTACCCCTTCTCGGCGAACTCCCCGTACTCGCCGTAGCCCGGCCTCAGGGCCGCGGGGGACCTCGAGAAGTACGCCGTCCGGTCGACGTATCGCGCGGAGGCCGGGTCCCACACGGGCACCGCCACAGCGACCGGCGCGTCGTCCGCCCGGAAGTCCCCCAGCAGCCTGAACACGGGAAGGAAGCTCCACGGGCCCATCGGGGTCACGGAGACCTCCGACGAGTCGCGTCCCGAGATGGTTCGCCGCTCCGACCCGTTTTCGGTCACCTTGTAGCTCATCGACGACGTCTCCGTCGCGCTCCCGGACGCGGTCTTGCCGGACGGGTCCGCGTCGTCCGGATCCCTGAACCAGTTCGCCCCGACGGCGCCGCCCATCGCGACGCCCGCCACCAGCCCGCCGAGATCCGCCGCGTGGCAGACGACGTCGAACGTCCCGTACCGGGGGACCGCCCTGTACTTCTCTTCAGCCTCGCCCCCGGCCTCGCCCCCGGCCTCGCCTTCCTCCTCTTCCTCCCCGTCCGCCGGAACCCACAGCCGTTCCCCGGTCGGAAGCAACGTGGTCTGTCCGGGCAGGGCCCACCCCGGCTCGCAGAAAGCCGGGTCGCCGTCCCACCAGTTGCAGGCCAGGGCGGGCGCTCTCGTCCTCGGGACGTGGCGCAAGACGGAATACGCGCCCTTCCTGTCCGCCAGGTAGTCCGTCGGCATCTGCGCCGACATCGCCGCCAGCACCTCCCTGCGGCGCAGGTACCGCTCCCAGAGCCACTCCCACGACGTCCGCTCGAAGACCCTCGCGGGGGACTCGCCGCCGTAGGCGTCCCTGGTCCCCAGGGGCTCCGAGGGGTTCACGAAGTAGAAGTTCGACCTGGACGCCTTGGTTGCCATGGGACGGATTATACCACAATTCCCCGCGTCCCGTCCACGGGGCGGGGACCCTCCTGTGCGTGCCTTTATATCGGGACGACGGGCCGACATGGAAAATCGCGAAATCGCGCTCTCGTCGGCACTCCTCGCACGCGGCGCGCGACGGCCCCTCCCCCGGCGTGTGCGGCGGGCAACCGGTGCAGACCGCCCTCCCCACCCCGGTGAACGGAACGGAACGGAGCCGCCCGCCGAGCCGCCGCTGCGGAGCCCGGGGGAGACATCGTTTATTTTATCCTTGGTTGCGCAACAGCGCAGAAAGGAGCCGGTACCCATGACGTACCAAGTCTTTCCAGACGGCACGGTGGTTATAATCCGCCGGGCCTAGTCCCCTTCCCCGAGCCCGAGTGGGTTCGGGGTTTATTTTATCCTTAATTGCGCGGAGAGAATCTGCGCGTCGTTCGTGCTGTCCTGCGTCTCAAGTCGAGATGCACACGAAACGACGCGCAGCACAGCTCAAGAGCGCATCGTTATGATGAACGAGTCCATCCCCACCCCGGAGTCCCCCGTCGCGGCCACCGCGTTTGGAGCCGAAGTCACCGAAACGCCGAAGCGCGTCAAGAAGACTTTCGCGCTCGACGACCCTGGCTTCACCCGCGAGGCTCCGCGCACGAACATCACACTCAAGATGGTGTTTAAGTGCGTGCTGTCCGGCAAGGGCAAGCCGTACTTCCGCTGCCCGGATACCGAGAACGGCACCGTCATGGTGTGCCCGAAGGACACGCCCGACGGCCTGATCGGGAAGTGCGGGTACCTCACGATCGGATGCCTTCCTGGTACCGTATTCGAGGAGTCGGACAGGGTCGCCGGAGCCGTGATGCCGTCCAAGCCGGTCACGTTCGTGTCGTTCCGCGACTAGCCGCCCCAGCCCCGTCGCGCCTCGTGCGCGGCGGGGTTTTCTTTATTTCATCCTCGACTGCGCCGGAATCCGCGCTGTCCTGCGTCCCGCGACTGGGACGCACGCGAGATGAAGACGCCTTGCCGAAAGGAGCAAGCCTATGTCGATCCCCCGTAAGTACAAGTCGTTTTCGGATGTAAAGACAGGCGATGTCGTGTACATCGCCTGGTTCATCGCATCCGAGAACGGAGGACGCGAACCGTACGCCCCGAAGCTGGTCGTCCACGGGACGGACATGCTGGGCAATGTCGCCGTGCGCGACGCACGGCATACGGACCGCACATGGTACGACGGCGGCTGCGAGTGGACGCCGTTATGGCTGGCGCTGTACGCGACGCGCGAAGACGCGATCGCCGCACTAGAGCATGCCGCAAGCCACGGCGAAGTGTAGCCGCCTGCCCCGTCGCGCCTCGTGCGCGGCGGGGCCTTTTTCGCGTCGGGGAGAGACCGGTGTGGACCGCCCTCCCCGCCCGGTCTCCGGCTTGGGGAGCCTGGGGCTACCGGTTCCGGCCCGTCGGAACCCGCATGTTAGGGTGGCTACCTGTCCGTTCGAGGTTCGGAACCGCGTGTCGGGGTGGCCACCTGCGACCGGTTCCGCCCGCCCACCCCACCCGCTCCAGGGCCCGCCGGAGCCACCGCCGCCGAGCCCCCACTTCCAACTCCCATTTATTTTATCCTTGGTTGCGCCACCGGGCTGGAAGCGCGTTTGTTCGTGTCCCGAGGTCGGGACGCGGCGCGTGGAAGCCTGGGAAGCGCAGTATAGGAGTCGTTATGAAGGATGAAAAGATCGAGGTGAACGAGAACGCAGTCGAGACGAAGGCCGTCGAGACGAAGGCCGTGGCCGTGGCGGCCGAGGAGTTCGAGGAGTACGGGTCTATCGAGGTGACGGGCAACTTCCGCGGGTTCTGGAGGGATGTCCCGGTCCGCGACGAGGCCGGCAACCCGACGCTGGACGAGAACGGCGTACCGGTGAAGCGTCGCCAGTTCAAGATCTCGAGGACGGTCAAGCTGAACGACAAGCCCGTGCGGCAGACGGCGTGGCTCTCGGAGGCGGACGCGAAGGCGCACAAGCTCGAGGACGGGGTCAAGTACAACCTGACCTTGTCTGTCGGGGAGAACCTGACGCCGTCGAAGGGCAACGGACGCGACGGGTACCTGGACGAGTACGCGTTCGCGGACGCGACGATCGTGAGCGTCAACTCGAAGTAGGCCAGTCGCCCGGGGCCCCGGGGATCCGCGAGGACAGCGCGGGTTCCCGGGGTTTTGCTTCGGTTCCTCGGGTTCCTTCGGGTTCCCGGGGTTTTTTTTTTCCGCTCCGCCCGACCGGTCGTCGAAGGGTAGGGTGGCTACCATGTGCTATAATTGCAAAAATGGGCATTTTTGGCGCCACGGGAGGGTTTGGCGTGATGTTATGTCAACTAGCGAATTTAGAGTTTTCTAGTTGCGCATACTTCACGCGGGGATTTGGCGCGAAAGCGCCCAAGTTTCCCTATGTGTCCGCTCATCCCGCTATTTTCTACTATATATTATTTCTTAAGAGTGAAAAAATATATATAAATAAGAGTATAAGAGAGTAAAAAGCACCTATAAGAGAATAAGATTTTTTTTTCGATAGAATTTTCAGTACTGCCACAACGAATAAAATAAACGAATATCTTGGCAAGGTGTAGAGCGATAGTACATTTTCCGTGATTCATGAAATGCGCATATAGAGATTTCCGAATTGTCTCGGACGAGCTGTACGAATTGCAGTTTTGAGCACGGCAACCGATCCTTTACCCCACACCACATTTCACTTCCCATTTATTTTATCCTTAATTGCGGGCTTGTCTCGGGGCGATGTCATGGGTCGTCTCGAGGCTTGTCCGCTTCGATTTTGGATGTCGACCGGAAAGGAACGGACAGATGGCTGTTCGCAAACCGACCCCAGCGGAAACCCGCGACCGCAGGTTCGGCCGCAAGATCGCGAAGATCGTCGCGCGCGAGCGCGAAAAGGCGTTCGCGGAGGGCGCCAATGCGGCTTGGCGCGCCTCGCAAAACCTGCGTCTCGAAGCGCTCGAGACGCTCGCGGCCGACCCCGGCTCCAAGTGGTCGTCGGCGTACGTGCGCCGCCTCGCGATCCTCGAGCGCTGCGACGAGGTCCTGGCGCTTCACCGCGCCGAGGCCGTCGCAAAGGCCGAGGGCCGCCGCGGCACGGTCGAGCCCGCGCTCGTCCGCGGACCTTTATGATTTCCAACGCCCGAAAGGGCAGGCCAAGGTTCCCGCGGAGACCTTGGCTACCGCGTAAGCCCGCGATTAAAAAAGGAACTAGACGATGAAAATGGATTCTTTCTTCGGCGACAACGCCGAAATCGACATGGACGAGCTCCGCGAAGGGGCTGCCACGGCGAGATTGCTGACGGTGATGTCGGCGACCTCGTACGAGGCGCTTCTGCGTCTCAAGGCCCGAAAAGACCTGCCGCTCCCGGTGCGCCTCGCCGCTTGCGAGGGCGTGGCGGAGTTCACGGAACGGACAGGTGCGGGAAAGCGCACCTGGCCGATGCGCCGCTGGGTCGACGAGGCCCTGCGCTCGATGATGGACGAGGCCGAGAGAAGGACACCATGATGAGATTCAAGGTGACGGCGGTCCGCGAACCGCGGTACGTCGAGTACAACGACTGGGACGGCAACTACGTCGTCCCTGGCTTCGCGCTCCTGCGCTCGGTCGAGCCCGTCCCCGTGGAGAAGCTGCCGGGCGCCGGGCTGAAGCAGTACGGGCACGAGACGGCGTTCGTCGCCGTCCGCATGCCGCTGAGGGACTTCCGGAGGTTCCTCGGCCCGCTGAGGAAGGGAGACCTCGTCGACCTTCCCGACGGGTGGCTGACGTTCCGGCACCGCTGGAACTCAGACAGAAAGCAGGGGCTTTGCCATGCCCGGATAAGCCCGGGCAACCTTGCGTCCTTCCCGTCCGCCTAGGGGCGGCGAAGGACGCGATTCCTCGGGCAGTCGACGTTCGCCGGCTTCATGACTGCATGCCAAAAAGAAAAGCCGGACGACTTGCCGCCGTTAGCGGCCTTCGACTTTGGACACGGCACGGGTCCGCCGAGGCGGAAGGTTCGACTCCTTCCCGGCGGAGAATGGTGGTAGTCGAGGCGAGGGGACCCACTTACCCGACCCGAGGCCGGCCGGTGGCGCAGCGGCAGCGCGCGTGCGGCGTGCCGTGTCCTTTTCCCTCTTCAATCAACCGAATAAATGAAAGGAAAGCCAATGCTGACAAAAGAAATGCTGGAAGCGCCGGCCACGATACACGCGCCCGTGACGCTGACGGAGAACCACGTGATCCACGTGGACGTGGACAAGTTCTTCCGCGACAGGTTCGTCGCGCACGACACGGTGGCGACGATCGAGAAGGAGTACTACTCCGGCGGGGCGCGACCCCTCGTCGAGACCGAAGCGTCGAATCCGACGTACCTCGCGAGGTTCATGTCCACGATAGCCGCCTTCCACGCGGCCGTTCGCGCGCCGATTACGGAGACGTGGAAGGGCCCCGGAGTGTACAGGGTGGCCGTGGAGTACGGCCTGTCGCAGTCGCAGGACTGGGACAAGCTCGACGACATCCTCGTGACCGCAAAGCGGATACGGGATCTGCCGTATTGACAACTTCGCCAGACCCGCAACACGCGTCTGGACGCTCGGGGAGCCGACGTGCGGTGGCGCGACGTCGGCCCGGAAAGTCGTCACCGACAGAAGACGCCGGGGCCAGCAGGACCCCGTGAAAGGCCTGCGCAAGGCGGTGGGAGCCCGCTTGCGCCTCTCAGGGAAAGCCCGGCGCCGGGCAGGCGGTTCGAGTCCGCGGAGGCGCATCCTTGATTTTGGCCGGGATTCCGCTAACGGTACCTAATGCGGGGAGATTCCGGCCTTTTCGATTTCCTTCCCGTCCGGAAGGGACAGGAGCCGCGAGGACCCCGCGGCGCCGGCCATGTGAGCCTGAAACCACGGCAAGCGCCTCCGCGAGGGGGTTCCGTCGATACGGTCGACGGCGCATGACAGGCTAAAATTGCACTCGTGCCGCCCAGGGACGGTACATCCTGAAGGCGGGAAAGACGGATCCAGTCAGCCACGGACAAGTGCGTCTCCGTGCAACTTTTCATGCAGACCGATGAACCCAGCCGGCCGGACGCGGCACGGAGGCGGAGGTCTGCGCCGGGAGCTATTTGACCTCACGAAAGGAGAACATGATGGACAGGATGATAAAGTTCGAGCGCGTAAAGCAGATCGCGCTCGAGGACGTCCGGGCGATCTCGGACAGGCTCGGCGCAGGCGGAGGGTCGTTATGGTCTTCCGCGGCCCGTGCGCTGGTCGCCGCCATGAAGACGTACGTAGACGGCAAGCCGATCCGCGCCCGCCGCGTTGCGCTGATGATCCAGGACAAGGTTCGCGAGTTCATCCGCGGGCTCGACGTGCGCCGCGTCGGCGAGCTGATGGAGCTGATCCCGAAGGGCCTGGACGACAGGCTCCCGAGGTGGCTCTACGGCCCCGTGGACGCGTATCTCGAGGACGAGGGCTGGGTCCTCGTGCCGGGAGCCGCGTAGACCGCCAGGATCCCGCGCGACGCGAAACGCGTGGGAAAGCGCAGGACCTGCCGCCCGATGCGGCGCGGCCGCTCGCGTGAACCGGGCCGCGGAAAGGGCCGACCTGCCGCCGTAAGCGGCTCCCGTTTACCCGCCGCGCAAGGAACCGGGCGGTTGGGAGGAGTGAACCGATGCGCCGCTCCAAAGTACTGAGCGCCGGAGTCAGCCACGTACCGCCATGCGGTTGCGTGCAACCTTTCCGAGGTTCCCGCGGGTGCGGGGACTTCATCGTAAAAACGCAACCGGAGAAAGAGATGACAAAGAAAAACCTAAAGGTCGGCGCCGCGTGGGCCCTGAACGCGTTCGTCGCCGCGGCGACGGCGCATTTCGCGGACTGCCCCGCCAAGGCGGCCCCATGGCTCGAGGCGGCGGAATACGTCCGCCCGGCCGTCGAGGCCGGCGACCGTCTCGCGACCCTGAAGGAGCTCAGGAAGCTCCCGACGTGGTCGCTCCAGTCCGTGGCCGAGGCCGCCGCGAAGATGCCGTTCCAGACGAAACGGTATCGCGCGATCGCGTCCGGGCTCGTGACCGAGTTCGAGCGCCGTCGCGCCAAGGCCGCGGGCCCCGCGAAGGAGGGTATCTGACATGGGTATCCTCTCGGACGCCACCGTGCTGGCGCTCATGAACCACCCCGAGACGGTCGAGCCCGACGACCTGCGCATGCAGGACGAGATCGGGTTCGAGGCCTTCATCGAGGCCTGGAGAAGGGGGATCCTGTGAGCGCGAAGTTCACGCGTGTAGTGGAGGCCCTGGAGCGAGACTCCGGGGTCTCCGCGAGGACCGCGAACTGCCTGAAGAGGCTTTGCGCGGAGTTCGCGACGGAAGACGACTTCTTCCGGGCGACGAGGGGGGACCTGATGAGGGTCTGGGCCAAGCTCGAGCCGAACTCGAAGAAGGGCCTCGGCCAGAGCCTGTTCGACGCCTTCTCGAAGGCGTCCGCGCTCTGGACGTCGTCCGACGTCGAGAAGGCCGCGAGCCTCCCGGACCCGCTCGCGAGGCCCGCCACGCAGGAGCTTCTCCTGTGGATGGCGAGCTTCCTGGAGTCCAACAAGGTCGAGCAGATGTCCTTCGGGCGGCTGCTCGACATCTGGGACCAGGTCCAGGAGGCGAAGAGGTGAGCCGCAGGAAGAATCCCCGGAAGCGCCCCTCGCGCACGAGGCGGCACCGCGAGTCGGTCGCCGCCAAGCGGCGGGCGCGCGCCTTCTGGGCGATGCGCAGGAAGATGGAGTCGGCCGAGCCGCCGGAGCCCGCGTGGTTCAGGATCGCGCGGATATGGGCCGTGGCCCTGGCGGCCGGGTACTTCGCATGGACAATCGTAAAGTGGGTAATGGAATAGAAGGAGAAAGACATGGCAGAAAGCAGGTTTGACAGGTACGTCCGCGAGACTCTCGCGGACGAGACGAAGGCGCGCCGCGACGAGCTCGAGGCCGCCGTCGAGAAGGCGGAGGCCGACCTCCTCGCAAAGGAGAAGGCCTTCCAGGAGATCTCGGACGAGGCGTGCGCCGAGGCCGACCGGAAGATCCGCGCCCTGGCGAGGAAGTGGGGATGGAAGACCGTCCCCGGCACGGAGGAGAGCCGGATCGTCGAGCCGTATTCCCTGAGAAACGGCCTCTCGAAGACGTTCGCCGATCTCCGCACCAGCTACGAACGCGTGAACGGCGTCTACGCGGACCGCTACGTCGGCGGCCCCGTGGCCGTCGCGCAGCGCAAGCTCGCCGAGTTCGACGAGGCCGTCGAGAAGGCCGCGCGCCGTCTCGTGGTCGTCAAGAAGGACCTCGGCATGAAGGCCGAGGCGTTCGACAAGGCGATGGCCGAGGCCGTCGCGAAGCTGCTCAAGTAAAAAGGACAAGAGGGATGAAGCGCATAATCAACGGTCGTCTCTGGGACGACGCTTTCATGAACGACGTCGGATCGCGGACCTTCGACAGGACCGACCCCGTGACGCAGGAGACCTGCACCTACCGCGAGGAGCTCAAGCGCGAGTACGTCCTCAAGGCGGGCCACACGCTCGAGGACACCTGGGTCAAGGACAGCTACAGCCGCAGGATCGTGAAGGACAACTGCGACCTCACGAAGGGCCAGTTCGTCCTCAAGCTCTCGCGGGGCTGGAGCGACGGCACGTTCATCCTGCTCACGGACGACGAGGCCCGGAGCTGGCTCGAGAAGTGGCGCCCCGACGACATCGACGGCTACGAGGAGGTGTTCGGACGGGCGAAGAACCCGTGGACCGACGACGGCACCGTGAAGCTCGTCGAGCAGGCGGAGAGCCGCCTCTCCTCGATGAAGTGGGACAAGGAGCGCGCCGAGGAGCGCGCGAACAAGGCCGAGGCCGAGATCGCGCAGCTCAAGGCCGAGCTCGGGGACGTCCGGGACGCTCTTGCCGCGGCGAACGCGGCGAAGCGGGCCGCGGGGGACATGATCTCCGGGGTCTCCGCGAAGCCGGAGGTCTTCTGACATGGCCGATACGATCGATGAAAATCTGCACGAGCAGGTGAAGACGATCGTGGACGAGCTGGAGGCCGCGGCCTCCGGCTCGCTCTACGAGGTCGACGGGAGCTACGTCGTCATCGACGACGTGGACGAGTGGAAGAAGGAGCGGTACGAGGAGAAGGCCGAGAAGTTCCGCAAGGAGCACCATCCCGAGGACTTCGAGGAGGACAAGGACGAGAACGGCAGCGAGTACGAGTCCTACGAGGAGTGGATGGAGGACGAAATCGGGACCGTCGACGACGTCGACGATCCCGACGAGGTCTCGCTGTCCGAGTACATCGACGACCAGTCCCTCGGAGACGTCCGCGTGGAGATCTCGCTGTCCGACCGCTCGCTGGTCGGGGGCAAGATCCTCTTCTGCTTCGGCGGCCCGAACGTCTGGGTCGCCGACGACGAGGTACGCGGCTACTGGGGCTCGTCGAGGGTCGAGATGTCGCTCGACTCGGAGACGAGGTCTGCGCTCTTCTCGTGGTTCGAGGAGCAGTGGGACATGGCGAGATGACGGCGCCGGAAAGGAGAGAGGCCATGAAGTTCAGATACTAGGCGAGAGAAGGTTGTGGGTCATCCTCGAAACCCTCACCACCATGACGACGGAACGCCGCGATGTGGCGTGGTGGCCGAGTAATGCGCCGGGTGGCGCGTGAAACCAAGTTCCGCACGGAGACAGGAGGACTTATGCTATCAAGGGAAGGAATGGCGGAGGCGATGTACGCGATGGACATCCTCGCCGCGAAGCTCGACGCCGGAAACCGTCTGGAGGACTGGAAGAAGGAGACCGGGCTGTCCGGGGCTCCGAACTTCATCAGGCCGGAAAAGTACAAGCTGGGTCTCTACGAGAGCTGGCTGGCGTCGAAGGCCGACCCCGTCGAGGCGTTCCGCGACCTCGTGTCGGCGTTCGTGTTCCTGCTGTGCAGGGAGGCGTTCGGCCGGTGCGAAGCGCTGGACAACCTCGTGTGCGACGAGGAGGTGTTCGCATGACGTTCGTGGTGGAAGTGGCGCTGAAGAAGAACCTCGTGGTCAAGGCGACGAGCTTCGCCGACATGGTCGAGCGGGTCAAGCGGCATTGCGGCGCCCGAAAGGTGCTCGACGTGAGCGATCCGCAGGACCAGAAGTTCGACGACGAGTACAAGGCGTCCGCCGACATCTGGGGCGCGAAGGAGATCGTATGAGCATGGAAAGGAGAAAGCATGGCAGAGATACAGTTGAATACGCTGGCATGGGCTAAGATGCTCTCCCAGAAAAACGCAGCGGCGAGCAAGAACGCCGCAAAGAAAAAGATTCGAGCGAAGTCCGCAAAGAAAGGGCCTGGGAGGGGAAACGCATGAGCGTAATACTGCTGGTCGGCCTTGCCGGACGCGCCGCCTTGTACCGGGCGAACACGCAGGAGAAGGACGCGGATGGAAACCCCGTGGTCCGCTTCAAGGCGTGGGTCGACTCCTACGGGGTCGACCTGTACTGGATGGGGCGGGTCGTGGACAGGGTGTATACAATGGGCGAGTCGGCGGACGTCTGGTATCGGGTGCCCGTCCCGGACGCCGCGAGGTCTCTCCTGAACCGGGGCGCGTGCATCGCGGTCTCGTCCGAGCCGTCTCCCGAGGGGAGGCTGCCCGCATGAGCGTGGAGATGCCGAAGGACGCGGTCGTCCTCGACCCCAGGGTCGTGGAGAGCCGCGCCGAGGTCCTCATGGCGATGGACGTGCTGATGAAGCACGCCAACGACGAGGACGACCAGACGGACTGGCTGGTCAACGGGGTTCCGGACGGCGCCCCGCTCCTGCGGATGACGCAGGAGCAGCTGGAGTATTACGGGCAGTTCGCCGACGACTTCGAGGAGATGGTCAAGGTCTTCGCGAGGACCGTCCGGCGGGTCTGCTTCAAGACCAGGTATGAACCGAAAGGATTCTGCTGATGAACGTAGTTGACATAACGTGCGAGTACAAGGGCTCCGAGGAGTCCCACCAGCTCTTCGATTCCGTGTGCGCGGCCGCGGTGCAGTTCGCGCACGAGGTGCGCCGGAACCTTCCGGCGAACATGGACGCGGAGGAGGTGTTCGACAGGGTCGCCGCGCAGGTGGCCCTGCTGTTCTCCGACTGCGAGACGAAGACCCCGAACGACCCTGACGAGACGGACGGGGGAGACCCCAACTGCCGCTACGCCGTCTCGGTCGAGGTCATCGCCGGTCTCGCGGAGGCGAAGGCCGACGCGAGGAAGGCCGACGAGAACGCCGGCGTCGCGAAGCGCAAGGCGAAGAAGGAGGCAAAGGCATGACCGTCGGGGAATGGGCAAACTACTTCGCCGACCGGAAGTTCTTCGCGGATCCCGGCCAGGAGGTGAGGTTCGTCCTCTCTCCGGAAGACGTTCCCCTCGAGAAGGGGACCAGGCTCGAGATGCGCGGATCGGTCGTGCCGGAGCGGGGCGACGCCGTCGTGGCCTTCCGCCCTGCGCCGACGCGAAAGTACTACATGTTCTCGCTCAAGTTTGAGGCGAACCCCGTCATCGAGGCTTATACCGCCGAGGAGGCGAAGGCCAAGGCGTACGAGCTGATGCGCCACCGCGCGGTGGTCGACGTCTGCACGGGGGACGGCGACGAGGGCTATGTGGCCCAGGAACCCTGCTTCCTGGAGGAGGTGAAGGAATGACCGTCTATACGGTGTCATCGAACGACTCGGTGCCGAAGTTCGACACGAACTTCAGCATCGTGGGGTCGTACACGACGAGGGGCCGCGCGCTCGACGAGTGCGTGCAGTACATCCTCGACCGTTTGCGAACGCGCGACGACCTCGCGTACTGCATGGCGCACGACGAGAACCATCCCGAGGCGGAGGAGTTCTTCGGCAAGCGCAAGACGAAGGACGACTGGGGATTCGCGGTCAAGCGGGGAAGGCGCGAGGCGTTGAGGGAGCATCTCCGCGACGAACTCGCGGGGCAGGGCTGCTACTACGCCTATTGCCAGTACGGCGGCGACGACTACTCGTTCCACTTCGACGTCGACGAGAACGACGTCGAGGGCGAGCTGTGGCACACGGTGACGTGGGGCGACAGCGACTGCGAGGACCCGGAGTTCACGACCCCGTGGCCCGAGGCGTTCGCGAGCGAGGAGAAGGCGATCGAGAGCTTCTACCGCTACGCCCTCGACCTGAAGCGCGACCGGGAAATGCCGGTGTCGGAGGGCTTCAGGTCCTTCGTGTACGAGTCCCTCCGCAAGGACGGGAAGTGCCAGGTCGACCTGGCGGACGGATGCTGCGTGAGCTGCGTCCTCTACCATGACGACGCAAAGAACATCAAGGAGTGAAAAATGAATCTATACGAATATCTGATGAGCAAGTCGAACAACACGACGCGCGCGGCCATGGACGCCAAGGAGGCGTACGAGCGCTACCGAGAGTACGGGCGGACGTTTGTTCCCGTGAGGGACTGCGACCCGTTCGTCTTCGCGTTCATTAGCTACGGCTACCAGGCCTTCACGTTCTACCCGGACCAGATCGTAGACGCGAAAGGCGAGCTCGCGGTCGTGACCGGGTGGAGCGAGACCTCGTCCGGGTGGAAGGTCCGCGCCAAGACGGCGAAGGGCGAGTTCCACTGGGACACCGAGGACCTCAAGCCCGCCGCGTTTCCCGAGGGTCTCGTCGAGATCTTGCGCGGAAAGGTGCACACGAAGGTCGACGAGGCGTTCGCATGATCAGGATAACCTGCTACAGCAACGACCCGAAGCTCACCAGGGTGGTGGGCTTCAGGACCAAGGCGTTCCTGCCCAAGAAGAAAGGAAAACGGAAATGAACATGATGTTCTCGACGTCGACGCGCATAGCGCCGATCGTGGACGTGTCCACGTACTACGGGCCTTTCGGCTACGAGTCCCTCTGGGGCGCGGACGAGGAGTCCGAGCGGGAGGAGGGCCGCTTCGTCTGCGGCGACTACGATTCCGCCAAGATGGCGAAGCGCATCGTCGAGGAGGCCAACAGGGTCTTCGAGGCGGAGAAGCCCCTCTCGCGGTACGGAGTCGTATCGATCAAGGCGACGGAGTTCGGCAGCCCGCGCGAATACAACTTCATGACGGACTGGCTGGACCTCCACGTCGAGGTGGACGACTCGTTCTGGCAGCTCGCGAAGGAGGCGATCTTCAGGCCCGAGAACCGGGCGAAGATCGTCGAGTACGCGGGCGACCATTGGGTCAGCAGGGACGGGTTCACCTCGTTCATGCTCAACCGCATCTCGAGCCTCTCGCGCGACTACTGGAAAGGCGAGCACTACGGGACGCACATGGCGACCGACAAGGAGGTAGAGGACGCGCTCCTCGCTGACCTGGAGGACGCCTTCGTCGCCCTGTCGGCAGAGACGAGCGAGGACGAGTTCCGCGAGTTCGGGGCCATCCTCGCCCTGCTGTGGCTGATCGAATACCCGTCCGACTTCGACTCGTCCGGAGACAACTTCTACGGAAGCTGGGTGACGGACGAGATGGTCGAGAGCATCCGGGAGAACAGCAACCTCTCCGAGTTCTGCACCATTCTCGAGAGGGACGAGCTGAAGGAGAAGGTGGGGGATGCCCTCATCGACTTCGACGGCTTCGTGGAGGAGCTCGAGCGCTCGTACGGGAAGTACGTCGAGTCCGGCGTCAGCGAGGCTTCGCAGGCGCGGGCGAAGGCGTGGCTCGAGATCGTCCGCAGGGACGTCGACGAGTTCAGGGAGAAGGAGCGGAGGTGCGTCGAAGGGTACGCCCCGAAGTGGGACAAGGTCCGTGAGGAGCTCGACGAGCTCCGCGAGGAGTGGGACGCCAAGCTCGAGGTCGGATGGCCAGGGGCGTGGAAGTGAAGACATCTCAATGCACAATGAGGACAACGATGAAAAGTGAAGCTAAGAAGATGCTCAAGGGTATCATTGGGACACACGGCGAGACCGTCGACGACGTCGTCAGGTTCATGATGGACTACGCGAAGTCCATGCGAAAGCGGTACAAGGAGGCCGTGGAGGGCGACAAGTCCCTCCCGTGCGATACGATCGCGTTACGCATGGAGGACACCGCGTCTCGCGTCAAGGCGGCGCTGAGGCGTGAGAGGGTGCAATGGCGCGCGAAGCTGCGGAATGCGGGGGCGCGCAAGTGATACAGATAGTGATGAAGCCCGTACCGGGCGAGGGCGTCGTGGACCGGGAGACCCTGTACACGGCGCTCTTCAACGGCGAGGACGTGGGGCTGAGGGTGCGGGGCCTGAGAGCCTCGCACGCCGAGGCGAAGATGATGGCGATCTTCAGGGCGCAGCTGCGCGGCAAGACCGTGAGCTACGACCTGGAGGCGTACGAAAGGAAACTGAAGGATGCCAAAGCTGAAGAACCCGCCCCCGAAGAGGGTGCGGCTGACGAAGAACCTGGGATATGAGACGAGGAAATTCCTGAACTACCTCGACTTCCGCCTGATGACGGCGACGTCGACGTTCGACCTCCAGGACATCAGGCGGCAGTGCGCCGACGACCTGTGCGCGCTGCGCGCCCACTGGAACACCTGGTGGGACCAGGAGGGACGGACGCGCCGGAAACGGCCGCGCGACCCGTCGAAGGTCCTGCAAGACTACTGGAGGGACAACTATGACGCTTGACAGCGAAGACAGGATATTCTTCGACGTGACGCCCACGCACATGGTCCTGCAGGTCGTGTCGGCCGAGAACCTCGGGGACGACGACGGCGGATGCGACACCGTCGTCCTCCACGGACGCGACGTGGCGCTTCTGCTCTACAGGCTGACGACGGCGAACGCCGACGGCTGCGTGACGGCGGGAGCGCCGGGATCGTCCATGCTCAGGACGCAGGCCACGTACGACAATCTCGGCAGGGTCACGATCCTCCTCGAGACGCACAGGAACTTGATCCGCATGAATGCGTACGAGCGCGACATGCTCGTGTCCGCCATCGAATCACAGGTATGGAGGCTGTTCCAATGAAGGAGATATGGCTTCTCCTGTCGACGGGCGTCTTCACGGGAGGCGCCGCCGGCGACGGGCCCGACTGGATCGGCACGAGGGCGTCCGCCTACGCGACCCGCGAGGCCGCGCTCGACGCCCTCCGCGAGTTCATGCGCCCCGACGTCAACGGATCCCGCACCGACGAGGAGTGGGAGGACGGCGGCGAGCTCGTGGACGACGTGCTCGACTTCATCCTGGACTACGGCGTGGACGACCTCGGGCCGGACGGCGACGGGACCTGGACGTGGGCCGGAACGGTCCGCTCCTGCAGATGGAGGCTCATGCGGCTGGAGGTGGAGCAATGACATACGACGAACTGAACGACGACCAGAGGCTCGAGCTCAAGCAGCGCATCCTCATGGAGCGCAACGAGCAGAGGGGCGAAGGCACGTCCTACGGGGAGCTCGCCGACGCCGACGACCTCGTCTCGGACGAGGACGCGAGGGAGTGGGCGGAGGACATGGAGTTCTCCGCCGACGACTTCGCGGGCTCGGCCGCTCCGGTGTTCCATGTACGGGTCACATGGCCCGTGCACAAGACGTTCCAGGTCCCGGCCACCTCGAAAGAGGACGCCCTGGGACGGATGAAGCGCGCCGTCGAGAACGGCGACCTGTCTTGCTGGGACCCCGGGTGGGAGGCCGACGACGGGGATGACGTGCCCAAGATCGAGATCGTGGAGGATTGACTATGGAGGGACCTGAGTTTACGACGGTCGAGAGGATCCCCCAGTGGGCGGTGTGCTACATCGTCGACGGCAACGACAGCGGCCTGACTCCCGACGACAAGGAGCTGGTGGACGACTACGTCGACCGGCTGGAGCGGGAGGGGCTGGGGCTCGTGTGCCCGATGGACGGGACGGAGAACGAGTTCTGCGCGCACCCGGCGTTCGGGCTCGCGTGCGAAACCGTCGACTTCGCGGCGGAAAGGCTGCGCGATGACGGCAAGTGACAGGGCGGCGATAAAAGCCTACATGAAATGCTCGCTCCTCCTCGACCGGGGGAGCGGGGTGTACTGGGACTTCGACTTCGAGAAGGAGGAGTTCCGGGTGGGCACGGCGTGCAACGCCGGGCTGCTCGTCGACTTCACGGTGAAGTACGACGAAGGCGAGAGACTGTGCGACCAGGTGTACCGCCTGGTCGAGAAGGCGAAGGAGTTCTACGATGAAAGTGTATGAGAAACTGAACGTGGGCGTGAACTGCAGCTACGTGACGGACGACCAGCTGGCGTACGCGCGGAAGGTGTACGACCGCTACGTCGGGTTCCTGAAGGAACGCTACGGCGACAGCTACGGGAAAGACCGGTACCATACGGCGGTGTCGCTGGCGGAGTTCCTGCTGCAGGACGTGAGCCACGACCGCATGGACAGCTTCATGATGGACGCCGGGGTCCTCGTGAAGACGCAAGGCGGAGCCATCGGGCTCACCGTCGGCTGGGACATATCCGGATTCAGCCACCCGCACTACGACGTGCTGGTGAAGACGGCGACCGGGGTCCGCTGCTACGACGTGGACAGCCTCGAGAAGGCCGACATCCCGCCGGAGGTGCTGGAGTACGTGAAGTCCACGCTGCAGGACAAGGTCCACGGCAAGGTGGACGAGGCGTTCAAGGAGAGCTGAGATGATCAGGAAGAAAGTGCTGGCGCTTGACGACCGCGCCAAGAGCAAGGCGTCGACGCACGTCGTCATCGACTGGGACCGCTACGGCCCCAACCCGCTGAAAGACTGGGACCAGGTGTTCCTGCTCCACTCCAACATCCCGCGCGAGTTCTGCGGGAACGAGAGCGAGCGGGGCTACGACAACCCGCTGGTGGAGATCGAGGACGAGGACGGCTACGGGACGGGCGAGTACCGGTTCCGGGACGACGTCGTCCACTTTCCGGTGTCGGCGTACATCCATTCCGGGATCGCGCTCCGCATGGGTTCGATACGGGAGTTCCCGTGCGACCCCGGCGGCTGGGACACCACGGCGAACGCGGCGTATCTCTGGACCGACAGGGAGCGGTTCGAGAAGATGTGCGGCCCGTGGATGGAAATCTACGACGAGGAGACGAAGTCGAGGCGCCAGGCCAAGGACGAGACGGAGTTCAGGAAGTACCTGTGGGAGATCGCGAAGGGCGAGCTCGAGACGTTCCAGAAGTACCTGGACGGCGAGTGCTTCGGCTGGCGCGAGGAGATCCGCGTCCCGTTCAAGCGGGTCTATCCCGACGGACGGGAGGTCGAGGACTGCGACTGGGAGGACGGCGACTCGTGCTGGGGGTACTATGTGGACTCGTTTGACGACATCGACTTCCCGAGGGACGAGGACGTGGATGTCTTCGACGCCACGGGGCGGTTCGTCGGCGACGAGTGGACGATCCCCGAGCTGGTCATCGTGCACCCGGAGCACCCGTATACGTACCTGTGCGCGGAGGCCGACGACCGGCATCCCGCGGCGGCGTGGACGACCGAGCTGCGGGACGCCAAGGTGTTCCGGAGCTGGAACGGCGCGTACAACGCCTTCCTGGCCGCGGACAGGCGGCTCTTCGGGTTCCCGGAGTTCGCGAAGAACCAGGGCCGCGACGCCATCAAGGACAAGGACGAGCTGAAATGAAGTACGTGGTGCACATGGCGGTGGACGGGCGGATCGACCTCGAGGTCGAGGCCGACAGCCCGGAAGCCGCGTACGACGAGGCGATGGCCGCGTTCGAGGACGCGGACCTGTCGAAGATGGACGTGGTGGACGGCATGCCCGTCCATTGCGAGGACGAGAACGGCAATATCGTGAAGGACTACAGATGAAGCTGACTTTTGTGCAGAACGACAAGGAGAAGGCGGAATCCGACCGGGCGATCCGGGCCGGGCTCTCGCTCGGGAAGGCGAAGGCGGGAACGTGGATTCTCCCGCCCAACCTGTCCGTCAACAACAAGTTCGTGGTGGTCGACAGCCAGCCCGAGGGCAAGGACGTGTTCGTCGAGTCTTTCGACACGATCGACGGCGCGCTCATGTACGCCCTCGGCATCCACGAGGCCAGCACGAGGGACGACTGGGACCGCGACGGTTCGCTGAAGGGCAGGGGGAACTTCGTATGACGCTGAAGGAAGTGCTGGACCTGATGGACCACGAGGTGTGGGTGCGCGTGCGCGTCCACGGCACGGACGGCAAGACCCGCGACCTCGTGCTCTGGTCCGCCGACTGGATCGGCGGAGGCGAGGACGACCCGGGAATGCCGGACGGGCTGACGGACGTCCTCGGGTGGGACGCGGACGATCTGTCCATCGAGTTCCACCCGACCGGCAGGCGGAAGCCGACGCCGATGATCGTGGTGAACGCGTACCAGTGCGGCGCGGAGGAACCGGCATGACGGCCTACGCGATAGCGATGGCCGAGGTGCAGGAGGACTCCGTCCTCTGCGGCTCGGACGCGTGCCTCGACTGGGACGACGCGGTGAGCGCCGCCGACGACTTCATGATGAGGTGCGTCGGCGACTTCTACGAGATCGACCCGTACCTGGAGGGGAAGCGCAGGGAGAAGGTCGAGAAGCGCGTCGTGCGCGACTACACGGTGTTCAAGGGAAAGCGTAAGCTCGAGTGCAGCTTTCGCGACCCGGAGCGGACGTTCGTCGTGACGACGAGCGTCCAAGAGACGGAAATCGGATAGGAGGACTGACGATGGGAGACTGCTATTCGGTCGAGCTGCGGGTGAAGCTCCGCAAGTCGACGAAATCGAACATGCAGAAGCTGCTGCGGAAGTGGATGAAGGAAGAGGCCGAGGGGACCGACGCCCGCCTGGGCGTCGATTGGAACCTCGCCGAGCGCCGCAGGCAAGGCATTCGCCCCGACTCGTTCGCGGGCATCTGCAAGATCCTGCTGGCGTTCCACCAGGGAGACGCGAACCACGTCGTTGACAAGGACGGATTCGACCTCTTCAGGTCCGGCTTCAACGCGAGCTACGGATGGAACTCGGTCATGGTGAACGCGTTCCTCAAGATGGCGTGGGCCCTCGAGGAGGGCTCGTACCTCGAGATAGACCGCGACGAAGGCCACGAGATCTACAAGGTGAAATACGATGACGACGAGATGGAGGTGTGGGAGAACCACCGTCCGCCGTACGAGAGGAGATAGGCATGGAAAGGTACGTTACGCTCGGGGCCGACGAGAACGGCCACGTGTACGGGCTGGAGCTCGGCGAGGACGGGAGGTGGAAGCGCAACTCGCTCGGCCTCTCGACGCCGTGCGGGGTCGTCCGACCGATGACGAGGGAGACCTACGAGTACCTCACGGAGGACCCGCAGGCCGTCAAGGAATGGTGGCAGGCCGCCGTGGCCGACGAGCGGACGGAGCTCGGGCTCGACGACTGGTTCAAGGAGCTCGACAAGGACAAGCTTCTCGACCAGTCGTTCGTGTTCGAGCTTCTCGACGACGTCGACAATCCGACGGTGGCGAAGCGCTACCCGGACTTCCGCAAGTACGCGGAGCGCCGGCTCGTCCGGTCGCGGAAGGTGTCGGCGGCGTGCGCCGACGACGTGTACGAGTGGGAGGCGGCGGGCTGGTACCAGCCGAAGAAGCCCTTCGTCGTGGAGTTCGCGCCGAAGAAGCTGCTCGAGGAATACTACGCGCATTTGCGCAGGACCTACAAGGAGTTCGAGGGATGAGAAGGAAAAAGAAGTACCCGAAGCTGAGGACGGACGAGCGCCCGCGCCACGAGCTGCAGACCTTCAAGGTCCGGTGCTCGCTGGAGACGGCGTTCTACGCGTTTGTCGAGGCTCACGATGCCGACGAGGCGGAGATCGTCGCCGAGAACTGGTGCAGGGAGTCCGACGCCAAGCGCGACGACGGCCTGTTCTGGGACTCGGAGGCGACATACAAGCACTCGACGTTCGAGGCGGAAGAAGCATAAGGAGAGCGAAACATGATCAAGGAAGAGATAGACAGCATCAAGATAGAGCACCGCGGCGAGGAGAAGTACTGGAACATCACGATGTTCACGGTTCCGCTTCCCGGCAACAGCGGCAAGGCCCCGTGCTACGCCGACCTCGTCGAGGCGGCTGAGGACGTCCTGCGTGAGGCCAAGGGCCTCGGCAGGGAGTGGTACGCCAGCAACGCGGAGGTGATGGCGTGGTCGGACAACGCCGATCGAGGCGTACTTACGCCGCACAGGTTCCGCGTGACGCTCGACATGATCACCAAGGCGATGGAGGACAACGCCGATGCGGACGTATGACCGCATGTACCCGCAGTGCAGGTGCGCACGGTTCGGCCAGTCGCGGTTCGAGCCGGTCAAGCGCACCGCGCTGGACGGGAAGGTGTGGTGGTGCCTGTACGACCGCCGCAAGAACGAATACGTCGCGTGGTACAAGAAGAAGTTGCGCCGGCAGGTTCTTGTGCAGCTGGTCATTGACTTCAAGCACGGTCGGCTTCCGTACGACCCCGACCCAGGTTTCAGCAAGGAGTGGCTGATGGGGCTAACCGCGCCAGAGATAGCATATCTCATAGACCATAGGAGGATGAAAGATGAGACATACTGACTTGAAAAACGTCACCGGAAAGTTGCTCAAGGATTGGTGGGAATGGCTTGCTAAGGAACAGGCCGGCTGTTGCTCGATACACTTCGCGAGCACCGAGAAGTACCGGTACTGCGTCTGCATGGGCTGGCAATCCGGATACGGACCGGCCTCCGAGGAGAAGTGGTACGGGAAGGACGGCAAGCCGCGTCCAGCGTTCTGCCCGCCCGTCGACCCGGAGGAAGAGGACGAGGGCTGGCGCATCTGCTGGAAGATAGGCCGGCAGACGCACGACAACATCATGCAGTGCGACTACGACATCGACTTCGAGATGCCGTATGTCACCGAGGCTATGGCGAAGGCCGACCCGGAACTCGTCGAGGGCGACGTGGACGACACGGACGGGGATGTCGTGCTCAAGTGGGGCAAGGTCGTCACGAAGGGCAGGAACGGGCACATCGAGTCGATGAGGCTCGGCGCGCCAGTCGGCTACCGTTCGTGGGAGGACTTCGCCAAGTACGTGAGGAGAATAGCGCGCCGCGTGTGGCGCGACTGGAAGGACAACGACGAATGAGAGACAAGGTTATCGAGATCATAAAGACGATGCGCGGGCAGGCCGCGATCGAGGCCGCGTTGGGGCAGAAGAGATGCTCGTTCTACCTCAAGGACTATGCCGACCAGCTGGCGGCGGCCGTCGGGTATACGGAGGACGAACAGTGAACATCTGCGTACCTACGACATTGAAGGAGTGGCAGGCCGCCGACGAGTGCGACGGCCCGTTCCTCCTGGTCTCGCTCACGCAGGAGAAGGTGCCGAGGTGGGTCTCGACAAACAGGTTCGGCGAATGCGAGTCGTTCAACACGCTGGACGGGGCTCTCCTGTGGGCCCTCGGGATGATCGACGTGCGGACACGCGACCAGAGCCAGGAAGACGCCGACCGGCAGCGCTACCTGTACGACAGGCACGGCGCGGCCATCGCGTTCCTGGAGAACCTGAGGAGGAAGCTCGACGCGGAGGCGGAAGTCGCGGAGACCGAAGGCTGACGCGTCGCCCCTTGACGCCGATCCCGGCGTCATGGTATAATACGGATCCGAAAGCCCGAGTCGGGCGGAAAAGGAAACCTAATGGCTATCAAGTTGAAGAAGATACCGTTTAACGAGGCCGAGCACAGGCCGTGCTCCATACGGCCGAGGTCGAGCGAGATGGGGAGGTCCACCGTGTACGTCAAGTGCCCCTTCTGCGGGGTAGAGACGGTGGCGTACAACTGGTCGCTCGCCGGAGGCGGGAAGCGGTGCGAGAACAAGAACTGCCGCGCGTTCCTGAACTGGGGCGACGCGGTACGCGACATGGTGCCCGTCGAAGAAGCGAAGGAGAAGAGCCGTGGAGCTGAAGCCCTGGCAGGTTCCCCTCGCTGAACACCAGACGCGCGTGCTCCGGGAGGGCCGCGTGATGCTTTCCGCGTGCCACACGGGAAGCGGGAAGACCTACCTCGCCTGCCAGACGATCAAGGATCTCGACATCGCCACGCTCGTCGTGTGCCCCAAGGTCGCGATCTCGCAATGGTGGCACGTCATAAAGGGGTTCGGAGTCTCGACGAGGCTCCTCGGCATCGTGAACCCGGAGAGGCTCGTCGCGGGGAAGAACAAGTTCTACAACAACGAGACCGGATGGAACCCCGTGCTCTTCTGCGAGGGGAAGACTCCGACGCTGCTCGTGTGGGACGAAGTGCATCGTGGTTGTAGCGGCGCGGACTCGAAGCAGACCCTTGCGGCGGCGCGGTGGTGCAACAAGCTCCATCCGCTCAACAAGGAGCTGCTGATGTCCGCGACTCCCTTCGAGACCCCGGAGAAGATGCGCCTCATCGGCTACCTGATGGGGTTCCACCGGTTCGTCAAGTCCAGCTTCTACGACTGGATGAGGACGAAGAACTGCGGGTTCGTCGACATCGGCTGGGGCGCCCGCAAGCGCCGCGTCTTCCGGTTCACCACGAACAGGAAGAAGGCCGAGGAGACCATGCGCCTCATACGCCACGAGATGGGCGAGAGGTTCATGTCGATAACGCCCGAGGAGATACCGGACTTCCCGGACGAGACCCGCGAGGTGGTCCGCATCGACCTCTCGAAGCGAGACCACGATGCGCTCGTCCGCGCCTACGAGGAGATGCCCGAGCGCATCCAGCACATGTCGCAGGACGACATGGTGAAGCTGTTGCGTTTACGTCAACAAGCCGAGTTCTGCAAGGCCGAGGTCATGGCGGAGCGCGCGGCGGCACTTGTGGATGACGGGTACTCCGTCTTCGTGATGGTCAACTTCACCGACGCGCGCCTGCGCATCGAGAAGTGGCTCGACTCGAAGAAGGTCAAGTACGCGCACATCTACGGCGGGCAGAAGGAGGCCGAGCGCCAGGCGGGCATCGACGCGTTCCAGAGGAACGAGACGCCCGTCATGGTCGGCATGGCCGCCGCCTGCTCCGTCGCGCTCTCGCTCCACGACGAGCGGCACGAGAGGCCGCGCGTCTCCCTGATAAGCCCGGGCTACTCCGCGAGCGAGTTCTCGCAGGGGCTCGGGCGCATACGGCGCGTGGGAGGGACCCACGCCACGCAGTACATAGTCATCGCCGCCGACTCCGTCGAGGAGAAGGTGGGCATGGCGATCGAGCGGAAGATGAACAACCTCTCCGCTCTCACGGACAAGGACCTGATGAGATGAAGGTTAAAGTCAAGTTCCGGGACACGGAGTTCGGGCTCTTCGAGCCGAGCTTCACGGTGCCGGTCCTCGGGACCGCCGAGCGGTTCCGGGGGATATACCTCGACTTCACGGCGAACGGCGTCCCGTGGTCGCAGCTCGTCCTCGACCGGTCGATCCGCCGGTATCAGATGCTGGAGGACACGCAGAGCGAAAGCCCGGTCTTCGCGTCGGCCACCGACGGGGTGTACTGGATCATCGAGAGAATACTGGACTCCGAGCGCGAGTGCCGCGAGGAGATCGAAATCGAATACGAAGGAGAAGAGATGAACGAGAAGACGATAGAAGTCCCTGCGGGGACAGCCAGGGTGACGCTGAACATCGAGCGGAGGAGCGAACGCCCCGAGGGAATAACGCTCCGCCAGGCGCTGCTGGCGACGCCGTCCGACAGGCCGGTCGTCGTGCGCGTGGTCGACCGCCCGATGGTGAACTCGAAGCGGCTGGCCTGGGACATGTTCCTGCCGGCGATCGGCGAAAGCGACTCCGACGAGCGACGCCGGGCCCGGACGAAGCAGTTCGCGTCGTGCGAGCTTTGCGACGTCCCCGTCCTGCTGGACGGGCGCGACGTGCGACGCGTGGACATCCAGTACAGCACGCACGGCACGGACTGCGTCGTGTTCGAGGTGGCGAATGACGCCTGAGTTCGCGAGGCTCACGAACCGCGACGGCGGGGGCGACCTGTTCCTCAGGAGGGACATGGTCGCCGCCGTCGGCGAATACCGGGGCGTGACGCACGTGACGCTGGTGAACGAGGACATCGACTACGAGGTGAAGGAGAGCCCGCGCGAGGTTCTCCGCCTCATAACAGGAGAAGAGAAAGGTACACATGTACAAGGTACAGAAGGTAAGTCCGAGCGCCCTGGCGGCGACGGAGGCGTGCCCCCGGTTCCGTCCGGACGGCAAGGAAAACGACGCGGCCGTGGACGGCACGCTGATGCACGAGTTCGCGGAACAGCTGGTGCAGGTCCCGAGGGACCAGTGGGACGGCTGGATCGCGACGCGGGAGGCGAGCCCCGACATGAAGGGGATGCTGGAGGAGATCGCGGCGACGCTCCGCACGATCGTCACGGAGGACATGCCGGTCTTCGCGGACTACCGGATGAGGCTCCGCGCGGGCAAGCCGCGCAAGACGCCGCTCAAGCCGGGGCTCTACCCTGAGTGCGAGGTCGAGCGAGGCGGCGGGCGCCACGGCTACATCGACCTCATGGTCGTGACGCCGGAGGGCCTCGTCTACATCGTGGACTACAAGTCGAACCGCGTCGAGAAGGACTTCTCGCTGCAGCTTGCGGCCTATGCGTGCGAGGTGAACCGCCTGTGCCCGGCGCACGGGAGCTTCGTCTGCCAGATCGTCGCCCCGCGCCTCGAGGACGAGGCGCAGCTCCGCATGGAGCTCGACTCGGAGGCGCTCAAGACGTGGGCCGGGCGCATCGCCGCGATCGAGGAGATCGCCGACGCGTCCGCGAACGACGACTCGATCGCCGGCGTCCCGTGCGACGCGTGCCAGTACTGCCACTGGAACGGCAAGTGCAAGTACCAGGCGGGCGCTACCTGCATGGTCGCCGAGGCCGTGAACGAGGACCAGGTGATCGTGTCCGCCAAGACGGGCAAGACGACCGTCGTGCAGGCCCTCGCGAACCTTGTGGGGCCGAACGGTCCGTACGAGGGCGAGGTCGTGACCGCGCAGACGTTCCTCAACCCGCCGACCCCGGCGCAGCGCGGCCTCCGCCGCGCGTGCATGAAGTTCCTCGAGACCTTCATCGAGGCGGCGAAGGAGGACGACCGCACGTGGGTCGGCCAGTTCCCGCCGGAGATGCAGGCGACGCTCGTCCCCGGCTTCTCCATCTCGATGGTCAAGGGCCGCTCGACGGTGGACACGAGCCGCACGGCCGACATCCGCGAGGCCGTCATGTCCCGCTTCCACATGAACATCGAGGAGGTGTTCGAGGTCTCGAGCGTCGACACGAAGATGCTCGCCGAGAAGCTGGTCGTCGACGGCTGGACGAAGAAGAAGGCCGACGAGGAGATCAAGAAGTGCCTCGAGCCCTTCATGAACGTCGGCGCGCCGAGCGTCCGCTGGACGCAGAAGGCCGTGAAGCCCAAGGCGATCGACGGGGAGTTCTGACATGGCGCTCCCCGCGTTCAGGCACGGTGACCTGGTGAAGGTCATACACGCGTTCGACCACGAACGTCGGCCAAGTATAGGCGCCGACGCCCTGCTGGCGGGCGACCTGTACGCCTACATCTGCGAGATCAGCCTGGCGGCCGACGATGACCAGCAACCGGAGTACATGATAGCATGGCACGGTGCCGGCCAGACGGCGCGCGACCTCGGCGGGTGCATAAGCGTGGACGCGCACAAGCCCGGCTGGACGAGTGCCTGGTGGTCCGAGTGCTGCCTTGCCCTGGTCAAGGGGAGACCCAATCCATAGGAGAAACGAGATGCCAAACGAATACGAACTGATGCCGAAGTACGACGCCCGCAAGTCCTTCTACGGGAAGGCGCGGGTGCGCGTGAAGGGTCCCGTCGAACTGCTGATCAGCTATGGGACCCCAGTGTTGTGGTATGATGCCGAGACCGGGAGGTTCCACCGGACGTGGGACGGGGGGTCGAGCACCACCGGCCGTCACGTCAAGGAGTTCTCGCTCCAGAAGCGGCTCTCGCAGCCGTGCGACGGGGCACACGGGATTAACAAGAAGGAGTGGAACGCGATGCCGGTCGAACCGGTTCCGTCCCTGTGACAAGACGATGTCTCCTGGCCCGAGTGGGCCTCGGACGAAACGCAAAGAGAAACCAAAGGAAAGAAGATGAACAGGAAAGCAAATGCCGCCGAGGCGGCGAAAACGAACGAGAACGAAGAAGTCGTGGACGCCAAGTCCACGCAGGTCGCCACCGTCGAACCGACGGCGGTGTCGACGGAGGTGCAGGTGCAGGGGGTCCAGCTGGACTTCCCGTTCATCCGCATCGGCCAGGGCATGAGCCAGTGGCGCACGCCGGAGACGAGGAACGGCAAGCCCGAGGAGGGCGCCTTCTACGTCGGCCGGAACAAGGAGACCAACGTCAAGATCGCCGAGGCGGGCAAGGACGGGGGCATCTACGGGATCATCCTCGAGAAGGTCGACGGCTTCAAGGAGGACCGTCCCTACTCGCCCGGGAACAACGTCGCGCCGCGGCGCTGGATCGTCGGGCAGCAGGACGCCGACGGCAAGCCCATGACCGAGGAGGCGTGCCTCACGGCGGCCGCGGCTGAGGGCTTCTCCCTCGCGCCCAGGCCGACTGGCGAGACGTGGGCCGACTCCGGCCGCCCGAAGATGCGGGCGAACCTCGGGCGGTTCTGCTACCTGATGATGCTTGTGCCGGTGCCCGAGACCCTCGAGAGCGACGACCTGCGCGTCTACCCGATCGGCGACCGCCTGTACACGACGGCGCGGATGGAGTTCGACAAGCAGTACTTCAAGGCCCTCGACCAGACGCTCGGGAACATCAAGGCCCGCGCGGACTTCGCGTTCATGCAGGAGCAGAAGAAGCTGCTGCGCGACGGGAAGATCGACGCCAAGGGGTACCAGGACGCCCTCGCCGGGCACCGCTGGTCTGTGAACGGCCTCGTGTGCCACATCTACTCCTGCGAGGCCACGAACAAGCAGGGCATCACGTACACGACGCACGCCTTCGAGCGCGCGCTCCGCGACGGGAAGCCCTGGGAGTTCTCGGCGGAGGAGAAGGCGGACTTCACCGCGTTCCTGATGTCCGCGAAGGCCGGGGCGGCCTCCGTGGACGAGCTTGACGCGGGCGAGTTCTGATACGGCCTGGAGCCGCAAGAGACCCCTCCGTTCCCGAAAGGGAGCGGAGGGGTTTTATTTTTAAGGAGTTTGTTTCAGGTGGTCACGACAGCGTATATATGTCACCGGCTGCCGACAACGTCACGTTCGTCTCGGACCCCGGGGACACCATTGACGCAGGCCACGACCAGTCGTACCCGGCTGGTCCGGTGACCGTGACGTCGGCTGTCGACATGTCCCAGAATATGTTGAACGCAACGACCGGGGCCAGCTTGTCCGCGATCCGGTTGAAGTCCATGGTTTGATGGTCCGAGGACGCGCTATCGACACCGAGGTCCTCCATCGTGACCTTGAGCACGTCTTCTTCCGGCAGCTTGCCCAGATTCGCGGCCGGCTGAGGGCTCGTGGCTACAATGACCGCCGTGTATTTCTTTCCGGCCCCTCCGCCTGACGGCCCGATCCCCGCCACCTTGCCGCTGCGGACGTCCTCGAGGGCGTCCGAGTATCCGCTTTCATACCCGTTGTTGTATCCCATGGCCTTGTCTCCTTGCCCGCCATTGTACCACAATTTTTATTTTTAGCCAACCGAAACCGGCCCGGATGTGCTATAATCTCGCCAAGGAGAACAAATCATGAGCAAGATCAAGCTGTGGTGGGCGGTGCTGAAGGGATGGCTGACTCCCGGGACGTCGGCGTTCCTCGAGGTCATGTCCCTCGCGCTGGGCGTGCTGAACACGTTCCTCGCGAGGCCGGACGTGGCGTCGAAGGTGGAGAAGGCGTACGGCGTGGCGACGTCCGTCCTCAAGGTCCTCGACCGGTTCGCCGGCTGGTGCCCGCAGAAGTGGCAGGCCGACTTCGACCGGATCCGCGGCGCGACCGCGAAGGTCGTCGAGGTGTTCGCGGACGGAAAGGTGACCGAGGACGAGGCCGCCCGCATAGGGGACCTCTTCCGCATCGAGTACGCGAGATGGTCCGCGGACTGATCCTCGCGCTGGCGCTCGCGGGACTCTTCGCCGGATGCAGGTCGCGTCCGGCGGACCGCGGCGTCCCCGTCTATCCCGAGCACGAGAGGTGGTGGAGATGAACTTCAGGAACATGTACAACCCGAACGGGCTGAAGATCCCGACGCGGCTCCCGTCCAGGAGCCTCCTGGCCGCCGATCCGAGCCGCGTGCCCCCGGACGAGCTTCTTCTCGACGGGTACTGCACGCCCGCGGAGGACCAGGGGGCGACCCCGAGATGCGCCGCGTACGCCGCGTCGAACTTCGCCGAGAGCGTCCTCTGGCGGAAGACGGGCAGGCCGACCGAGGTCGACCCCGGCCCGCTCTACGAGTACGCGAAGACCATCGACGGGGACCCCGGCGGCGACGGGACGTACCTCGAGTGCGCCCTGAAGGCGCTCGTCCATTTCAACAGGTTCCCGAAGACGTGCTCGGTGAAGACGTTCGGCAACGACTTCTTCGGCCTCGGGAGGGCGTCCGGCCTCTCCGACGTGAAGTTCGCCGTGCACAGGTACGGCTGCTGCCTCGCCGGGTTCAACATCACGGACGAGTGGTTCAGCCCCAGGAAGGCCGTGGTGTCCGGGGAGCCCGGACGGGAATACCAGGGAGGGCACGCCGTCCTGGTGTGCGGCTACGATCCCTGGGGCGTGCTCGTGATGAACTCGTGGGGGAAGGGCTACGGCAGGGACGGAAAGGTGTACGTGTCGAACCGCGCGTTCGAGCGTCAGTTCATGTACGGGGCCGTCCTGACGAAGGTCATGGACGGCCTAGAGTAGGCCCGCGGGCGATCAGGGCCACTCGCCGAGCGGCGCGTCGCTGAGGCCGGCCAACGGGTCCTGCCCGGCCGACGTGCAGAAGTACACCAGGTTTCCGGCGGGCATGTCCATCACCTCGCGGGCGACGTGCTCCATGAGCGTCGTCTCGTTGCCGTTGATGTCCGCGAGGTTGTCCGCCGGGTACTGCACGACCTCGTTGCGGAACACGCAGTACGCGAGGTCGCGGAAGAGTCCCTTCGATACCTGCCTGACCTGCGTGACGACGGGGTTGCCGTCGAACGCGGCGGCGACCAGGTCGGCGGCCGACGCGTCGTCGGGAAGCCTCTCGCCCGCGTTGCCCGGGACGACGCAGATCTTCCCTTGCACGGTCCCGAAGTCGACGATCGGGCAGACGAGCCGGGACAGCGCGTCGGCCTTCCTTGAGTCGGCCACGCGGAGCGTGAACTTCGGCCCGGCCGAGTTTCCGTCGAACTCGATCTCGACGCCCTCGTCCTCGCCGAACAGGGCCTTGAGCTTCTCGTGGTAGACGACCCACGGGCTACGTAGCTGGATCTTCGCAATCTTCGCAATCTTCATGCCATTGTTCTCCTTCGCCGGACATCATATCAAATATTTTCCGTCGCGTCCAGTAGACCCGAGGGCCGTCCGTGTGGTATAATGTCCTCCGGAGACACGAACTACAGAGGAAACCGACATGACGCCAGAGATGAAGGAACTCTTGACGACCCGCCTCGACGAGGCGAAATCGCACGACGAGATGGACAAGGCCCTCGTCGAGTCCATGAAGGCGCTCGTGGACTGCCAGTGCAAGACCGCCCAGCGGGTCAAGGAGATGCGCGAGGAGTCCGCGGCGCAGAAGAACCGGAGGGACGGGGCGAAGTGGCTGTGGGGGCTCCTGGCCATGTTCGCGTCCTCCGGCGGGGGTGCCATCATCCTGAAGCTTCTCGCGACCTGGTCGTCGGCCCCGAAATAACGATTTCCCGCCGCGCTCCTGTTTGCAAAACGGAACGGCAAGACGAACCTCTATCTTCAGTTGCGGCGGGCTCCGCGTCCGAAAAGGCGCGGACTTTATTTTTTTTCTTTTTGCGCTTGACCCCGAGCGCGGGATTGTGATACACTTCCCGCCGCCATGAGAAAAGACAGGAAGACAGGGCGAAGGACATACGAGGCCGGGGACGGCGTGCGCCGCAGGTTCCACGACGCGCTCGACCCGACGCGGTACGAGTTCCCGCGCAAGGGGCTCGTCCACCATCCGAGGTCGTGGTACCTGTCCGAGGCCCCGACGAGGCGCCCCGTGTTCGGCGTGTACGCGATGGCGTCGTTCGCCGAGGACATGCTATGGCGCGCGAAGTTCGGGAAGGCCGGCCGCATCCCGAGGATCGAGGACGCGCTCCCGTTCTTCTCGGCGACGAGGGCGGCGCTCCAGAACACGCTCTCCACCTACCGGATCGACAGGCGCCTCACGGCGAAGGAGGCCAAGGCGCTGAGGCGCGTGGTGGCGAGGCTCGTCGGGAAGGCGAGGGAGTTCGTCGCGCGCATGGACGAGAATTTCGCAAAACGAAACAAGGAGACAACATGTTGTCTGATAACAACGTCCGCCCGCAGGACGCTAAAGAGCGGGACATGATAAGCCAGCGCGACAACCAAGCGGTGGCCCTCGACTACGAGACATACTACGACACGAAGCAGGGCTACTCGCTTTCGACGATGAGCCCGCAGCTGTACTGCGCCGATCCGAGGTTCGACGCGTACCTCGTCGCGATATGTGGCTGGGAGATAACCGACGACGGAATCTTCGAGCCCGGCATGACGCTAAGTGGCGGGTGCTACGAGGCCGGATGGGAGCCCGGCAAGGTCGTCACGAGGAAGCGCGCCGACGGCTCGCTTTTCCGCAAGCTTGAGGACGGCCGCCAGCTCTATGTCGGACGCCCCGAAAGCTTCGGGGACTGGGACAACCTGAGGGATCGCATCCTTATCGCGCACAACGCCGCGTTCGATTCCGTCGTCACCGACGAGCTCGCGAGACGCGGCATGGCCCCGGCGTGGCTCAAGGACGCCGAGTGGAAGTGCACCGCCGACCTCGCCGCGTACCTGATGGTCCCGAGGAATCTCAAGGGCGCCATGAAGGAACTGTTCGGCAAGGAGATCTCGAAGGCCGTCCGCGCAGGGATGGACGGGCGGCACGACTACGACCTCAGCCCCGAGGAGCGCAGGGCGCTCGTGGAGTACGGCGGCTCCGACGCGGTCGAGTGCCACGACATCTGGCTCGAGTACGCGCCCGAGTGGCCGGACATCGAGCGCGACATATCCGACCAGAAGCGCGACGCGACGAAGCGCGGCATCATGGTCGACCGGAAGCTGGTCGAGGACTCCATAAAGGAGCTGAAGCGGTACCACGCCGAGGTCGTGTGCGACGTCCCGTGGTACCCCGAGAAGCCCGTGGGTTCCCTGCCCGCCCTGCGCAACGCCGTCATCGCGATGGGCATCGAGCCCCCGAAGTCGTTCAAGAAGGACGACCCCGGGTTCCTCGACTGGCAGAAGGAGCACGAGGACATACCGTTCATCGCGGCGAGGCAGAAGGCGGTCGCCATCAACATGCACCTCGCTCGGCTCGAGGGCATCCTCGCCTCGCTCGACAAGGGCGGCGCGTCGCACCCGGCGTTCCTCTACTTCGGGGCTCACACGGGGCGCGACTCGGGGAAGTCGTCGACCGGCGGGGCGAACACGAACATGCTCAACATGCCGAGAAAGCCCATCCTCCAGGGGGACGAGCACGTCTTCGGCGGGAAGGGCGTCGACATCCGCGGCATGTACGTCGCCCGTCCCGGGCACAAGTTCGTCGTGTACGATTATTCGCAAATCGAAGCGAGGTTCTCCCTGTGGCTCGTGGACGACACGCACATGATGGAGGCCATGAAGCGCGAGGGGAATCTCTACCAGGCGAACGCTGTGACGATGGGCTGGTGCAAGCCCGGGGAAAAGATAAAGAAGGAGAAGCCCGATGTCTACAGATTGGCCAAATGCTGCGTTCTCGGCCTTGGGTACGGGATGGGAGCGGCGAAGTTCGTCGACTCCTGCAAGTCCCAGGGACTGGAACTTCCCTCCGTCCCCGTCGACTGCTGGCCCGAGCTCGACAGGAGACTCCTATTCATACTACGGAACGTGGCCCGCATCAAGGGAGACCCCTACTCCGAGCGGAACCGCGCCAAGGTGGGACAGCTCATTCGGTCCCTTCAGATCGTGAGCGACTGGCGGAACGCCAACTCGAGGATCGTCGCCAAGTGGCGCGAGTACGAGGACGTGTTCAAGCAGCGCATCGCCGCCGGGAAGTCCACGGTCGCGTTCCGCCTCCCGAGCGGACGCGTGAAGCGCTACTTCGACCCGCACCTCTGCAAGGAGGAGACGGTCGAGGTCGACGAGAACGGGAAGGAGCATCCCTCGTTCCGCGTCGCCATCAAGGCGACCACGGTCCGAGGGAACCCGGCGACGTTCTTCACGGGCGGGAACATCATGGAGAACATCGTGCAGGCGTCGTGCCGCGACATCATGGCGTACTCCGCCGTGGAGATCGAGCGGAAGCACCCGACGTGGAGGTACGTGTTCAGCGTGTACGACGAGATCGTGTTCGAGGTCCCCGAGCAAGAAGCCACCGAGGCGAGCATCGTCATCCCGCAGATAATGACGTTCGGCGACTACATCAGGGACTGGACCGAAGGGCTGGCGCTGGAAGTGGAGGGCGACGTATGCGACCGTTATCACAAGTAGACCCGTGGAACGGGTGCGAGACGTGCCGCAGGCAGGCCGAGCTCGGCTACATGCCGCTCCACAACTGGACTCACGAACTTCGGATGTGGTGGAACGACAAGGTTCCGGCGTGGACGCACGGGACCGGTCCCAAGCACGAGCCGCCGGAATCTCCCGCCGTCGGCGTGTCAGGTACGGTGATCGGGCTTGCCGGGGTCGCGTTCGCGCTCGCGCCCCTGGCGGACAAGCTCCGGAAAGAGGAGGCCGCCGATGCCAGGTGAGAAGACAGGCATGAATCTCTTCATGTGCGTACCGCCGGACCACATGCGCGACGACCTGCCGACCACGGTGACGGTGCATGACCTGTTCGGCACGGAGGACTCCACGTTCAACTCCGGCACGCCGGTGTACGTCGGCATTACGGACGACATGGGCAACACCGTGACGCTCCCCTGCTTCGGCGTCCAGTGCATCGACGGCAAGGTGATAGTCATGGCGCACAGGACGGGGAGGCCGGCATGAGCATCCCCGAATCGTTCCCGCTCGGCGTCTACGAGTACAGGTTTTACGGCACCGCCGACGTGGAACGCGTGTTCGCGCGCGACCTCGGAGAGGCGATGGTCCTGGCCGCGAACAATATGGAAGACGACGCACCCCTCCACTTCATGCGCCGTGTCGGGACTTTCGACGTCGTCACCGGGCAGTCCACGCAGGAGGCCGAGCAATGAAGTTCTTCTGTCTCCCGAACCTCGCCACCGACCACGTGTCCGTGAGCGAGAATCCGTGGAAGGAGTTCCCGGTCGACGCCGCCGTGCTCGCTCTCCCGAAGGACGAATACAAGAAGCGGTGGTTCTCGCCGGACACGAAACACTGCCTGTTCTCCCTTTGCGAGGGGCAGAACGCGGCGTTCACCGTGTCGCAGGGCAACCAGTGCGCCATGCTCCACGGGTTCGCCGCGGACTACGACGGCGTGTTTACGCCGGACATAATCGACGCCGCCAAGTCGAAGGCCCCGAGCCGCTTTCTTCCGAGGTGGTGGAGCGTCTCGCAGTCGGGCGGCCTGCACCTCGTCTGGACGTTCGACCGTCCGATCGCGGTCGCCGGGAACGCCCACGCGGCCGAGCTCCTCCACGTGATAGCGGCGAAGATCAAGGCGGTCCGGTGGGGAGTCGGGTACGACCCCGACTCCGAGAAGCCGACGCAGGTCATGGACGTCGGCCGCGAATGGCACGAGTTCAGCCCCGTCGGCCGCATCCCGACCGAGGAGATCGTCAAGTGGGACGCCGACCTCTTCAAGGCGAAGGCGAAGAGGCTGGTGGACGAGGTCGTGGACATCCCGTTCGACGTCGTCGCCGCCGAGATAAGGAAGCGCGAGTGGCCGCACCCGGTCCCCGACCGCATCGAGATAGGCACGCGCTGCGTCCGCTTCTGGGACGCGTCGGCGGACAACACGAGCGGCGCGCAGTTCACGAAGGACGGCATCCGCGTCTACACCCCGCACGACGGGGGCTGGGTCTCGTGGAAGCGGCTCCTCGGGGCCGAGTTCTGCGAGCAGTACACGGCGAAGTCGATGGCCCCGTTCTTCGAGGACACCTGGTACTGCCACACGAAGGACGAGTACTGGAGGTTCTTCCGCAACGACACGCCCGTCCACTTCGAGAAGCGCACGGAGAAGGTCCTCCGCCGCGACCTCATAGCCGAGGCGAAGCTCTCCGCGAAGCCCGCGAAGGGCGAGGACATGTCGGAGCTCGACCGGGCCCTCTACACGATAACGAGGCGCAACGTGGTGGACGTCGTCGCCCCGGTCATCTACCGTCCCGCCGGGAAGATACGGGTGAGCGGGGTCGGCTCCGTCCTCAACACGAGCCTCATCACGGTCGTCAAGCCCGCGCCGAGGCTCGCGCTCGTCACGCCCGAGGACATGGAGAAGGTCGAGTGCCCCGAGCGGTTCAAGAAGGACCCGTCCATCTGCGAGTGGGACAACCCGTTCGTCGTGCGGGGGTTCCCCCACATACACCGCTACCTCACGGCGATGTTCATGCGCGGCCAGGGGACGTTCGACTCGTGGATGTCCGACGGGTTCCCGCTCCACAGGCCGAGCGACGGCCGGCCGTTCGAGTTCCTCGACGATCCGCAGCTCGTCCACCTCGTCTCGTGGATGGCGCACTTCTACTGGAACGCGGCGAAGATGGCGGAGAACCCGCCGCCCGGGACGGTGCTCATCCTCGCCGGGCCGACCGGGATCGGCAAGTCCTTCTTCGCCACCGAGCTCCTCGGGCGGCTCATGGGCGGATGGGACTACGCCGACAAGATGTACCTCGAAGGGTCGAGGTTCAACTCCGAGACGGTGAAGAAGCCGGTCCACGTGATCGACGACAAGCTCGGCTCCAAGACACACCGCGACAGGCTCAAGTTCACCGAGGCTCTCAAGGTCGTCTCGGCGAACGGGCGCGTCCGATGCGAGGCGAAGTTCGGCTCGGCGGTCGAGGGCCTCCCCTGGCCCGGCAGGGTGGTGATCCTGTCGAACGTCGACTCGCAGTCATTGTCGGTGTTGCCTGACCTCGACATGTCGACGCGCGACAAGTTCACGATGCTGCGGCTCGGCGGCGCGAAGTATTCCTTCGGCACCACGGACGAGAACCAGGCGTGGCTCTCCGATGAGCTCCCGGCGTTCGCGCGTTTCCTGCTCGGGTGGAAGATACCCGCCGAGATCCGCGACGAGCGCTTCGGCGTCAAGGCCGTCCAGCATTCCGACATGGCGCAGGCGTCCGCCGAGAACGGGCTCACGCAGATCCTCGTGGACGTCCTCGACGCGTGCATCGAGGAGACGACCGGCGCGAAGGACGACGCGGAGCGCGGGGACGCCGAGGGCTGGGCGGCCGAGGGCCCCGCCGTCAAGATCTTCAAGTGGATCAAGTCGGTCGACGACGCGCTCGCGCGGGAGGTCGTCGACTCGCGGACGCTCCACCAGAACCTGCTGACGCTCTACAAGAGCGGAGGCTACAACCTGGGGTACGACGAGCGGCTCCACCGCTGGTCGATCCCGTACGTGCTAAGGAGGCAGAAATGAAGGTAACGATAAACGGGGTCACCTACGAGGGGACCGTGGAAGAGATAAGGGACGTCGTGGGGGACCCGGCCTGCGGACGGGACACGATCCGAATCCGGCTGGTCCCGCCGCCCTCCGAGCTGTGGCCGGGCCTCGACCAGACCCAGCGCAACTGGGACGGCTCGCCGAGGGTCACGTGCTGAGGAGGCGGAAATGACGAAGAAGGAAGTGGCGAAGGAATGGCGGGCGCTCCTGACGCGGGCGATACGCAGCCTGCCGGACATCGAGTACAGGTGCGCCGGTGCGCACGAGGACTTCACGACCGCGGTCGAGCGCGACCACGAGGCCCCGGCCTTCCGCGGGGAGCTCGGGGCCCTCCACACCATAGAGCTCACCGCAGAGGAGGAGCCGTCATGAACGAGGCGCAGGAGTGGGCGGCGTACGTCGCCCGGGTGAACGCGGTCGAGGCGGCGAAGGCCGCGTCGAAAAAATCTTCCGAAAATCCGACTTCGGCACTTGACGCCGACGGCGGTGATATGATACAATACGGGGCAAAGGCATGAATAGCGAGTTCGACAACGCATACCTGGGCTTCGATCCGGGCAAGGAAGGCGCGATGGCCGTCATCGGGCCGCACCTCATTCCGTCCGCGCATGCCTTCGACAGGCACGTGTACGTCGAGAAGCTGGCCGACCTCAAGAAGCAGTTCAACCTGTTCGCCGTCGTCGAGCACGTCGGCGCGATGTCCGGCCAGGGCGTGACGAGCTGCTTCTCGTTCGGAGAGTCGTTCGGATGGTTGCAGGGCGTCCTCGACGCGATGCGGATCCCGTACGAGCTCGCCCGCCCGCAGAAGTGGAAGAAGGTGTTCAGCTGCACGTCGGACAAGAACACCTCGATCGCCGTCGCCGAGCGGCTGTTCCCGGAGGTCGACCTCCGCCGGACACCGCTCTGCCGCAAGCCGCACGACGGCAAGGCCGAGGCGCTCTTGATCGCGGAGTACGCACGGAGGATCCGTAATGGATAACCCGAACGAGTCCATCCTCCTCACGGAGCACGGCACCCCGATAGGCGAGGTCGTCGTCGCGGACAACTCGTCCGTCCCGCCCGCGCCCACCGAGGCGTCCGTCGCGGAGAACCGCGAGGCCCTGCTCAAGTCGACGGCGGCCGAGCTGACGGGCGACCCCGACGCCGACAAGGCGGTCGCGGAGCTCTACCCTCACTACGCGGACGCCGAGAAGCGCAAGCTCGCCATGCTCTTCTACGTGACCCAGGGCCGCGCCATCAAGGACGTCGCCGGGGAGCTGGGCGTCCCGGAGCGCACGGTCTCCATGTGGGCGTACACCTTCGGCTGGGACCGGCTCCTCAAGCAGGAGCTCGCCGCTAGGCAGACGCAGAGCGTCATGGAGCTCGCGAAGGTGCGCGCCGAGAAGCGGACGCAGATCGTGAACGAGCAGCTCGAGCAGGCGAAGCAGCTGCGCGACACGGCGATAGAGAAGCTGAACGATGGCGAGACGAGCGTCAAGTCCGCGACCGAGGCGTGGGCCGCCGCGGCCAAGGTAGAGCACACGCTCGCCGGGCTCTCCGAGGCGGGCACGGTCGCGAACCTCGACGGCGACGACCCGGAAAAGAAAAAGGACGGCGGGAAGCAGCCGCTCGTCATGGTGTTCCAGGGAGGCGGGCTGCCTCCGGTGAGGAGGCACGAGGCATGAACCCGAACCCCGACCTGAGCGGGATAACGAAGTACTGGAAGCCGGGCGAGGACGACCGCGAGCTTCTCCGGAGGCACGCCGGCGGGCTGCCGCGGGAGCACGTGGACGCGTTCCTGCGCGGACTGTGGAACCTGGTGTCGTCGCGGCGCAGGACGAGGCTCGTCGGCTTCGGCGCGTTCGAGTGGCGGCCGTGGAGGAACAGGCTCCCCACCGGCAGGTTCGTCGAGACGTGGCGGCTCGCGTTCAAGCCGAGCCGGTACGCGAGGAAGTTCAAGATCGCCGGGACTCCCGGCAAGCAGACCCGAGGGAGAGACAATCATGGAGACCGTTGACGAGCTGATGACCCCGGGGTGCCCGCAATGCGCGGTGAAGCACCTGTCGGCCGCCCTGTACCACAGGGCCCGCCTCGCGGGCGGGGGCGAGGACATGGAGCCCGACCCCTGCACGAAGCATCTCTGCGTCGCGTACATAAACCTCGTCGAGGTGAGGACCGGGTACCTGTCGCACCTGTGGTACGCCGTCGGCGCGCTCGTCCGATCGGAGGAGCGCATGGCATGGCGCATCGGCGAGTGCGTGGCGCGCAAGGCGAGGCTCCTGCTCGAGGAGCACGGGCTCGGCGCCGTCATGGAAGCGCTCCGGATCATCGACCAGGAGACCGTCCCGACGCCCGCCGACTGGGCCGCCGCGCACTTCGACGAGGCGCGGCGCGAGCTCCCGGCGTTCGCGGACGAGATGCGCATGGACGACCTCGCCGGAACGATCGAGCGCATACGCGAGGAGTTTTTTGTCACAGAAGAGGCCCCCGTCGCCTCCGAAGAAGACGCGGAGAAGGGAGGTGAATCGGACATGGCGACGAAGAAGGCAGCGAAGAAGGCCCCGGCGTTCCTGAAGAAGGAAGACCCGAAGGCCAAGAAGGCCGCGTGCAAGGGCGGCAAGTGCAAGGGCAAGAAGTGCTAGTCCCGTGGCGCGGGGGACGGGTTTTCCGTCTCTTGTTCCCCGTCCCCCGTGCCTTTCCTTTCCCGAAAGAGACGAGACCGAAGGAGGCCAACAGTGAAGGACAACAGGAAATCGAAGAACGCGGCCCCGTGGGGCACGCTGAACTGGATCGCGACGTACCCGTACTCGCAAATGGACCGCAAGCGCCGCAAGCGCGCCGTGCGCGTCGTAGGAATGGAGACCTTGAAGGACATCCTCAAGGGGCCGTCCATCAGCGACGGTGTGGCGGAGATCTGGCGCCTCTGCGGCAAATACGGTGTGACGATCACGAAGTCCGCGGCGAAGAAGCTGTCGAAAAACTGCGAAGCCCTGGCGAGCCTGGAGACCGCGACGATCGACGCCGCGTTCGGGTCGGCGCTCGCGAAGGCATGGGGGCTGGCCAAATGACGATGCAGGGAGTTATAACGAGGATGCGGGAGGACGTCCCGCTCCTCGCCAAGCACAGGGACGAGACCGCCGAGCTGTACCGTACGGTGCGCGAGCTCTTCGTGGACTACATCGGCATGCGTTCCGAGCTCGGCAGGGAGACCGTGCTCGACCGGCTCCGCCCCGAACTTGACCGGCTGGACAACTCGCTGGCCGACCTGTTCACGACGGTCGAGCGGCTGCAGGAGCTGAACGCCGGGTACACGCGCAAGCTGGGCCCGAGGGCGCCGAAGGAGGAAGACCCGCGCCAGATGACCCTGGACCTCGGGGAGGCCGGAAAATGAGTGGCGAGTTCCGTACGCCCGACGACCAGGTAAACCACCCTCGCCGCTACACGAAGGGCAAGGTCGAGTGCATCGACGCGATCGACTCCGCCGTCGTCGGCAAGCTGCCGGACGAGGCAATCTGCGTCGCGAACGTGCTCAAGTACCTTTGGCGATACGAGGAAAAGGAGCCCGTCCGGTCGCTCGAGTCCGCCCGGTGGTACCTGGACAGGCTGATCGGCAAGGTCAGGGAACGCCTGACTCTGAAGGTCGCGTCCTACGAGGAGAAGGCCATCGCCCGAGGCGTGGCCGCTTCCGGCGGCGTCGACGGCGGGCCCGAGAGCATCCTGACCGTGGTCGGCAGGAGAGGCGGGCTGTGACCCCAGACGAGGCCATGCTGCGCGACTCGCGCGCCGGTCGGCCCGAGGAGAGGCCGATCTCGTCCGAGGAGGCCGCGGAGCTCAGGCCGGCCTGTCCCGACCTCGGGCTCGACTGGATGGATCCCGCGCCGTTCGTGAAGATCGGGCCGGACCGGAAGGGCAAGGGCATCGAGGTCGTGGTCGGAGTGAAGGGCACGTTCTGATGACCGTCTACGCGATAGAGTACGTGATCGAGGACGGGACGTCGGTCCCGAGGTTCGGGCACACGGCCGTCGCGGCCCCCGACGCGAACGCCGCGCTGGAGGAGTTTCTCAGGAACCATCCGGACGCGGACGTGACGGAGATGCGGAGGATCCATGTGTGACTCCGACGACCTGATCGCCGACGACCGGACGCCGCGGCTGAAGGTTGTGGACGCCATGGCCGACGCCGGCGAGGGGCTGTGCAGGTGCTGCCCGAGGTATGACGGGAGGAGGTCCTGGTGTCCGGTGCGCGCGGAGGCGAGGGCCGGCCGCGCGGCGATGTGCCGGTACGGCCACGCCCTGGCGGCCGAGACAAGGAAGGAGAAGACGATACCATGAAAGACAATCCGGTGCTGATCGCGGTAGCCATAGTCGTCGCGGCGTTCGTCGTGACGGCGATCGCCATGATGGCGATCACCTGTCGGCACGTCGAGAAGATGGCGGAGCTGGGATACCAGGAGGAACTAATTCCCGGGTCCTCGATGTCGTATTGGAGGAAATGCCGGTGAAGCCGTTCGTGAAGAACCTCTGCTGCGAGGTGCTGAAGCGCAGCGTCGTGGTTATATGCGGGAACCGAACGGAGACCCGGCCCCTGTTCGACCGCGTGGCGTCAAGGTACATGCCGAAGAAGCTGCGCGACGAGTCGTGGTCGGGGATATGCGACGCGTGGGACAAGGCCCGCGAGGAGTCCCCTGGATGCAGGGCGATCACGATGTCCTGCCACGGCGACGTGTACGTCGTCATGCCGGAGTGGTCGGTCGCGACGTTCGCCCACGAGGCGTACCACGCGGCGCAGGCGGTCCTGCGCCACGTCGGGACGGACGACGAGGAGCTCGGCGCGTACCTCGTCGAGTGGATGGTCGGGTCCGTCGCGGAGACGGCCCGGAAAACGAGAAAGGAAAGATGACATGGACACGAAGGAGAGCATGGAGGCCCGGATGCCGAAGCGCCCGGGCAACTTCGGTGGCGAGACGTTCCGCGAGTGGTGCGGGCTCTCGAAGAGGAGGAACCGCAACCCGAAGGCCGGCCCGGTCGACGGGCCGATAACGGCGCAGGCCGTGTTCGTCGCGGCCGGGAAGCGGGGTGCGTGATGGCCTGGGGAAAGAAGATGCACACGCCGGAATCGGCGAAGGGGATGTTCGACGGGAGGACCAAGGCGTCCCTCCGCGCCGAGCAGTCGAGGCTGCGGGCCAAGGAGACGAGGACCGCGGCGGAGCAGAAGCGGCTCAGGAGGGTGAACTTCGCCCTCCGCGCCAAGAACAAGTTCGGAAAGGCGAAATGACGCTATGGAAAACTTGGTCGATACGACAAGGCCGGCGACATACAAAATGTACGCTACGCTTTTTACTGAAGTCCTTGACGATGAAAAGTGGTACCAGGTCCAAGGGCTGAGTCGCTGTTTTCGCAGCGATACGGACTACCCGACGGCCGAGGCCGCAGTGACCGATCGCGCGGCACTCGATATAACCACGTTGGCGACCCGTATCGAGGAGGTGCTGGCTTCCGCCATAGACAAGGCAGGAGGGTACCCTCGTATCCGGGTCACGTTAGAGCTGTTCCCTGTCAAGTGCGCACCCCGCGCCTCGTCGGGAACGCCCAAAAAAGAAAGCGAGGCAGCGCATGTCTGACGTAGAGAGGCTGGCCAAGGCGGCCACGGAGCTCGGGAACCACGTCGCGGCCGCCGTGCGGCTGAGCAACGTGCTGGCCGGGATACTGAAGGACGGGGACAGGGACGACCTGGACCCCATGACGCGGCGCGTGATCCTGCGCGCCGCCAAGACGGACCACGACGCGTTCCGTTCGGCGCATTTCCGCGGGATGGTAGATGCGCTCAACGAGGTCGTGGCCCTGTCGGACGCGATGTACCAGGCCGAACCCGTCGTCTCGGAGCCCGCGCCCGAGCCCGCATTGCCGGAGCCTGGGGCGGACGTGTCCGACGACGCGACGCCGAAGGAGGCTCCCGATGACGGGACCGCGTCCGTTGCGTGACAACGTCTGGCTCCTCTTCGCCTCCGGCGACAGGGAAGCCCATGGTGTCCTTTTCCGGCAGGACAGGCCGGACAGGTGGATGGACGCCACGGTCGTGGCGGCCGGACCGGACGTCCCCGCCGAGCTCGGCGTGGGAGACAAGGTGATAGCAAACCTGTTCGACGGCATGCCCGTCGAGCACGAGGGCGAGATTTACCGCTGCGTCCCGTCCTCGAAGGTGTTGGCAGTGCTGGAACCGTAGCGAGGAAAGGAGGTAGCCATGGCCACGAAGACTTCGTGCAAGAAGCCCGTTCCCGTCAAGCGCGTGAGCAAGGGCTCTGTCAAGCGCCAGCGCATCGACAGCGTCGGCAAGAAGGGCAAGTAAGTCCCCTCCCCCGGACGGATGTTGCGCGGTCCCCTTCGGATTCCGAAGGGGACCGTTTTTACCTACGTTTGCGCCGGCGTCTCCTGTACGACAGGGACCCCGGCGAGTTCGGGTCGACGGTCGGACGCTCGATGCCCCCATCCCTTACGCCGGAAAACCCGATGGAGCCTTGGGACGCGGGGTTCACGATCGGGCCCTCTATCGCCCCCGGCCTTGGGCCCCTGTAGGACAGCGAGCCGGGCGAGTTCTTGCTCACGATGTCGTTCTCTATCGCGCCTTGCCTCGGGCCCCTGTAGGACAGCGAGCCGGGCGAGTCCTCGCCCACGACGCCGCTTTCTATCGCGCCCGGCCTCGGCGTCTCCTGGGACCCGGTTTCCTTGGATTCCTCCTCGGACTTCCGTCCCTGCGACGCGGGCTTTTCCGCGTCGAGACCCGGAGATGTCGCGGTTTCCCGCGCTTGGCCCCCGCCTGTCGTCTGGCCGCCGTTGTCGAACGAGGCCGGGTCGTCGAGCGCGCCCGACTGCCTGAGCTTTTCGTATTCCGCGTTTGCCTCCGCCATGTCTTCCTGGTTCTCCGAATCCAGCTGGGCCTCATAGTCCGCGGAGTGGCCGATTACGGTTCCGTCTCCGTTTACGTCCTGCTGCTCCGGCTCCGGCTCCGGCTCCTGCTCCTCCTGCTGTTGCTGCGTCACGCCGCCCATGCGTTCCATCGCGTACCCGAGGTCCATGCCGCTTTCGGTTTCCTGCGCCGGGGTGGCCTGGCCCGCCTTGTCTTCCTCCTCGTCGTCCGTCTCGCCGCCTCCCATCGCCGCGCGGGCCTGGAGCGGCTCGGCCTCCCTGGCCTCCAGGGGCTCCTGCCGGGCCTCGACGGGCTCGGCCCCGACGGCGGCCTGCGCGGCCTGCGCGAGCCGGGACACGCAGTCCCGCTCCCAGTCGTTCTTGCACCAGTCGGACTCGAGTACCGCCCCGAGGAACTCCGCCGTCTCGGCGAGCTGGTCGTCGGTCGGGTCCTTCACGGACGTGTCGAACGTCGCGATGCGCGCGAGGATCGTGCGCCGGAGCTGGAGCTCGTCGTCCGCGTACGCCGTATCGGAGAAAAACTTCCGCTGGGCGTCCGTCGGCTCCGATCGGGGCTGGAAGTCGTTCGCCTCCATCCACAGGCGGAACCCCTCGTTGAACGCGACGCACAGGGCGTCCTTCTTGTTCTTGAAGGTCGTCGGGTTGATGACGATGCGGGGCCCTCCCCCGGCGGAGGGGAGAAAGGAGGAAGCCCCTTCGCCGGGTTCGGGCGAAATAGTGTCTTCGGGCGACCCGCCGTCGCCACCCTCAGAAGCGGCGCGCGTGTCGCCTCCCTTGGCGTCCTGGCGGAAAATACGAGCGTCGAAGGGGTACAGCATTTCGCCTTTTGTGTTCATGAGCATCGGAACCGCCTCTCCACTACCGGGCCATGTCTCGACATTATGTATAGCCGGAAGCTGCTCTTCTGTTAAAATCGTGTCCCCAAAATTCGGCGGAGAGAACTGGGCTCGTCCAGTGACGGGGTCCACGATCGGGTTGTCTCTGGAAAACCGTTTGAACATCTTGGCGTCCTGCACGTCCTTGGCTCGCGGGGGCAGCCCCCGCAGAGCATTTTCTCTTGCGTACAATTCCTTCCAACGGAATGCTGTTTCCGGCGGAGCGTATGGCGTACCGGAGACGTGGGATATTCTTGCGTCCCGCAAAAACAGATCTACGGGGATTCCGTTTATTCTCGTACCGACGAACTGGTGTCCTCCTAGTGACGGGTATACGTCTGGGAAGTCGTTCAACCGCTGGAATACGCCGGTCTTATACCTGGCGTCAACCGTGTCTTTCATTAACCGAGGGTCCCAGTCCACGACCCTGGCGCCCGCGTGCGTCTCCGGGAATGCTTCACGTATCCGTTGGAGGATGGGGGAAGATTCGACCGCACCAGGACGCTCCAGCGGGGAGACGTACCGGTCGTACCAAGCGATGTTCATTTTCCTCGGATCGTCGGGGATCGAGGCCCATGGACGCCGCGACGCCCCGCCAATATACGCTTCAAAGTCAAGATCGTGCGATATCGCAGTCGGACGCCATAGTGTTCCGAACTTGTTTATGCTTGCGCTTCCCCCCACAACGCCACGACCCATAGTCGGGTCCCCGCCGAGTCTGTTGATGATATCTCGAACTCCACGATACGTTCTGGCATCTCTGACCACCTTGCTGGGGTCCCCTTGCCAGAAAAAGTCCTTGAACTCGGGGGATGATATCAGCCTGGCGGCCTCGTTCGCGTCTCTTGTTCCGTAAGTCTCGGCAAGATCAGAGAACCATTTGGTATGACGCAGGTCTAGCTGACCGGCCAGCCCCGCGCCAGCACGCGTGATTACGCCCATTCTTCCGGGCATCCCGATCACCGTCTCGGCGAGACGATCAAATCTTTGCCACTCGGCCTCGCGTTCTGCGGGAGACAAGTCTTTCCATCCGGTCTTCGTGCCGTCCGGGTTGATCCGGCCGACGAACAGCGGGGCGGGTTTTGCCTGCCGTTCCGCCGTGCGTTCGGCCATCTTGTTCGCGCGGTATCGCCTGAGCCACGCGATGGCCCGCCCTCCGATCGAGTTCGGGTCTACCTTGAAGTCCGGGCTTTGCGGCGCGTGTTCTCCGGTCTGTCCCATGCTACCTGTCTCCTTTCGACCGCGCCGAGCCTCCCGGCGCTTTCCTTGCTTTCGCCGGGAGGCTCGGCGCGGCTGTTCCCGCGGACTG